TGATACGCTGGTTTTGAATGTGGTTAGATGCGGTTTGAAGTGCTTAGATGTACACAACTCGTATATTATTCCTGCATTATTCCTGCACCAAAAACCTACATGATGAATTTCTCGTACTCCCACATTCGGATTCATTTGATTACTTGATCTTCTCGATTTCAGTTCGAAGCCAGTCCATATCGGGCTTGATGTAGTATTTCTCTGTGATGTCATCAATGTAATGGCCAAGTATTTTTTTCAAGGCATACTGATCGACCTCAGACTTCTTGGCCATGGTTGCGAACTGGACACGGCCATCATGTGGGCGATGATTTTTATTTAGCCCAAGAGCGTCGCGGGCTTCATTGAATCGAGCATAATAGCGGTCGTAGGTATAAGGCTTCCCGGGCTGGGTGTCGGACGGAAACATATATTTGCATCCGGACGAAACTGCTTCATTATAGTATCGCTCTATGAAATGAAAAATTTTCGAGTGGATCGGAACGACTCGGTTTTTACCGGAAATCGTTTTGGAGCCTCCATGAAATGTTTTATTATCCAGGTCGATGTCTGTAACTCGCATACTTAGCAGTTCATTAGGCCGCCATCCGGAGTAGAACTGTATCAGCGTGATGTCTAGATATGGATATTTCTCCAACGACTTCCAAATGAGAGCGACCTCTGCATCTGTATAAGGGATGTGACTTTTATCAACACGAGAGGTCTCTTCCTGGTCGATTCTGGAAAGCGAGAATGCTCGGGCATAGTTCTGATTGACCAGCTCATTTTGAACTGCGTAGTCATACATGAGATTGAGCAGACTCTTTATCCGGCCTTTCGCAGAGCGGGGAAGTTCGATTTCATCTCCGCTCTTGTATGTTGTGGCTTCATCAATGGCAAGCTTTAACTGAGGCACCCGCATCTGCTGAAGTTTTAGGTTGTGGATCTTGCGAAGGTACCTCCAGCAGCATTCGGTTTTCTCAACCATCTTATCGCCGACATGAGTTTTATAGTCGGCAAGCCACATCTGATAAAGCTTATCCATTGTGATGTCGCTGTCAAGACTATATGGATTTTTGTTGTATTCCACAAGCGCAAGATAGGCTTCATTGTAGGTTTCAAAATAAGACTGCGGCTGAAGCGGCTTGCAGATAGGACGGCCCTCCGAAGTCTTGTCTACGGTGACAAGGACTCTGAAGGGCTTTCTTAGATTACGCCCCTTTATCTCAGAAATCTGTCCAAATCCATTGGGCAGTCTACGGCGTTTATTTGCTTTTCTAGGATAGACCCGCGCATCTTTTTTCAAGGGGAACCCACAGTGTGGACAGACGAGCGCTTTGCTTGATATTTGCAATTCACACTCTGGACAGGTGGTCAACATAAGAAAAATACCTCCTTTTTGGCTCTGAATTCTATTCTAGATTAAACGATTCTATGTCATTTGTCAACTCTCCTATGTGAAGAAAAATAAAAACAGTACGCACTGCCCCGTTCTTTCCCTAAAATATGCTAATAGGACGTGATACGCTGTCCTTAGATATTTTTGAAGGGAGAACACAGTATGAATGAATTGATATTTCCGACCGGGTCAGTGCCTGTCTCCATCGCTGCCAGGGTATACGGAAGGGACCCCTCATGGGTGAGGGCGGGAATCATTGCGGGGTGGCTGCCCATTGGAAAAGCTACCCGAAACGGAAAACTTGTGACCGATGTGAAAGAGATGAACGCTAAACTCGGGCGTATCAACTTTTATATTTCGCCCAAGGCACTCTATGAGCAAACTGGATTTTTGTGGAGGGGTAAGCATGGCACACGTTGAACTTTCTGAGCGGAATCCCTACTATATCTCAAAGCATCGCTACTACGAGCTCAAGCACTTCTGCCTCCAATATCCCGAGTGGGAAGAAGCAATGGCACTCCTGAACGGATGGAAGTCGAGGCCGGAAGAACTGCAGACCGTCACGATGAGAGGAAGCCGCGTCTCGAATCCGACGGAGCAGGTGGGCATTGCGCGGGCCTTCTTTGCGAAGCGTATTGACCTCGTGAAGCACTGTCTCGATGAGGTAGAGCCGGCCGTAGCGCCCTTCGTTCTAAAAGGGGCTACAGAATGCGTACCTTATGATATTCTGCGCATTCAGGGCTGCCCCTGCTGCCGCGAAAGCTACTACGAGCAGTATCGGAAGTTCTTCTGGGTATTGAGTATCGAACGCGGGTAACGCGAAAATTTCAGGCTCCTTTATGGAGGTGATTTACATGAGTAATGATATGGATCGTGTATGGCAAGCAATGATAGAGGCTGCTTTGGAAGTGCAAAATGCTGTTATGAAATACTTAATGCGAAGGGCAGCAGCAGAGGCAGTCAAAATTCCTGAAGAATGCTACGACGAACAGATAACAAAGAAAGCTCATGATGTGACTGATAATTAAATTGAAAGAGCCGTGGAGAAATCTGCGGCTCTTTCTTTTTTGTGCAGGCGCGAAAAAATCATGATATATTATGGAGAAGATAGCTCAGCATGGTAGAGCGCCGCTTAACTGCGGAGGTCATGGGTCCAAATCCCATTCTTTTCTTTTTTTCCTATTCTAAGTTAGACGCGAAAAACTCTGCTTCTTTTATGGAAGAAGATGTCTTCCGAAGAACGAAAGGAGATTTTTACGATGCATTACAAGAGAGTAAAGGCTACTTACGACAGAGGTTATGTGAACGCAATGGACAAGATCCGTGTGTTTATCGAGAGCAACCAGAAAGTTATGTACATTGGTACAGGCGAGTATGCGAATGCCTCGACAGCACAGGTATCTTACACGAACGCGATAAACTTGATCCGGGCAAGTGACCTGGTGCGAGCGGCTTGTAACAGAGGAGAATTATTTTTGATTCGCAACGACATCTGAGCCGTAAAGGGCTGTGGAGAAATCTACAGCTCTTTATTTTTCATCACGCACTGGACCGCCCGCAATGATATTTTGATAAAGGAGAAACGTATGGACACCTATTTCGTCTATCTTATTTTCGCAATGGTAATCGGCTTTGCACTCGGCATGATGTTCTGCCGTCACATAGGAGATGTCAATCATTCGGTCGGGGAGCTTATCATCGGTGAACCGGACGATCCCGACTGGCCGTATCTCTCGCTGAGTCTCGACGAGGAGGTGACAGATTTCGAGGGCGAGGAGTACGTTGTTCTGCGGGTAAATAAACTTGATCTCGCGCGAAAAAATCAGGGTGCTTAATGGAGAAAACTCCGAATTTACTTTGTAAAGGAGAATCAAAATGGAAAACTACGAAAACAAAGAATTGCTGAAAGACGCGGCGAAAAAATCGCTGGAAAGTCTCAAAGACATGAAGCCGGGTACGGACGAGTACGACAAAGCAGCAAACATGGCGTTGAAGCTGTACGACATGCAGCTCAAGGATGAGGCGCAGGAAACCGAAAAGCAGCTGAAAGAGGACGAGTTCGTGCGGAAGGAACACGAAATCGAACTCGATCAGGCGAAAACGGCGAAATCGCGCAAGCTTGAGTGGGCAAAGATCGGCATGAAAGCTGTGGGCGGCGTGTTTACGGTTGGCTTGACTGTATACTGGTCGATCTGCGAGGCTGGCGGTGTGACGCAGCTGTCGAGAGCAATCGGTGAAGGAGTCCGTGAGATGAGAAAAGGCTTTATAGAAAAAGAGTAAAGGAGGAACCGAGGAGGGTCTGTGATGAAAATTGCAGACTCTCTTTATTTTTTTATGAGGTATCACAACGATGTTCCAAAGGAATGGACGAACTACTACGGAAGTGTATACCGATGCAACCATCCGGTCTATCGTGTGAGCACTTTATATTTTGAGCATGGGAAGGGGCTCTGCGTCATCCAGCAACGGTTTAATGAAAAAAGTAAAACTACATATTGGGGGCCGATAGACCCGTGGCTAGCAGATAAGATATACCTCCATGAAGGATTCAAGGAGTATTTTGACCACCATGCCAAGAGAAGAAATCAAAATGGCGAGTATCCAACGGTCACGGTCCGGCAGATCATGTGGGCGCTGCGGATGAAGCCTTTGCGCAAAGAACGCTGGGAGACCGTGTTTGACCGAAGCTTGATTTGAGAAAGGACGGTTTGTATGTGCAAGTATTGTGATGCAGGTGCCATGCTCAGAAGCAGCGGCGTGGAGCTTCCGGGAGGACTGAAAGCTGCGATGGCACTTTGGATAACATGGAGGAAAGAGGGAACTCCTATTATTCGGGCTAAAATTGACTATGGCACCAAGGATAAAAATTTTAGGGGTTGTGCTGCCAGCCGTATTCCTGCTTGCAGCGTGGAGATCAAATACTGTCCGTTCTGCGGAAAAAAATTATTAAAAGACCCTATTTTTCCGCAAATGGCAGAAGAAAGTGCAATAGAAATCGCAAAAGACCCCGAACATGGCCCAGCAATCTTATACTGGTTCAAATCGGAATCCGGGTATTGGGCGGTAGACAACAGAAACCATAGTGCATTTTCGATGTGCTTTTTGTCAAAAGAAGAGTGCCTCGCATATCTCGCTGCGAACGCCTGACGCGAAAAATTCTCCTTATATTATGGGATAAAGCCCGAAACAAAGGAGAACATATGATGAACGAATCTATTGGCAAGAAAATTTGGAACTATACGATTTCGGTCGGGCAGGTCATTACGACATTCCTGATCGGGTGCGCTGTGGCACTCGTGATGTGGCTGTTCGTACAGATTTTCCGGCCGTCGAAAGACTGATATTTTACGATAGACCGGCAAACGACAAGAAACTGGCTTTATCCGAAGAGAGCTTATGGAAACATGGGCTCTTTCTTTTATATTTTTGGAGGTGCTTTATGAAATACTTTACGAACAACGAGATGAAGGAAATTGCTGTCAAATTTATGAAAGAACGTGTGTTGTATTATAAGTGGAACACCATGCTCTCTCTGCATGAAAAGTTTAAAAGCAAGAGCAAAAAGCCCTACGAGCCGTTCGAGAAATGCTTGTCGGATTGGCTTCGGGCACGAGAGGAGTTTATGAAAGCAATTAACCATCAGTAAGTGCCACAGTAGTTTCAACGCGAAAATTTCAGTTTGCTTTATGGAGGTAAGAGGGCTTACATTGAAAGGAGAAAACCTATGATGAAAGCTATTAAGAACTTTATGAACGACTGGTTTAAGACACTGGGTTATGCATGTACGTGTACTGCCGTTATTTACGGAAGCATGTATGCATGGAATAAGTGGAAGGAAAAACGAGCACTCAAGAAGATGAAAGAGAGCAATCTGGAGGATAATATCTGATAGATACACGCCCTCTTATCTTTTTTCATTTTATTTTTGGAGGTTGAACAATGGAGGACATTATGATCATCCGCTCGGGCTTTATGCGCCGTATCATCTCGCAGATCATCAACAAGGCGCTGAAAAAGCAGATGCCTGGCATTGAGGTGGAGCTGAAGGACATTCAGGCAAACTGGCTGGACAAGGAACAGAAGGTACATGTCCATCTGGAATTGGACGCCGACGTAACGAAGGCTCAGCTCAACACCATTTTGAAGAATGCCGGGGTGCTGTGACGCGAAATTTTCAGTGCGCTTTATGAGATGGTTAGTCTCAGAATTATATTTTGGAGGTTGAACAATTATGAAGAAAGCATTGAAAATTGGTATTATGGGAATAATTGGATTTATGCTGTTTGTATATGGAGGACTGAACGGATACTGCATGGCATGGAGTAGACTCTATGATAGAGGAAACTACATTGGTGCAGACGGACTTTCTTATATTACAAGGCATACTTTCAAACCCGTATTTGCCAAGTACGTGGACTTCTTTATAGCAAGTTATGCCAAATTGAAGAACTGACTATGAGAGCTTACGAGAAATCGTAGGCTCTTTTATTTTTCAAAATGGAGGTTGATAGAAATGACTGTGGCCGAACGAGAAGAAAAACGGCGACTTACAAAAATTAAGGAATTAACGTATTTCACAGAGGCTCGAAATCACTTCTTTGATCGTCTGCGTTCCTACACGGGGAAGCAATCGATACTGTGTTCGGAGAACCCCGGATGGGATACGATTCGCAAGTGCGTGATGTGGACGTATGGTGAGTGCCTTGTGACCCATATGCCCGATGATAAAAAGGAAGAGGCCAATAAATTTGCAATTCAACTGATTGATCAGATGTACGACAAACTCGAAGAACAGGAGGTTGAACAATGAAATTGACGAAAACATGCGCGAAATTCCTGCGCAAGCACGGCGGAACCATCCTGGCAGTGGCGGCATCCGTAGGTGTTGGGCTGACTGCTTATGAGACCCACAAGGCGGCTGTGAAGGCGACCACGCTCGTGGTCATGAACAAGGATGAGCCTATGACGAAGAAAGAGGTCGTGCAGGAGTGCTGGAAGTTTTATATTCCTGCGGCGGTCCTTGGCGGCGGCACCATCGCCTGCATCCTTGGCTCCAACACGCTGAACAAAAAGCAGATCGCAAGCCTGAGCGCGGCTTACATGGCGCTGGGCAAGAGCTACCAGCAGTACCGCAGGCAGGTGGCAGAGCGCATTGGTGCGGAGGAAGAGGAAAAGCTGCGGATGGAGGCTGCAAAGGAGACGAAAGCCGAAGATGTCCAGCGAGACAAGGACGGCGATGTCATCCGGCTGTTCTATGAGCCCGCCTCAAAAAGATATTTTCATGCCACGATGTCCCGGGTCATTGAGGCATCTTATTACTTTAACCGGGAGCTGGCCACGAACGGCTGCATCTCGGTAAACGAGTGGTGCAATTATCTCTGCGCCGACGAACTGACCATAACACCCGAAGGCGACCAGATGGGGTGGTGCCTTGACCAGCTGATCTATGACTTGGACGCCTACTGGATGGATTTTGAGTACGACAAGCAGATGACCGACGACGGGTTGGAGTGCTATTATCTGGCACCGGCGCTTGACCCGGTAGAAAACTATCTTGATTATACGGAGGATACCTATCATGCATAAAATCAACTGGTGGAAAGTGGCAAGCATCGCACTGCTGGCAGGAAGCGCACTGCTGGGCTTTGGGCATGACCTGATCGAGGACCAGAAGAGCGAGGACGAACTGCGCGACATGGTGCAGGAAGAAGTGCAGCGTCAGCTGGCTGAAAAGAACAGCACGAACTGACGCGAAAAATTCAGTCTGCTTTATGGAAGAAGATCCAAACTGAACAAATAAAGGAGATTTGAATTATGTATAATCGCAACTATTACGCTCAGGTGGATGATGCTATGATGAAGTTATGGAAGGACTTCGGCAGGAGACTGCTGCGCGTGCTGGATGGCACGATGCGGTATGTGCTGACCCTGCCGATTCGGCTGTACGAATACATCTACGACACCATCTCCGGAGAACTGGAAAGTCAGCGTGGAAGCAGGATTCGGTTTCAGAACTTGAAACGGGATGGACACATCTGAAAAAGGCGGGAGCTGTAGAGAAATCTACGGCTCTTTCTTTTTATAAACCCATTGATATTTTTGGAGGTACGAACATGAACTTGAAAGCACTGACCAAAACAGCGAGGAAGACCCTCAGCCGGAACAGCTCGAAGATCTTACTGGGCTTAGGCATCGCAGGCGCGTTTACGGCGGTCGGCTTTGCCATCTCGGCAACGCCCAAGGCCATGATCCTTCTGGAGGAAAAAAAGCAGGAGCTGGGAGTCGAGAAGCTGGACGCCAAGACCATCATCAAGACGGCAGCGCCGGTGTACATCCCCACAGCCATCTCTATGGGCATCTCGACCGGCTGCATCATCGCAGCGAGCAGCGTCAACGACCGGAGAAACGCTGCGCTGGCGGCAGCTTACACCATGTCGGAGACGGCTCTGCGGAGCTTTCAGGACAAGGTCGTCGAGACGGTCGGGCCGGAGAAGGCGAAGGAGATCAAGGAAGCTGTCGCGCTGGACAATATGGCGAAATGCCCGGAGCCGAAGAATCCTCCTGTGGCAACGCCCCAGAAGCCCGGCGTCGGCAACGACTTTTATAACGAACCGGTCAAATGCTGGGAGAGCCTTTCCGGGACATACTTTTTCACGTCCAGAAACATGCTGGAAAAAGCCGTCAACGGCGTGAACAAGCAGCTGCTCAGCGATTTCCGGGTCACCGAAAACGACCTGTTCGACTATCTGGGCATCGACCACAACAGGAACGGCGACCTTCTGGGCTGGGACACGGAAACGACTCTGGAAATCAGCACCTTCTATACATCGAAACTGGATGAGGATGGAACGCCCTGTCTTGTGCTGGATTACAGCACTCCTCCCAAGTGGCTGGGGTATTGATATTTTGAGACCCCGGCGCGAAAAATTCAGCTTGCTTTATGGAGGTAATACTCCGACATTATAAACTTATTTATAAGAAAGAGGTAACAAAAATGGACGAAATGAACAACGTGACTATGGAGAACGAGACTTCTATGATGGAGAACGCTCCTGTTGAGAACTTGGTTCCCGTTGAGGCGGAGAACTATACTTCGGACTGCGACTGTGAGAGCAATGCAAACCTCGATCTTGGCAAGATCGTCAAGATCGGCGTTGGTGCTGCGCTGCTCATCGGCGCTGGTGTGAAGTATGGCATCCCTGCTGCAAAGAAGGGTTTCAAGCACATCAAGGAGAAGATGGCCAGCAAGAAGGCGAAGAAGGACGAGGTCATCGACGTGGAGTCGACGGATGTGACTTCTGACGAGGAAACTTGTGAAGAGGAGAACTAATGTCAGATAAAGCGAGAGCTGTAGAGAAATCTGCAGCTCTTACTTTTTTATTTTGAAAAGGAGAAGCATAATGGCACAGGTGGATATGCCCAAGAATGATTTCAATACGGCCCAGGGCGAACCCAAGAAGAAGTTCGACAAGGTCGTAAGGGGAAAGGTCACGCTCAAGGAGCAGAACGACATCCAGAAGATCGCCAATGATTTTCTTGCAGAGGACCTCAAGACCGTCAAAGACCGCATCATCGCGGAGTATCTAATCCCGATGCTGAAGAACGGGCTTTGCAGCATCTTTAATTCCGCCATCAACATCGCTCTCTGGGGCGATGACCGCAGCCGCAGCTCGTCTACGAATTACAGCATCTCCAGCCGGCAGCGTAACAGCTACGATCGCTACTATCAAGACGGGCAGAGCAGCCGCCCTGGAACATCCGGACGCCCGGCAAGAACGCTTCAGAATCTGGATTTCGAAGTGCGCTACGACGCAGACGGCACACTGAACGAGATGTACGATGCCCTGCGCAAGTACAAGCAGGTGTCTGTAGGCGACCTGTGGGACATGATGGGTGTCTCGAACGAGTCCACCGACTACAATTACGGCTGGTACAACCTCGATGGAGCGTACATCAAGGGCATCCCGGGCGGGTACCGCCTTGTTCTGCCCCGTCCGATTCCCCTCAGCTGAGATAGAAAGGATTGATATTTTATGAAAATTCTGAACAGCATCAAGAAAGATGAAATCGTCAACGCTGTGACTCGCACGGCGTCCAAGTACGGCTACAGGCTCAAGAAGGCCAGCCCGACCATTATGATCATCAGTGCGGCAGTCTGCGGTGTTACGGCTACTGTTATGGCCTGCAAGGCGACCATCAAGGCACAGGACATCATCGAAGAGCATAAGGCCGACGTCGCAACGATCCATAAGGCAAAGGAGCAGATCGAGAACGGCCAGATCATCCTGAACAAGGATGAGACATATACCGAAGAGGATGTCAAGAAGGACATCACGGCCGTCTACATCCAGACCGGCGTGAAGCTCGCCAAGGCATATGCTCCCGCTGTGAGTCTCGGCGCGATCGCACTCGGCTGCATGTTCGGCTCTCACACTATCATGAGCAAGCGGAATGCAACCCTCACGGCTGCCTACATCGCTCTGGACAAGACCTTCAACGAGTACAAGTCCCGCGTTACCGAGCGCTTCGGCGACCGTATCCAGCATGAGCTCGAGCACAATATCAAAGCAGTTGAAGTCGAGTCCACTGCGAAGAAGGATGATGGCACCGAGGAGGTCATCAAAGAGTACAAAGACATTGCCTCCAAGCATGAGAGCCCTTACAGTCTCCTGTTCGACGAGAGCGTCGATACATGGCAGCCCGATGCAGACCTGAACCGAAACTACCTGCTCATGGTCGAGAGCGCTGCCAACAAGCGGCTCAAGACGCAGGGGCATCTTTTCCTGAACGAAGTGCTTTCCATGATCGGCACCTATGGCGGCGTCACTATGCGGAGACCCGAAGGTCAGCTCGTGGGTTGGCTTTACGACCCGAACGACCCGACAAAGCAGAACTGCGTTGACTTTCATGTCACCAACTATGCTCTCGGAAAAGAACAGCTCAACAACTTCATCGATGGCTGGGAGCGTTCTGTCATGATCGTGTTCAACTGCGACGGCGTCATCATAGACAAGATCTGAGATTGATATTTCGGAGGGATAGCTATGACCAGAATTGTAAAGAGACTCTCTTATGTGTTCGCAGTCATGGCCGGGGTGTGCTTTGCTTCCGGTCTGGCTGTTCTCGCGGAGTGAAAGGGACGTTGCTATGGACAGTTTGGAAAACGTATTCCTGTTTCTGGACTATCTGACCGACACGAAACGTAAGCGGCATGTCGTGGGAGGCGTTCTTATGAGCGTCTCCCTTTTCTTTGGCGGACTGGCGTTTACCTTTATGAGCATAAAAGGAGAAGACAATGAACAGAACGATTCGTGATATTTTGTTCTTCGGAGCGGGCGTCAGCACCGGCGTGTGTATCATGCATACCCTGTTCCAGAAGAAGTATCGGGATTACTATGACGAGCGGTATGAGACTGATCGCCGCCATCTCCAGGAGAGGGAAGCCGATATGGAAAAGGAAATCGAAGAGAAAGCCACCCAGAAGAGCTTCGAGCAGCTGGCCGGGAAGTATCGGACGGAGTCTGACCCGGAGGTGAACGAGGACCACGAGTCGATCGAGATCATTCAGCCGGACGATTTCGGCGGGGATGATGAATACGAGACCTGTTTCCTCTCGTACTACAGCGACGGAAAGCTCGTCATCGACGGCGAGGACACTCCCCTTGACGAGGACTCTGTCGCGGATATGATCGGCACGGAGGCGCTGAAGAACTTCGGGGTGTATATGCCGAGCACAGTACATGTCCGGAACCACAAGTATATGAAGGACTACGAGATCCTTCAGGTCCGGCAGAACTTCTGCGACGTATATCAGAATGAGGAGGACTAATGATATTTTCGAGTCTGGCGGAGCAGTATTATGACTGGCTCTACAAAAGTGTGTGCGGTGAATGGGAGCCCCGGAACCTCTCATTTCACCGGCTCCTGATGTTTCTTTATAACAGAAACTATGTTCCGGCCTGTGAGATGGATATTTCCAGAGCAGCAGACGGCACGAATCTCCGGTATCGTTTCGCAACGGAGAATGATATTTCTTACGCAAGGATCGATTCGGCGTTTACGGGCATCCCGTGCAGCATGCTCGAGATGATGGTTGGGCTTTCCATCCGGATCGAGGAGCATATCCTGGAGGACTCTTCGGCCGGGAAGAGAACAGGGCAGTGGTTCTGGAACATGGTCGTCAGCCTCGGTCTGGCTGCTATGGATGACCAGCGCTTCGACGAAGAGCGGGCAGAATCCGTCATTGAGCGATTCAGCAGAAGAGACTATAAGCCGAATGGTGCCGGCGGGCTCTTCACGCTTTCCAGGCCCACCGAAGACATGCGCACTATTGATATTTGGTATCAGCTCATGGGCTGGCTGGCGGAAAATGAAGCCTGATATTTATGTATCGAAAATCTGCATCACGATGGAAGGAGTCATTGAACAATTTATCGATGATGAAAGAGTTTTGATGCGGATCACATCGTGCCGAAACACAGAACACATTGGTCGGCTGATATTTACCGACCTGAATTACTGGAGGAAAATGAACAATGGAAATGATGAATGTCATGTACGAACTGGCGACCACCAAGTCGGCTCTTGAGATTGCGGAGACGACCATCCGGAAGCAGCGCGGCAAGCTGCTGCAGAAGAATATCCTCATCGCGGGGCTTCTCTGGTTTGGCTTTACCGCCTGCAGGATGCTGGGCGAGGTCGATAAGAAGCTCCGGGACGCGGAGACTCACGTGCGCGAAACGGAGGCGGAGCTTGCGATGATGCATCACAACTACGACCTGCATGGCGAGGAGCAGAAAGACGCACCGGCTGCTCCCGAAAAAGATACCTGCTGTGACGGCTGCGCCACGATCACGAAAAAAGACGTATAAGCATCGCAGAAAGGAGGAAATCAAGTCATTATGATAGATTTCCTTATGATCGCAACGCGGACCGGAAAGCGCGGTGTGATCGAGATATATCCGAAATTCATCATTAAACGGTCGAAAGACCTTATGATCCGAGGCTCGGATTTCTATGCGATCTGGTTGGAAGAACGTGGATTGTGGAGCACGGACGAGCAGGATGCGCTGCAGCTCATCGACCGGGAGCTTGATATTTACGCAAATGAGCACAAAGAGCTGTTTGACGGCGGCTCTAGAGTGCTTCATATGTGGGATGCCGAGTCCGGAATGATCGACAACTGGCACAAATATTGCCAGAGGCAGATGCGAGACAATTATCATACGCTTGACGAGACATTGATATTTGCAAACACCCCTGTCAAAAAAGAGAGCTATGCATCCAAACGGCTGCCGTATCCACTGGAAGCAGGAAGTATCAGTGCCTATGAAGAACTCATGAGCACTTTATATTCTCCCGGAGAACGTGAGAAGATAGAATGGGCCATTGGCGCGATCGTCGATGGCGATTCGAAGAAGATTCAAAAGTTCCTCGTGCTCTACGGCCCGCCCGGAAGCGGTAAATCCACTATTCTGAACATCGTGCAGAAACTTTTCGAAGGATATTGGTCGGTTTTCGACTCTAAAGTGCTAGGCTCATCCTCGAACGCTTTCGCACTGGAGGCATTCAAGACGAACCCGCTTGTTGCAATCCAGCACGACGGCGATCTGTCGAGGATCGAAGACAACACAAGACTGAACTCGCTGGTCTCTCACGAGACGATGCTGGTGAACGAGAAGTTCAGGAGCCAGTATGCGAGTCAGTTCAAGTGCTTTATGTTCCTTGGCACGAACAAGCCGGTCCGGATCACAGATGCCAAGTCGGGCCTGATCCGAAGACTTATCGATGTCGAGCCGAGCGGCGAAAAGATTCCGGCCAAAAAGTATCGGGACCTTGTTAGTAAAGTTGACTTCGAGCTTGGTGGGATCGCCTGGCACTGCAAGGAGATCTACGAGGAAAACAAGCACCTCTACGACGAGTATGTTCCCACAAGGATGCTCGGAGCATCGAACGATTTCTACAACTTCATGTTGGATTCCTACTATGAGTTCAAGAGGTCGGATGGCGTATCGCTCAAGCGGGCCTGGGCAATGTACAACACCTACAATGAGGAGGCAAAGGTATCGTATCCGTACTCCCGGCGCGCTTTCCGTGAGGAGTTGATGAACTACTTTACGGATTACAAAGAGCGTTCAGAAGATATGAACGGGGAGAGAGTCCGCAGTTACTACAGCGGATTCCGAGCCGACAAGTTCAAGGAGTTTCTTGAGCAGCCGAAGGAGGAACGGCCGCCGGAAGAAGCGCATATTTCGTGGATCGAGTTCAAAGAGCAGCATTCTCTCTTCAATGATATTTGCAGGGACTGTCCGGCACAGTACGCGACTGAAGAAGGCACTCCTATGCAAAAATGGGAGAATGTCAGAAGTAAGTTGTCAGAGCTGGACACTTCGAGACTTCACTATGTGAAGGTTCCAGAGAATCACATTGTCATCGACTTTGATATTAAAGGACCTGATGGCAAGAAAAGCTTCGAGTTGAATCTGGAGGCTGCATCAAAGTGGCCGAAAACGTACGCGGAACTCAGTAAATCTGGTGCGGGCATCCACCTGCATTATATTTACAGCGGGGACGCAACGAAGCTCAGCAGAGTCTACGATGAAAACATCGAGATAAAGGTGTTCACTGGAAATTCTTCTCTTAGAAGAAAGTTATCGAAGTGCAATGATATTTCCGTAGCGTCTATCAGTAGTGGCTTGCCATTGAAGGGAGAAAAAATGGTTGACACGAAGCAGATCCAGAATGAGAAGCATCTTCGCATTCTGATTAAGAAAGCACTGGCCAAAGAGATCAGTCCCTACACAAAACCGAGTGTAGACTTCATCGCTCACATTATGGATGAGGCGTACGAGGGAAATGTCCCGTACGATGTCGATGACATGCGCAATTCGATTCTGGCTTTCGCTGCAAACAGCACGAATCAGGCTGAAGCATGTTTGAAAGCAGTATCGAAGATGCATTTCAAATCGAAGGAAGAGGTGAAAGACTCTCGGGCCGGCGAGAATGAGACCCCTATCGTATTCTTCGACTGTGAGGTGTTCCCGAACCTTTTCCTCGTGAACTGGAAGTTTGCCAAAAATGACCTCATTCACAGGATGATCAATCCCAGCCCGGAAGAAATTGAAGCCCTTACGAAATATCGGCTTATTGGTTTCAACAACCGGAAGTACGATAACCACATTCTCTGGGGGAGGATGATCGGCATGTCGAATGAGCAGCTCTATGCGCTTTCGAACCGCATCATAAACGAACATACCGGTTTCTTCGGCGAGGCGTACAATCTGTCCTACACTGATATTTACGACTTCTCGTCCAAAAAGCAGAGTCTGAAGAAGTTCGAGATCGAGCTGGGTATTCATCATCAGGAACTTGGCTTACCGTGGGACCAGCCGGTGCCGGAAAGCCTCTGGGATAAGGTCGCTGAGTATTGTGACAATGATGTCATTGCCACGGAAGCCGTCTTCTATTCCAAGAAGCGGCAGGCAGACTTCGTTGCTCGTGAGATTCTGGCAGACCTTGCCGGGATGACGGTCAATGACACGACCAACACGTTGACTACTCGCGTCATCTTTGGAAAAGAGAAGCACCCGAAGCTTGTCTATACTGACCTTGCAACGGGCGAACAGGACACTTTGACTGAGGTTGAGCCTGATATTCTGGTCGGGAAGAACATCATCAATGCTTTCCCGGGTTACGAGTGGGTCAAGGGCGAGGATGGTCGGATGCACAATATGTTCCGTGGCACGGATTTGGGCATGGGCGGCTATGTCTATGCAGAGCCGAACATGTACTATAATGTGGCGCTTCTGGACGTGGCGTCGCTGCACCCGCATTCCGCCGTTGCAATGAACTACTTTGGCGAATACACCAAGCATTTCAATGACCTGATGGAGGTTCGAATCCATGTTAAGCATGGCGAGTACGATAAGGCCAAGGAACTCTTTGGCGGAAAGCTGTCCAAGTATCTGGACGACCCTGCGCAGGCGAAAGCTTTGGCGCAGGCACTGAAAATCGCCATTAACTCTGTCTACGGCCTGACCAGCGCGACCTTCGACAATCCTTTCCGGAACCCCAAGAACGCCAACAACATTGTGGCGCTTCGAGGGGCTTTATTTATGCGTACTTTGCAGGATGAGGTACAGCAGCGTGGGTTCACGGTCGCCCACATCAAGACCGATTCCATCAAGATCCCCGGTGCAACGCCGGAGATTATTGACTTCTGCATGAAGTTTGCGGAGAAGTATGGATATACCTTTGAGCATGAGGCTACTTACGAGAAGATGTGCCTCGTGAACAATGCGGTTTATATCGCAAAGTACATGGATGCGACGGACTGCAAGGCGCAATATGGATACGTTCCTGAGGATAACGAGAAGGAAGGCGGTAAGTGGACGGCAACCGGAACCCAGTTCCAGATCCCGTATGTCTTTAAGACATTGTTTTCCAAAGACCCGATCCAGTTCGAGGACCTTTGCGAGACGAAGAGTGTCTCCAAAGGTGCCATCTACCTCGATAAAAATGAGGGACTGGCGGAAGGTGAGCACAATTATATTTTCGTTGGCCGCGTCGGTCAGTTCTGTCCCATCGTCAAAGGAGCTGGCGGCGCGCTGCTTCTGCGGGAATCGGGCGTTGACGATGCAGGCAATCGGAAATATGCATCTGTGACGGGCGCAAAAGATTACCGGTGGCTCGAAAGCGAGATGGTTTATCAGCTTCATATGGAGGAGTCCATTGACAAGGAATACTTCAATAAGGAAGTTGATGATGCCGTCAAGGAAATCGCCAAATATGGTGATTTTGAGTGGTTTGTTGCGGATGATTCGGGTGAACCGCCTTGGCAGAAGCCTGATATTCCGTGGGACGATGTGCAGGACGAAGCTGCACAGAATTTTAATGTAAGATAAGGAGATTGATATTTTATGGCAAACAAGCTGTATGATTCCAAAGGACAACTGATTGGCTATATCGCAACCGTCACCTTCGATAAGAATCTGTCCGACGGCCTGACGAGGGTGGTTCTTCATACTGGCCACGAACTCACATTTCGCCCGGGCGATCTGATCGCTGATCGGGGCGGTAATTGGCGTATTCGCTATGGAGGGCTCAATTCGGGTAAGAAGAGCACTTCTGCTACGAACACCGCTGCTATCAAGGATGCTATCTTTGCTCCTCCGGCCACGATCGTTTACTGGTCGGATGGTTCCAAGACCGTTGTGAAGTGCAGCGAGAAGGATGTTTTCGACCCGGAGAAGGGGCTGGCCATGGCAGTTGCAAAGCGTTGCGGCGGCAACAATGGCAGCTATTACAAGGAGATCCGGAATTGGGTAGAGAAGAGCGGGAAGAAGTATCCCGGGAAGCCCTATACGGAAAGCTCTTCTGTCGAGAATGATGCGCTCAAGAAGTACATCGCTCAGGCAAAGAAGAGCTACGAAGCAGCTTTGGAGGCGGCAGCAAAGGGCAATCCTGCGAATTTTCTGTCTACGATGGGCCAAGTGTCGGCCGCGCTTTCCATGCTGGAACTCGAAATCAACAAGTAAAAGGAGACTGATATTTATGTACACCAAGCGCCAGAAAGTCAATATTGACGACACCCGTTTCATCTTTACCACCAACTTCTCCGGCGACCCGAGCCGTGACCGCTTTGGCTCCAGCACTCGGCGTGTCAACGTGGTGATCCCGACTCAGGAACTGGCTGACCAGCTTTCCGCTATGGGCGTCAATGTCAAGCAGACTCACCCGAACCCTGAGCGCACCTACGATGAGCCCTATGTGCCCACCCTGTACGTGCCGGTCAATGTCAACATGGATTCCAAGTGGCCGCCTCGGGTTTACTGGGTCACAACTGCTGGCAAGCGGCTGCTCTGCAATGCGGATACTGTTGGCCAGCTCGACTTCATCCGGGTCAAGAACGTCTGTGTGCAGGCAAACCTGGTGGAGAAGCGTAATTTCCCCGGTGAGTACAGCCTTTATGCGGATGTCATGTACGTCGAACAGGACGCCGATGCTGATCCGTATGCCGAGCGTTACGCTAAGTATGATATGCCCGCTGTCGAGCCCACCGAAGGGCCTGACCTGCCGTTCTAAGAAGGAGGAATGAAATGAAAAAGCTGTTTATTAGCTGCCCGATGAAAGACCGTACCGAAGCCCAGATCCGTGGGACCATGATGCAGATGCACAACATTGCCGAGGCTGTCTTCGGCGAAGAGCTGGAAGTTATCCAGACCTATATTCCTGATCCTCCGAGTGGCATGAACCAGGCACTCTGGTGTCTCGGCGAAAGCATTAAGATGCTGTCTGAGGCAGATTACTTCATCGGCGTGTACGATGAAGCGAAGGCATACCGTGGCTGTGCGATCGAGAACCAGGTCGCAAAGGCTTATGGCATTCCCAGTTACACCATCAACCTGAGTTACGTGGCCCATGACGTTGTCGAAGCACGGGCAAAAGAGGCTCGTAAGTATAGCTGCTTCGGCTACTGATCTATGATATTTCGAGTGCCGGGGTTGGTCTCTGGTTGAATGCACCAGTCCTATGAGTGCCCACGTCGCAAATGGCGTTCTCAGCAGGGGACAGCTCGATTGATATTTATGAATGATTTGGAGGTTGATGTCATGAAACGAATCAAAGTGCTCCGTATCAAAGCGCATTGCTATCCTGAAATCGTCCGGATTCCGCTCGGTCTGGACTCCTTGCAGAAGGAAGTTGGCGGACCTATTCAGGCGGTATATCCGTGGGATGATCCCGTGGCACTGATCTGCAATGAAGAAGGTAAACTGGATAGCGATGCCGTGGAGCATTATAACCGGGTTCTCGCAACTGAGATTGGTGTGCCTTACGACATCGTTGTAGGGACATTCCTGATCGTTGGGCTTACGGAAGACGATTTCGGATCACTGAGCCCGGAGCTTCTTGAGAAGTATGAGAAGCTGTTCCATGACCCGGAAGAATTTTCCGTTCGGACGGATGCGCATGGAAAGATGTGTCTGGATGTTCATCCTTGCAAACCGGAGGACGGCGCGAAATAATCAGCCTGCACGAAGAGCCGTAGAGAAATCTGTGGCTCTTTTCTTTTGGGATAGTAGCTTAGTCAGGTTCAAAGCAGCCAGCTCATAACTGGTTCATCGCGGGTTCAAATCCTGCCTGTCCCACCAGCGGAAAACACCTATATAAATACATAAAAGGAGGATGAAAAGATAATGGTCACCGTAACCGACAAAGTCTGCATCGCATGCGGCAAGGAATTGAAAAATGTCCCAGTAGCGACTGTCTTTTGCCCGGAATGCAGGAAAAAGCGCAGAAGAGAGCTTCTGGATGAGAAAATCGCGCATGAACGGGCCAAGCGTGCTTCTGAAAAAGCAGAGATGGATGCGCTCAAGCCGAAAGCAAAAAAGAAGTATGAAGGGCCTAGTCTTCAGGAAATCATGCATGAAGCAACGAAGGAGGGACTTCAGTATGTTGCGTATTGCAAAAAGCACGGACTCCACTAAAAAGAAAGAACTCTGGAAAGTTTTCCGTAAAAATCGGAAGGAACTCTTTGCTTATACTGTCCGAGGTGAAGGAGAAGACGAAGAAGAAGCAACGATTTCGCTTCTGGCGTATGAGAACCATTGCCGGAAAAAAGACATACACGTGATGCTGGAAATGAGGTGATCAGGCTGATGGCAGGAGTTACGCTCTATGACTACCAGTTGGATGCAGTAGACCGAATGAAAATCGGATGCATCTTGTGTGGTGGCGTTGGGAGCGGAAAATCAAGGACGAGTTTGGCGTTTTACTACAGACTCTATGGCGGACAAATAAACACAAAAGAATATGCAAGGATGACAGAACCACCGGATCTTTATATCATCACCACGGCTCGAAAACGAGATACTGGCGAATGGGACGAGGAATTGGCTCATTTCTACATAGGGACGGACCCGAAACTTGATATTTACGAGCATACGGTCGTCGTAGACTCGTGGAACAATATTGGGAAGTACGTTGGCGTGAAGAATGCGTTCTTCATATTTGACGAACAGCGTGTTGTTGGACGTGGGAGCTGGGTCAAAGCGTTTCTGAAGATCACAAAGGAAAACGAATGGATCTTGCTTAGTGCCACCCCCGGAGACTGCTGGACGGATTATATTCCGGTCTTCGTTGCCAACGGATTCTTTAGGAATCGGACAGAATTCAACAACCAGCATGTAGTATATAGCCAATACTGCACGAAATATCCTAAAATTGAGCGGTATCTGAACACGCAGCGACTGGTACGGCTGCGGGAACGGATTCTGGTTGACATGGACTTTGAGCGGTCCACAGTATCCCATCATGAGAATATTTTCGTAGACTACGATAAGTCGAAGTATTTGCAAATTTGCAAGAACCGCTGGAATCCTTGGGAGGATAGGCCAATAGAGACTGCCAGCGAGTTTTGCTATATATTGAGGAAGCTTGTCAATTCCGATGAAAGCCGGCAGCAGGAAGTCCTTGATATTTGCATGACACGGCCAAGAGTGATTATATTCTACAATTTCGACTATGAGCTGGATATTCTTCTCGGGTTGAACTACGGCACAGGGGTTGAGGTTGCTCAGTGGAATGGCCATAAGCATCAGCCAATTCCTGATGGCGACAGGTGGATTTATCTCGTGCAGTACAACGCCGGGGCAGAGGGCTGGAACTGCATCAAGACGGACACCATTATATTCTACAGCCAGAACTACTCCTATAAGATTATGGAGCAGGCTGCGGGTCGAATCGACAGACTGAATACGCCATATAAGGATCTCCGGTATTACCACTTAAAGTCCCGAGCAGGAATCGACCTCGCTATTTCAAGGGCGCTGAACTCAAAGAAAGCGTTTAACGAAAGGAAATTTTATGGAGCATGATATTTATGATTCTTTGAGGCGTACTGCGACTACCTGTGAGCAACTTGCAGATGTCTTAAACGCGATCGCGGAATGCTGCGAGAAAGTGACGGCTTATTTTATGGACTTGTTTGAAGAAATCAAGAGTATGTTGAGTAGTCTTGTCAATTCCGATGAAAGCCGGCAGCAGGAAGTCCTTGATATTTGCATGACACGGCCAAGGCAGTCATTGAAGATGATTCTACAGAAGCTGCGTCCTGACTACAAAGACAAGTGCAAAATCCGGTGGCTGGATATTCCCAACAAGGTTATGCAGGGAAGAATCAGGAGGTTCTGCTAATGGGAAATATTTCACGAAAAAGCAAGAAGAAACTTATTCAGAAGATGAAGGCGACGTATCATGAGATTCAACTTATAAAAATCATGTATACCGAAGAAGCGTTGCCTCGCTACAAAGTTTCCACAAAATTGTATTACCGCAACGATGGACGAGATAATTACCCGCATATTGCAATGTTCTTTGGAAAAAAGAACCATCCGCGGGATATTGTTCAGGTTTACCAGCATCATGTGAATCTCATTAAGTAAGAAAGGATTGATGTTTTATGATTAAGGATTCTGGCGACCGCACCGAATTTGAAACCGGTGCCAAGCGCGACATGCACGCCGGGAAGGGCAGGATGGACCTTCTGCCCTGGTATGGCATCATGGAGGTCAGTAAGCACTGTGAGGAAGGTGCCTTGAAGTACGGTGAGCACAATGTGGATAAGGGTATCCCGCTGCATTCGTTGCTGGACAGTGCTTCTCGGCATTTGGCCAAGTACATGATTGGCATGGACGACGAGGACCACCTGCGAGCTGCCTGCTGGAACCTGCTGTGGGCTCTTAACCAGCGCGTGACCCATCCTGAGTTGGATGATAGGTTTGCGGTGAAGATGAAAAGCTCGAACGATGAACCGCTTATCACAGTTGTCTGTAGTTCCTGTGGTATGCATTTTGAAGCGCCGACCGAGTGGTGGGTCCGCAAAAGATCACAGTATACCAATATTCCAGACGGAGTAATGACGACTTGCCCTCATTGTGGGAATGTAACAATCGTTCGGGAGGTAAAATCTGATGAGTGACTGTAGGCTAGAAATTGTTCGCTGTCGGAAATGCGGATGCGCTTTGACAAATGAAGCCGAACATATTTTGCCGAATGTGAATTTCAGGGTCTGTATTATGACCTGTACACTGTCTTTGATTTGCCCCGATTGCGGGGAAGTGGAGATTCTCGAAATGGAGGACTACTTATAATGAGCGACTGGAAACGCGAAGTGGACTATGCAACCTACTGCCCGAAGTGCAAGAGCTTCAAGGTGCTGGAGACGGACGAGCCCTGCAACGAGTGCATGACGGAGTGTGCGCGGGAGGGGACTGCTAAGCCTGTGAAGTTTGAGGAAGCAAAGGTGAAAATTAAATGAGAAATATGTCTAAGAAGACACGAAAACTTATTGATCGAAAGGTCGCCCATAAGTATTTCTGGTTCGATTATTTGGAGGGAAGCATATTCTATCACTCAAACCATGTTTGGCCTGCACGTTTGTGGATTGGTGATGCAGTTGACCATAATGACGATACTCAGTGTTGGATGTATGTGCCAGCTCATAAAGAATATGTGCAGGCAATTCTGATTGTGAAAAAGGGCGCGCCACTTTCTCCTAAAGTTTCCGAATGGATTAACCGTCGCCGAAAAGAATTTGGATGCAAAAAAGGAGGACTTCGTAAAAATTATGTTGCGCAAAATCGTTGATTTCGTCAAGAAGATATTCTGGGCAGAGCCGTGAAGAAATCTGCGGCTCTTTATTTTTACAAGAAGGGAATAAGAAATATGCTTCAGAAAATTATCGCGTTCGTTATCAATTTCCTGACGCTCAGCTCGCCCTGCGGTTGGATGATGGATATTCTCAAGGATACCCGCAAGTATAAATTCTATAACCCTCTGCGGGAGCTGGAAATCGCTGAGAATCACTTCAACTTCTGTGAGCAGGAGTATATGTCGGCGGCTATTTTCGAGCTGTGCGTGGCTGAAAGTAGGGTTAAAACATTGATGGGAGGCGCACTTCTGTGACGTATTATCATCAGATTTATCGTTGCCGCAAATGTGGGAATGAGTTCTGCCCGGTGACGGTACATACCGAGACTGTCATGTATATTGAGCTGAACAATTTTCTGAACAGGGTCAATGGCGAACTCGAGTGGGATCACAAAGAGATGCCTTTAGCACCGAGGCTGTATAGGGCGCATACATGCCCGAACGGTGACATTGGCGTTGGGGACTTCATCGGGTACCAGAAGGAGGAGCAATGAGTATGTATGAAAAGATCGGCAAGTTTATTGGCGGCGTTCTGGCGGTTACTATCACGGCCTGCGCGTGGCTGATAATCATTGCGTTTACCCTGAAATGCCTGTGGTTTATTATCTTCAGGTTCTTGGGGTGAGGTGAATGATGGATAGTGATATTCGTTGGATAGCCGACCTGGTAGATGCAGGAAAAATCACAGTTGACCAGGCAAGAGAGATAATAAACGCCGAAACGATTGATATTTTATATGCAAATAATGAGCCGTGCATCATTCTGATTCGCAATGCCGGCGAACCAACGAAGGAGATCGGGCTATATTCTGAGGATTCCGAAACTCATAAGCTGGAAATGGTAAAAGTCAACGCTACGCTGCAAGATGTAGTTGAACAATGCATTCGCAATGAAATCAGCTACCAAGATGCTCAGCTATGGTGTTTGGCGAATAATATTTCATTTCGCAAATTTGACCGATGGCTGTACTATACACTGCGGGGTAAAGAAAGAGATATTCCGTCAGAGCCTGTGTATTGGCTGCACCGACTCGCTTTATTTTTTAAGCGGTGTTTTGATTGGTTGCTCAATTTGATTCTGGAGGTTTTTACATGAATGAGTCATTTGGAACTTGTACTCAGTTAGCTAGAAGGTGCGCTGTTTGTCCTAAAGTCTCTACCTGTGATCATAAAAGAATGGAGCATCTTGGATATATTATTCCAATCCCAGATCTTAATGTCAGTATTGTTGTCACAAGAGCCAATGGAAAGAGCCTCGGTCAGCTCGAAATGGTTGATTCACTGATGAAAAGGAGATTTAATTATGAAAATCATTGAACCAAAATACGAAATCCTCACTGATATTTCTGATGGCGGCATCAAAGAGCTTCAGCAGATCGAGCGTGTGGCGCGGGTCTGCTACAAGAGCGAGGATAAGATCACGCCGGAGGGTGAGTCGGCAAAGAAACTGGTGGGCTTTCTGGTGAAGCAGGGGCATGAGGCTATGCTGGAGCATTCGCAGCTGTCCGTGCTGTTTACCTGTGACCGGGCCATTGCCAATGAGCTGGTGCGGCACCGCATCGCGAGCTTTGCACAGGAGAGCACCCGGTACTGCAATTATGCAGGAGAGAAGTTTGGCGGGGAACTGAGCTTTATTCGGCCGTTTTATATTCCTAACGAGCCTAATGAAAATGCAATCAACGCAGCTTCTTCGACAGAAGAATTTATAAAGCTCGAAACGGACTATCAAATCCACCATGCGTGGTACTGGGCTTGTGATGATGCTGAAAAAAGCTACAAAACTCTCATCGCCAATGGTCTCCGTCCTGAACAGGCCCGTTGTGTGCTGCCGTTGTGCCTGAAGACCGAGATCGTGGTGACTGCCAACTACCGTGAGTGGCGCAATATCTTCAAGCTGCGTACTCCTGTGGCGGCTCATCCTCAGATGCGTGAGCTGATGTGCCCGCTGCTGAAAGAGCTTCAGAGCAAGATCCCGGTGGTGTTCGATGATATTTACACGTTCTGGCCGGCGGATGACCAGACGCGGAAGGGGAGTATGGTGAAGTGATGCGAATTGTGCTGCTCGTAAGCATTATTTTACAAGCTATCGCAATCGGAATGTCTTTTGCTGAGAACATCGGCAAAGAAAAACAGAGAATCATCAAATATGCAGGATGGTTCTTGCTTTTGATTTACATGATATTTGGTTGAGGTAATTAACTAATGAAAAATCGTATTATTTGTTTTGCTGTATCGCTGATGATGCTTGTTGGCTGCCTCGGGTTATGCAGTTGTGGAAACTGTAGGGTGTTTGATACGACATTTACCTATTCCTGGGCACAGATTAAGTTGCCAGATGGAACTATTGTTCAGGGCAAAGTGGACAACTGGACTGACTACGAAGGCGATCAGCTGCGAATCACGATTGACGGTACCACATATCTGGTTCATGCAGCAAATGCTATTATGAAAACCTGAGTGGGAAAGGATGTGGTGATAAGAAATGCAGCAAAGAACGTATAATTTTCTTGTGAAGATGCGGATTCCGATGGTGGGCGATGCGGTCGAGATGATGGGTGATGCGGTCGAGATGACTATTGATTCGCTCGATTCACATCGGTCTGCCCCGATGATTGATATTTGCACTGCCATTGCAGAGAAGTATCACACGAACGTAAAAAGTGTCACTGCTCGCCTTGTGAGGACTGTGAATGCAATGGAATATCGGAGCGGTGTGTATCCTAATCCTGAAATGGAAGAGCTCCGTATTGCGTTCAGACTTGATAAATGGACGCTTAAACGATTCCTGTATGCTGCAGCGAGGAGGCTTATGGGCCAATGAAAAACCGTTATATTTGCTTTGCGATGCATTTGGCTGTGTAGCTGTATCCCGAACTAACAAGCAAGAGGCGCGGATTTTTCTACGTCTCTTATTTTTATTCGAGGAGGTGGTACTTTTGCTTGACGACTCGACTCCTACATGATATTCTTGTACTAGTATAAGGAGGTGCTTTTATGGCACGAACAGTGAAATGTCCTAGTTGTGGCGCTGAGCTTACGGTGAAAGAAGGCAATCGAGACTTCATGTTCTGCGAATATTGCGGGACGAAAGTGCGGCTTGATGACTATCAGGAGACGCACAGGTTTGTGGATGAAGCAAAAGTCAAGCGGGTTGAAGCTTTCAAAGACTTAGCGATGAAGAAGATGGAAATGGATGAACAAAAGCGTAAAGACGAAAAAGATAATGAAGCAGAACGCAGAAAAATGGAGCCTGTATATTTGAGCTTACTCATAGCGCTTCCTATAATCTTTTTTATTCTCGCTAAATTATTTGGCGCTGAATAACATAGAAAGGTCTCGATATAAAATTCGGGGCCTTTTCTTTTTTATCTGGCAGTAGACTCTGCCAATTTCTATTTGCCGCTTTTTGTTAATTTTGTGATAATAATTGAAAAAGCATCAATTTTCTGGCCAAAAACCCATTTTGTGGCCAAAAATTTTAGAAAAACGGCCACATATTTTGACGTAGATACGTTATAAATATGCGCTGTGGCCAAAAACCCACTTTTTTCTTTAAGTTAATTAAAAAATGAAAAAAATAATATATATAATAGAACAGAAAAAATGGTCTTTTGGCCACAACTTGTTTTTCATGCATTGCCCCCATATCCCCTGTCGATATTAACCTTGTAAAATAACGTCGGATAGTGTATTATAAAAAGCAGCACATTAGTGGCTGACTTCTTATGAGTATGAGGTAAAGCGTATGGAATACATCGAGGAACTTGCTAAAAATTGGAAACAGTATGGTTACTCATTTGATGCGAGAGAAATTCTTCCGAACGGTGATGAAGCATGGGTGTATTCAACCCTGGAGTTAGGACTACCAGTTCTTTGGTTGAAACATCCAGATGGAAGTTTCGAACATTATGTCATACATACGGATGGATATGACAAACCAACTGGCGAGCATTGGTGTTTTTGGTGCCATTGTCAAATGGAGCGATACGAAAATATTTGGAAAGTTCCTATCTGGCGATGCCCAAAGTGTGAAGAAGAGCACTACGAAGAAGACGTGGATTTATGTAGTGCTCCGACCGAAGAAGCAAGTTATGCCGATGATGAACTCGAACCTGAAGAAGAATGGCTCGATACATACTATAGAGAAAATCCCTATATACCTCACGACGAATACGATTTTGACGGGTTTTAATTTAATAGTCTTTTAATATTGCCTCTGCGCGAAAAACGCAGAGGCTTTTCTTTTGCCCTTTTTTACAAAAATTAACACTTTTTCACAAAAATTACCGCGAAAAAAACAGCCTCTTTTATGAGGAGAATAGAACGTGTCTTAAACATACTATTCTTTTTATTTTTGGAGGTTGACATGCTCGAAAACAAATTTAAGACCGGATTGGTGAAAGAACTGAAAAAGCGCTTTCCCGGTTGTACGGTGGTTCATTTGGACCCGAACGAAGTTCAGGGACATCCTGACCTTTTAGTTTTGTATGGTCCTACTTGGGCTGCGCTTGAGGGAAAGAAGTCGGCAAATGCTCCTCATCGCCCTAATCAGGACTACTATGTCCAGAAGATGAACGAAATGAGCTTTGCCGCTTTTATTTATCCGGAAAACAAGGAGGAGATACTTGATGCAATGGAACGATCATTCGAGGCTCACGGGGCAACATGCATTTCTGGGAGCAAGTAAGTATCACTGGCTCAACTATGACCGAGATCGCTTGGTTGATGCCTACCTGAGTAATCAGGCAAAAGAGCGAGGCACGAGACTCCATGCATTTGCAGCAGAATGCATCGAGCTTAAGCAAAAGCTTCCCAAGAGCAAGAAAACGCTGAATGCCTATGTCAATGATGCCATCGGCTTCCGCATGACACCTGAAGTTGTGCTTTATTACAGCCCGAATTGTTTCGGGACAGCGGACGCTATCATGTTCGACGATGGCGTCCTTCGCATTCATGATCTGAAGACTGGAACCGTTCCTGCTCATATGGAGCAGCTTTATATTTACGATGCCTTGTTCTGTTTGGAATACGGTATCGATCCTGTAACTATTCGGTTCGAAAATCGAATTTATCAGAGCGATGATATTTGGGTGGAAAATCCCGAAGCAGAAGATATTCTTCCGATCATTGCAAAGATCAAGGAATTCGATAAAATCATCAACGAAGTAAAGCTGGGAGCTGCAGCATGAATCCTATCGAAAAAGATATTCGCTCTTATTATGGAGTTGAATCACAGAACGGGGTGCTTGAACACTACGGCACCAAAAAACATTCTGGTCGGTATCCATGGGGTTCTGGGGAGAATCCTTATCAGCATTCGGGAGATTTTCTTTCACGAATTGAACTTTTGAAAAATAAAGGACTTTCAGAAAAAGATATTCTGAACTCTATCAACGATACACTCCCGAAGGAATATCAGATGAGTCTTTCGGAGTTTCGTGTTGCTAAAAGCAAAGCTATAAATTTGCGCAAAACGTCAGAATATGAGCAAATTAAAGACCTTAGAGATAATAAAGGCCTTGGGTGGACAGACATCGCAAAACAGCTCAACATGAGTGAGTCAAGCGTCCGGTCTAAATACTCTGGTAATATCGACAAAAAAGCAAAACGTGCAGAGAGTATCGCCGAAACTTTGAAAAAAGAAGTAGAGAAAAAGGGCATGGTTGACATTTCTGAAGGTGCGAACCAAGTGCTTGGAATATCTGAAACCGAGCTTATCGATGCCGCATACACACTTGAAGCAGAATATGGTTTCAAACGGTATGGTGTTGGCATTCGCCAGCCGACTAACATTCGTCAACAGACAAACATTACTGTTTTGGCCAAGCCTGAGTTTGACCAGAAATATGCCTACCAGCACCAAGACCAGATTGATTCGCTGGGTGATTACCATTCTGATGATGGTGGCGAAACTTTTCAGAAGCTTCAACGTCCATCAAGTTTGGATTCAAGCCGTGTGGCAATTATGTATGGCGATGAAGGTGGTCTGGCAAAAGATGGCGTCATTGAGATTCGCCGTGGTGTCCCGGATCTTGATCTTGGCAAAAGCCATTATGCACAGGTGCGTATTCTTGTCGATGGCGACCACTATCTGAAAGGCATGGCTGTTTATTCCGACGATCTTCCGGATGGCGTTGATGTTAGGTTCAACACCAATAAACCTTCCGGCACCCCCAAGATGAAAGTTCTGAAAGAAGCGAAAGCTGATCCAGACAATCCTTTTGGTGCAGCCATCAAAGCAAATGGTCAGAGCATGTACATCGGAGCTGATGGAAAGGAGCACCTGTCTCCTATCAATAAACTGAAAGAAGAAGGCGACTGGGATACAATGTCCCGAAATGTCTCTTCTCAATTTCTTTCCAAGCAGCCCAAGAAGTTGATTGAGAATCAGCTGAAACTGACTGTCGCGGACTATAAAGCACAGTATGATGAAATCATGCAGTACAACAACCCGACGATTAAGAAGAAACTGCTCACTGACTTCGCTGATACATGCGAAGGTACATCGATGACCCTCAAAGCATCTGCTTTTCCCGGACAGTCTACGAAAGTCATCCTTCCGATCAATCAGATCAAAGAGACGGAAGCATACTGCCCGACATATGAAAATGGCACGAAGCTTGCATTGATACGCTTTCCGCATGCAGGCACTTTTGAGATTCCTATTGTCACAGTCAACAATAAGAATGTTCACGGCAAGCGGAATCTTGGAGCAATTCAGGATGCAATCGGCATCAACGCAAAGGTGGCAGAACGCCTTTCGGGCGCTGACTTTGATGGCGATACCGTCATGGTGATTCCTATTACGGACAAAGTCAGCATTAAGTCTACTCCTGCACTGAAGGATTTGAAAGATTTCGATCCTAAAACTGAATACGCAGTACCACCAGGTAATCCTAATCACGTCCGTCTCATGAAAAAAGAGGAGAAGCAACGTGAAATGGGCGTCATTTCTAATTTGATTACGGATATGACTCTTCGTGGCGCGGATGAGAAAGAACTGGCTCGTGCTGTTAAGCATTCAATGGTCGTTATTGATGCAGAAAAGCATGGCCTCGACTACAAGCGCTCTGAAAGGGAAAATGGTATCGCAGAACTTAAGCAGAAGTGGCAGATTCGTGTTGATGAGGAAGGAAATGTCAAGTACGGTGGAGCATCCACACTTCTGTCTCGTCGTAAGCAAACGATACGAGTTCCTGAACGTCGTGGAAGTGTTCATGTTGACAAAGATACTGGTGAACTAGTTTATAAAGAGAGCGGACGTACCTTTATCGATCCCAAAACCGGAAAGGAACGCATGGCCGAAGACACGGTCAGCTTGATTTCTGAAACCAAAGACGCAAGAACACTGTCCTCTGGCACCATTCAGGAAAACCTCTACGCCGATTTCTCGAACCAGCTTAAGGCCATGGCCAGACAGGCTCGTAAAGAGGCTGAGAATATGCCCGGTTTGAAGTACAGTCCGGCAGCAGCGAAGCAATATGCATCCGAAGTTAGGTCTTTGAACGATAAGTATAACACCATGCTCATGAATAAGCCAAAAGAACGCAAGGCAATGCTCATTGCTAATGCAAGTATTAAAGCCAAAATTCAAGAACAAGGTCTTAATCCTGCAATCGATAAGAAAGAAATTAGAAAAATCTCTTCTGTCGAGATGCAGCGCGCACGCGATTCTGTTGGTGCAAGCGGCCGCAAATCTAAGGTCGTTTTTACAGATAAAGAATGGGAAGCGATTCAAGCAGGAGCGATTTCTGATAGCAAACTCATGAAGATTCTTAATTCTTCTGATTCTGACGAAATTGTGAAGCGCGCAATGCCGAAAGCGACGACTGTTATGAGTTCTGCAAAAATGTCGAAAGCCAAAGCAATGCTTCGCAGTGGTTATACGTATGAGGAGATTGCAAAAGCTTGCGGTGTGCCGGAGTCAACGGTCTACAGTGCATTGAACAAGTGATTTTACATGAAAGGAGCACGGATATATGGTTCGTTGCTTTCTTACCACTTTTGATAACCCGTATTCTCCTTACGAGCAGTTCGAAGAATGGTATCAATATGATACGGATCATGGCTATAACTCATCTGGTCTTCTCATGAGGCTTGCCGAGACGTCTTCTCAGTTCACAGACAATGAGAATGCCTATGAAATCGAGAAGGCTATCGACAGAATTGTAGCTGCTGATCCGCAAAACATCTACGAGAAGCTCAAGATCGAAGTAAAAGACGAAGACACACTGGATAAAAGTGCTTAAGCATAGGGGAGGGGTCTCAAAAATGACACCCCCTCTCAAATCGCGCCGGTCTTTGATATTTCCCCGGAGGGAAAATTGATATTTGGGCTTTAAGATGAAATTGCCGAGGCCACGGGGAGTAGACCGCAGCTTCGGCAGTTTTTGCAAGGGCTTATGGGAGAAACGCCTCCTATGAAATTCGGGTTCATGATGTTCAACCTCCATTGACATTTTTCTTCTCCTTTCAGATGCCATGACAAGCCACGCCCATGAGCCCTTGCAAAAGCGAAATAAAACCATAAGAAAAGAGGAAAAGTTATGAAGCCGAAAAGAAGCGCTCCGGGAGAGACGGCTGCGGCTTCGGCCCGGCCTGCCTCCAGCCCGGAAGCACAGGAACAGTACATGATAAATCTGGCCATGACTCTGGTGGAAAGACGGCTTCGGGAAGGAACGGCCTCTAGTGCAGAGACCACTCATTTTCTGAAGCTGGCCACCATGAAGTCAGACCTTGAGAAGAAGAAGCTGGAGGAAGAGAACAAGCTTCTGCGGGCAAAGACCGAGACGCTTGAGGCTGCCAAGGACTCCAAGGAGATGTACGACAAGGTGCTGAAAGCTATGGCAAAATACAACGGCGTTGGAGAGGATGACGAGTATGACTTTAATTGAATTGGCGTTTGCTATGTGCTGGCTTGTAGTAATCGTTTTTGCCTCGATGTTCTTTGCACAGTGGGTAGAGAAACACACGCAGAGTTATGCAATGGAACTCTTTGCGCAGTTCGGGATTCCTGCGCTGTTATGGTGTGGAATGCTGCTTTTGTATGCGGCATTGCAGCAGAAGGGTCTGCTGAGGTGAGTAGAATGACTACGATCGCGGTAAACGTACGACTCTTTTTGGCAATACTGTGTTCTTTGGCCCTTATCTGTACGTTTTTGCTGATCGCGACAGACACAACGGATGAGAAGCGTGATTTCGTGCACTATGTAATGTATATTCTTGTGTTTTTACTTGAGATCGGAATGGAAGTGACGATCATGCTCTTTGTTGGGGGGAGTATGAAAAGCTATACGGAATTATGCACTCTGCCGACCTACGAGGAGCGGCTGGAGTATTTACAGCTGCATGGGGAAGTTGGGAGAGACACCTTTGGGTTTGACCGATGGCTGAACCAGGATTTTTACCAATCGAGAGAGTGGCGGCAGTTCCGGGACAGGATCATTGCGAGAGACATGGGGTGTGATCTGGGGTGCCCGGACCATCCCATTACGGATTGGGTGCTGCGGGATGGCAGACCGGTGAGACCGCGCATCAGCATCCACCATTTGAATCCGATCACGAAAGAAGATGTGATCCGGCACAGCGAAAAGCTGCTGGACCCGGAAAATGCCATCTGCGTTTCGGCTGCGACACACAAGGCTATCCATTACGGCACCGGGGACGGGCCGAAGATACCGGATGGCAATAGAACAGCAGGGGATACCTGCCCTTGGAGGAAATAGGATGAACTGGACGACAGCTTGGCTTACCATGAAGCAGGGACACAAAGTGAAACGGCGGGGCTGGAAGGACGCCTACTGGCATATTTCCGGCACGGAGCTTCTGATCCACAAGGAAAACGGCGAAGAGGTCAACTTCCGTAAGGTCAAAGACATTGGCATGATGCTGAACGTGACCTGCTGCGACGACTGGGAACAGGTTATGGAGGGATAAGATGTACGCGATAAAAAAGTTTGATGAAGGGGAAGCGGAATACAGTGTCCTTCTGCGGCGGAAGCTGGAAGAGGCAGAGGCGATGCTTCTGAAGCTGAACCCGAGCCGGGAAAGAAGCCTTGCACTGACGAAGCTGGACGAGGCATTGCTATGGGCGAACGCCGCGATCGCGGCTGCCGGCGTCAGCACGGACCGAGAGAGCAGCGCAGCATCGGAAGCGGCCGAACAGTCGTGGGCGATGATGTCTGCCCCGGTCATGAAAAAAGAAATCGCCATCGATATTCCGAAAGAGATTCGTCTGGGAGAGCCCATTTGCGATATATCCACGATGATCTGCAATTCGATGAACAACAAGACTCAAGCGATTGGCTCCAAACGATGATGGGCCGCCCTGCCGGGCAACGAAAACAGAGGAGAAATCAAAATGGAACAGAGAGATTTTATGACCCGCGCAAAGCAGCTGGTGGTGGACTACTTCAACAGTCATGTGGACGTGACCGACGGCAAGAAGCTGACGATGGAGGATGTGTTCATCGTATGGTTCTCGAAGACTTTGCAGAACTGGAAGGCGCTTGTGAGCACCACTGTATCCGACGGCATGTACTATGAGATCACCCACAATGGCGACAAGAAGGAGACCTACCTTGACGTGTATAAGAAGTGGGAGAACCAGTGCATTGCGGACGGGGACACTGCACGTTAACGGAGGAGTGGCATGGACAGCATCCTGACAAGCGTAAAAAAGCTGCTGGGGATCGCCAAGGAATGCGAGGACTTTGATGCAGACATTGTAATGTATCTGAACAGCGTATTCATGGTGCTGACCCAGATGGGGGTAGGGCCGAAAGAAGGCTTTGCCATTACTGGAAAAGAGGAACGTTGGAGCCAGTTTATTGCCGACCCGGTGAAGGCGGCAGCCGTGAAAGCATATGCCGCCATGAAGGTGCGGCTGATGGGCTTTGATGTGCCCCAAAGCAGCTCTACCCTGGACGCACTGAAAAATGCCGCTGCTGAAATGGAGTGGCGGCTGAACGTGGAGCACGACGACACATGGCCAGCAGTGTAACAAAGCGGTGGATCGAGCGACTGACTGAAACACCTGTAAAAAAGCAATGGCTTGATGCGGTGATGAAGGATTTTTGCACAGACTGCGCACGGTGTGGGACCTGCGAATGCCCTGAAATGGAAGCGTGTTTCTATACCCTTGACAAGACCTTTTACCGCCCAAAGTAAGGGCTCCTACCTTATTATAATAGGAGGTTAGAAATATGGCGCTCTCGAACACGGCCACGCCGATCTACTACGGCCGTTTTCGGGAGGCCGTAATGCGTGGCGAGATCCCCGTATGTCGGGAGATCAGCATGGAGATGAACCGGATCGACGACCTGATCGCAAACCCGGGGATTTACTACGATGATAAAGCCGTAAACGGTTTTATTGCTTTTTGTGAGGATGAGCTGACTCTGACCGATGGCGGAGACGTGAAGCTTCTGGACAGCTTTAAGTTATGGGCCGAAGAGATCTTTGGCTGGTACTACTTTGTGGAACGAAGCGTGTATGTGCCTCATGAGCACGGCGGAGGCCACTACGAGACCCGCAGGATCAAGAAGCGTCTGGTGCAAAAGCAGTATCTGATCATCACCCGTGCAGCGGCGAAGACCATGTATCTGGAGTTTCTTCAGGCGTACTTTCTGGTGGCGTATACCACCACGACCCGACAGGTGACCACTGCCCCCACCATGAACCAGGCAGAGGAAGTGCTGGCTCCGCTGCGGACTGCTCTGGCCCGGGCCAAGGGGCCTGTGCTGAAGTTTATGACCGAAGGGAGCCTGCAGAATACCACTGGGTCGAAGGTGGATCGGGTGAAGCTGGCCAGCACAAAGAAGGGCATCGAGAACTTTGTCTCCAACAGCCTGTTGGAGGTGCGGCCTATGACCATTGAGAAGCTCCAAGGCCGTCGAGACATTGTGGCCACAGTGGACGAATGGCTGAGTTGCGACATCCGGGAAGACCCAATCGGTGCCATCGAGCAGGGTGCAGCCAAGAACGAGAACTATCTCATTGTGGCGGCCAGCTCTGAGGGTACGGTACGAAATGGATGCGGTGACGACATCAAAATGGAATTGATGCAGATCCTGAAGGGAGAATACATCAATCCCCACGTCTCCATCTGGTACTACAAACTGGACTCTATTGACGAAGTCGGCAAACCGGAGATGTGGCTGAAGGCGAACCCGAACCTCGGAAAGACCGTGACCTACGAGACCTACCAGCTGGACGTGGAGCGCGCAGAGAAATCGCCCAGCTCCCGGAATGATATTCTGGCAAAGCGCTTCAACCTGCCCATGGAGGGATATACCTATTTCTTCTCGTACGAGGAGACGCTGTGTCATCGGCACCGTGATTTCTGGCAGATGCCATGCGCTATGGGAGCTGACCTGAGCCGGGGCGACGACTTCTGCGCCTTTACGTTCCTATTTCCGCTTTCCAACGGATATTTCGGGGTGAAGACGCGGGACTACATTACCAGCTACACCCTAAGTCAGCTGCCCATCTCCAGGCGGCAACAGTATGAGGAGTTCATGCAGGAGGGGACGCTGTTCGTCTTTGACGGAACCATCCTCGACATGATGCAGGTATACGACGACCTTGACGCCTTTATCCAGCAGAACGAATACGACATCCGGGCCTTCGGGTATGACCCATACAACGCAAAGGATTTCGTGGAGAGGTGGGCGACCGAGAACGGCAACTTCGGCATCACCAAGGTCATTCAGGGCGCGCGGACGGAAAGCGTGCCGCTTGGCGACTTAAAGAAGCTAAGCGAGCAGCGAAAGCTCATCTTCGACGAAAAGCTGATGCAGTTTGCCATGGGGAACTGCGTGGCACTGGTGGACACGAATGGAAACCGGAAGCTCTACAAACAGAGGCAGGACCAGAAAATCGACGCCGTGGCCGCCATGATGGACGCCTATGTAGCGTGGAAACAGAACCGGGATGCATTTGAGTGAGAATTATGCCACCTGAATAATCGTGATTACGAGACAGACGGAAAGAAGTGTGCCCCATATATCTTCAATGATGCCCTGTGCTAGAAAAAGAGCAGCATGAGGTTCATGCAGGCTATCAAGATATTTTCCGAGCAAGACCAACACAAGAGATCTGGCATCAAGAAAAGGCACAAGTGCATCATGCTTTATTGCTTCCGTCAGAAGCTCATCCAGAGATAGTCCATCTTTCTTGATTTTACTCAACAAAAAGTTCCCGAAGATCTTTTGGAAAAGCACCAAGAAGATATTGACCAGGAACATTCGGATTTTAGAAAAGAGATCTCAGGGAATAAAAAATCTGAATGATAGAACACCGCAAAACGCATCGACTTAATGGCCGGTGCGTTTTTTGTTTGCAAAGGAGGTAAAGTGTGACTGTTTATAATGATGAACTGTACCATTGGGGTATCAAAGGCATGAAGTGGGGTGTGCGGCGATACCAGAACCCGGATGGTACTTTGACATCTGCCGGGAAAAAACGATACTCTTCAGATGACTATAAAAACGGCATCAAGAAAGCCGGAAATGTTGCCAAACAGCTTTTGAAGGATACTGCTCATCCGATGGACAAGAATGGCTGGACAAATCGTCCGAAGTCTGATCCTAACCCTTGGTATGGAAGCCAAAGAAAAGTTGCAGAAAAGCTTGAACGCCATTCGACGAAGGCTCGTTCCAACAATCCCAAAAAGATGACCGATGAAGAGCTGAATCAGCGAATCGCCCGGATGCAGAAAGAAAAGCAGTATATGGAGCTGAAGAAGAGCACGTCACCTGGTAAGGCTTATGTGACTGATCTGCTGAAAACTGCTGGCAATAAAATCGTTGGTGGTGCAGCCGGTGCAATCGGTGGCGTGGCTGGCAAGGCGGCTGTAGATGCAGTGCTGAATCACTATGGCGATATCGCTGTGGCTGCCGTAAATGCGACTGGGAGCGATGCTTTGAAAAAAGCCGTTGTAACGGCCGCAATGGCTTCGGCTGTAAAGAAGTCCTGATCTGGAGGAAATCAAAATGGCATCACAAACCTTTGGCTCCAGACTGAGACACGCCTGGAATGCGTTTTTGAACCGGGACCCTCCAGGGAAGATATACTACGGCGGCGGATACAGCTACCGCCCCGACCGGGTGCGGATGAACCGGACAAGCGACCGCACCATCATTTCGGCCATAAACACCCGCATCGCTATGGATGCAGCAGCCATTACCATCAATCACGTAAGGCTCGACGAAAACGGACGCTACAGCGAAACCATTTCGTCGGGCCTTGATTCTTGTCTGAACCTTTCCGCCAACATTGACCAGACCGGACGGGGCATGCGGTTCGATATGTTCCTGTCCATGCTGGATGAGGGCGTCATCGCCGTGGTGCCGGTGGACGTGGAGCTGAACGAAGCGACCGGCGAAATGGACATCCAGTCCATGCGGGTGGGCAAGGTGAAGGAGTGGTACCCTGCCGACGTGCGGGTAGAGCTCTACAACGAGAAGACCGGCCAGAAGGAAGAGGTGACCCTGCCGAAGGACCGGGTAGCCCTGATCGAGAACCCCTTCTACGCCGTGATGAACGAGCCCAACGGAACCATCCAGCAGCTGACCCGGAAGCTCCACCTCATGGACGTCATCGACGAGCAGGTGGGAGCCGGGAAGCTCGATCTTATCATCCAGCTGCCCTACGTCGTGAAGAGCGAGGCCCGCAAGAAGCAGGCCTTGGAGCGGCGGCAGGAGATCGAGGACCAGCTGGCAGGCTCGAAGTACGGTGTGGCTTACACGGACGGCACGGAACACATCACCCAGCTGAACCGCAGTCTGGAAAACAATGTTCTGAAGAGTGTGGAATACCTGACCAACATGGCATACAGCCAGTTGGGTATCACACCGGAGATCATGAACGGCACTGCGGACGACAAGGTGATGACTAACTACGAGAACAGGACCATCGAGCCCATCGTAGCGGCCGCCGTGGATGAGTTCAAACGGAAGTTCCTGACGAAAGAGCAGCGAGATGAAAAGAGTGAGAGCGTGCTGTTCTTCCGCGACCCGTTCAAGCTGACGCCGGTGTCGGCTGTGGCAGAGATCGCAGACAAGTTTACCCGCAACGAGATCATGACCTCGAACGAGATGCGGCAGGCCATCGGCATGAAGCCCTCGAAGGACCCGAAGGCGGATGAGCTGCGGAATGCGAACATCAGTCGGTCGAACGAGGAAGCTGTAGGACAGCGGCAGATCGTTGCGGACGGGAAAGATGCAGATGCAAGAATGCTTGGATATTAGAAAGGGGATGCTGAATTTCAAAATGACTATCGATTATGATTGCAGTGGATGGGCTACGAAGGCCAACACCCGCTGTTACGACGGACTGACCATCGCGCCGGACGCCTTTAAGGAGTGCGACGGCAAGACCGTGCCGATGGTGTACAACCACGACCACTCGAGCGTGGACAATGTCATCGGCCACTGTCTGCTGAAAAACCGGCCCCAGGGCGTATACTGCTACGCCAAGTTCAACGATACGGACACCGGCCGGACGGCCAAGGCCTGCGTGGAGAACGGCGACCTGAACGCCTTTTCCATCTATGCCAACGGTCTGCAGAAGGTGGGGAAGACCGTGAAACACGGCTTTATCCGGGAAGTAAGCCTCGTACTGGCAGGCTGCAACCCGGGTGCGCTCATCGACGAGGTAGTGAAGCACAGCGCCGATGAAGATTACGATGAGGGCGAGGCCTTTATCTACAACGACGAGGGCCTGAGCCTGACCCATGGGCTGGACCCGGAGGGCAACCCGCTTGAGGAGCTGACCCACAGCGCCGACGACGGAAACGACACGAAACAGGAGGATGCCGGAATGGCGGACGAAGAGAAAAACGGTAAGACACTCAAGGAAGTGTACAACAGCATGACCGACGAGCAGAAAGAATGCTGTCATGCGCTTGTTGGCCTTGTAATGGAAGCGGCAGACAGCGAGGACGGCGAAGACGACGGTGAGGAGGATACGACCGTGAAGCAGAATGTATTTGACCGTGACACCACTGAGACCGTGCTGAAGCACAGCATCGGCGACATCAACGCTGTTATCAAGGGTGCCAAGAGCAGCGGCACCATGAAGGCGGCTTTCGAGAACTCGGACATCACCGGTGAGGAGCTGGCCTACCTGAGCCACGGCATCGACAACGTGGAGTGGCTGTTCCCCGACGACAAGGTGCTGGACAACCCGCCCCGCATCATCGACAAGGACCAGACCTGGGTCGGCAAGGTGATGAGCGCTGTGCATCACATCCCCTTCAGCCGCTTCAAGAGCATGTTCGCTGACCTGACCGAGGAGGATGCATGTGCCAAGGGCTACATCAAGGGTAACTTCAAGAAGGAACAGGTCTTTGGCCTGCTGCGCCGCTCCACCAGCCCCACCACCGTCTACAAGAAGCAGAAGATGGACCGCGACGACGTCATTGACATCACCAGTTTCGACGTCATTGCATGGCTGAAGAGCGAGATGCGCCTGAAGCTGAACGAGGAGATCGCCCGTGCCATCCTGATCGGTGACGGCCGCCCCGCTGCCAGCGAGGACAAGGTGGACGAGAACTGCATCCGCCCGGTGTTCAACGACGCAGACCTGTTTACCATCAAGGTGCAGGTGTCCACTACCGGTCTGACTGCCGTGGAGGACAAGTACAAGGCCGCCATCAAGAGCATCCTGCGCTCCCGCAAGGAGTACAAGGGTGCCGGCACCCCCACCCTGTTCACCACAGAGGATGCCCTGACCGAGATGCTCCTGCTGGAGGACACCATCGGCCACACTCTGTATGCCGACGAGGCTGCGCTGGCCCGCAAGCTGCGTGTCTCCAACATCGTGACTGTGCCTCAGATGGAAGGCATGAAGGGTGCCAAGGGCGGCGACCTGTTCGGCATCATCGTCAACCTCTCCGATTACACGGTTGGCGCAGACAAGGGCGGCGCTGTCTCCATGTTCGACGACTTCGACATCGACTTCAACGCTATGAAGTACCTGATCGAGACCCGCTGCTCTGGCGCACTGACCACCCCGTACAGCGCCATTGCTGTTGAGTGGGCTGCTTAAGCTTCCTATAAGACGAGAGAGGTTTTGTATTACATGAAATGCCGAGCCCTGCGACAAAGGGCAGGCGGAAAGGAACTATAATGCTGAAACCCTACTACGAGACTGGCCACGACCTGCATGTGGCAAACTACGTTGCCTACCTGCACACCGACAAGAAGCTGTACGAGGACGAGGCACACAAGACCCAGGCGAAGAAGGATGACGTGGAGAAGGCCTTTAAGCTGGGCCGCCTGATGATCGTGGACGGCGCCAAGACCTACCTGCCTATCGCTCTGCTGGCTGCCGGTGTGGTGGTGTATGACGGCACTACCGCTACGACCTGCACCGTGGCAGCGGAGTAAAAGCAGGTCATCGAGTTAGTAATAGCAAACTGACCTGCCGTACAAAATTCAAAATGGTGACGAACTGAGCGCCGCCAGTGGCGGAAACAGCGAAGTGAGGAACTGGCCGGGGTCAGCGAGACGCGAGCGACAGTGAAGCGGCTGCTGGGCACCCCAACTCGGGTTCCTTAGGGAGGATCTACTATGAAATGGAGCGGGAAGATCGGGTTTGCGCAGGACACGGAAGAATCGGCCCCCAGCGTATTCGCAGAGCGGATCGTGGAACGGAGCTATTACGGCGACGTGCTGGAGTTTGGGCGGCTGATGCAGGGGAGCGACAAGATCAATGAGGATGTTACAGTGGGAAACCAACTGAGCGTTGTAGCCGACCCATTTGCACAAAACAACCTTTACGCCATGCGATATGCCACGTTTTGCGGGCAGCACTGGAAGATCACGAATGTGAAGGTGCAGTACCCAAGACTGGTGCTGACCTTAGGAGGAATCTGGAATGGAAGCACGCCTGAAGCTTGACGCTTTGCTGCGGAAGGTACTGCGGGAGGCGACCGGGAAAGAGAACCTCTACTTTCAGCCGCCTGCCGGATACAAGCTGAAATACCCCTGTATCGTGTACAGCGAAAGCCGTATCCGGAATGAGCACGCCAATGACGGAGTTTATATCCAGCGCCCCCATTATACGGTGACGGTGATGGATAACGACCCCGACTCGAAACTGAAAGCGGCCGTAAGCGTATTGCCGAAATGCGCCTACGACCGCTGTTTTGTTTCGGAAAACTTATATCACACTGTGTTTACGACCTATGTTTAAGAAGGAGGAATGACTATGGCAAGACTGATTTGGGACGCCGTTGGTGAGAAATTTTACGAAATGGGCACCAAGATGGGCGTTCTGTACCCCATGACCGCTGAGGGCACCTACGAGAAGGGCTCCGCCTGGAACGGCCTGACCGCTGTGACCGAGAGCCCCTCTGGTGCAGAGGAGACTAAGCTCTACGCCGATGACATCAAGTACGCAAGCCTGCGCAGCGCCGAGGATTATGGCTACACCATCGAGGCTTATACCTACCCTGCGGAGTGGGAGGCCTGCGATGGCTCTGCCCAGGTGGCTCCCGGCGTGACCATCGGCCAGCAGAAGCGCAAGGCATTTGGCTTCAGCTGGGTGACCACCAAGGGCAATGACATCACTGACGAGGCCGGCCAGAAGATCCACGTGGCATGGAACAGCACTGCTTCGCCCAGCGAGAAGAGCTACTCCAGCACCAACGACAACCCCGATGCCATCATTTTCAGCTGGGAATGCAGTGCCTCTCCGGTGAATGTCAAGGGTCATCGCCCCACCTGCCATATGGAGATCGACTGCTCCAAGCTGAAGGAGAAGACCGTGCTGGCGATCCAGAACAAGCTCTGGGGCTCTGACGGCGGTTCCGGTGTTGAGGCTGCCAGCGAGGCCACCCTGCCCAGCCCGGATGAGCTGATCAAGTTGATCACCGACACCGAGGCTGCCGCCTAATAACGGGACAAAGGAGAAGAAAAATGCTTAAGAAGACGATGACCACCGTGGATTTCGGTGGTACCGAGAGAACGGAAGACTACTACTTCAACCTGACCAAGGCGGAGATCATGGAGATGCAGCTTTGCACCGACGGCGGCTTTGTGGAGACGGTGAAGAAGATCGTGGAGGCAAAGAATCAGCTTGAGCTGACCCACCTGTTCAAGAAGATCATCTGCGCCAGCTATGGTGTGCTGAGCCCCGACGGCAGGAAGTTCGTGAAGAACCAGCAGGTTCTGGACGACTTTATGGCTACCCAGGCCTACAGTGACCTGTACATCGAGCTGCTGAGCGGCGACGGCAAGGCTGCCGAGGACTTTGTGAACGGCATTCTGCCCAAAGACCTGACCAATGAGGCCGCTAAGGCCCCTGTTTCTCAGCCCGGCCTTGCTGTGCTGAACCCGTAACCTGATGATACCGAACCGTGCTTTGCGTACTGCATAGCACGCTGCCCACACATTTGATGCCAGGAGGAGCAGACGATGCTGACCATCAAAATAGCCGGAACACAGAGCTGGGACCCACAGAAGGCCGAGTTCCGGTACGGTGAGCCCGTTGAGCTGAGGTTAGAGCACAGTCTGCTCTCCCTGGCTAACTGGGAAAGCAAATGGCATATTCCGTTTTTGTCGAACGTCGGAAACCTGACGGCTCAACAGCAGATGGACTATATCCGCTGTATGACCGTGACGAAGGGGGTTGACCCCGAGGTATACCGGCGGCTGACGAGAGAACAGATGAATGCCATTAACATATATATGGACGACCCCATGACCGCTACCTGGTTTCGGGGCGAGCCAAAGCCGAACGAGCCCAGGAACGGGAAGACTGTAAAGCAGAAGCCCCGCCCCAGGCGAGGAGGCACAGAGACCACTGCGGAGGTGCTGTATTACCAGATGTTCCAGCTTGGGATCCCCAAGGAATGTGAGAAATGGCACCTGAACCGGCTGCTGACGCTGCTGCGGGTGGGCCAGGAAGCCAACAACCCGCCCCGGAAAATGAGCAAGGCCGAGGCAATGGCTCAGCAGAGGATGCTGAATGAGCAGCGGAAAGCAAAGCTGCACACGAGGGGGTAAGAAATGCCAAAGGTGATCGTGTGCCGACAGAAAGGCGACTGGAAGAAAACAAAGGGATTTTTGAAGCGGTGCTCGGCGCTGAAGCTGGACGATATTCTGGCTCAGTATGGCCGGGAGGGGGTAGAGGCGCTGTCGAGGGCCACCCCCAAGGACACCGGGAAGACCGCCGCAAGCTGGAGCTATGCCGTACACCGGGACGAGAACAGCATCACCATTACATGGTCCAACTCCAACATCGTGGATGGAGTGCCCATTGCGGTGATCCTGCAATACGGACACGGCACCCGGAATGGCGGGTATGTAGAGGGAGTGGATTACATAAACCCGGCAATGCGGCCTATTTTTGAGAGGATCGCAGAACGGGCATGGGGTGAGGTGAGAACAGAATGAGCCGTGAAGTAGACCAGCGTGTTGTAGAACTGCAGTTCAACAATGCGAACTTTGAGAAAAACACAAAGAAGTCCATGGACTCCATCGACCGGATGATGGAGAAACTGCAGTTCAAAGGGGCCGAAAAGGGCTTTGAGAAGCTGGATGCGGCTGCGGAAAAAGTGGATTTTGCCACCATGAACCGCTCGCTGGACACCTTGCAGCAGAAGTTTTCGGCTCTGGATATTATGGCCGCCACGGTATTGGTGAACATTACCAGCAAGGCCATGAATGCCGGCGAACGATTGGTGAAGAGCTTGTCACTGGATCAGATCACCAGCGGATGGAATAAGTACGCAGAGAAGACCTCGAACGTGCAGACCATCATGAACGCCACCGGCAAGAGCATCGATCAGGTGAACGGCTACCTGAACAAGCTGATGTGGTATTCGGACGAGACCAGTTACAGTTTCAGCGAGATGACCAGCGCGCTTTCGCAGATGACGGCGGCGGGCGGCAATATCGATAAGATGATCCCTATGATCATGGGTATTGCAAACGCCACGGCAGATGCGGGTAAGACTGGCTTTGCGTTCCAGAGCACCATCCGGAACCTGACCCAGAGCTACAGCGCAGGACACTTACAGTTACAGGACTGGAAGAGCCTGAACCTGATGGGTACGGCGACGAAAGCCCTGAAACAGGAGCTTATCGACACTGCGGAGGAGCTGGGGGTCATCAAGAAGGGTGAAGTGACCATCGCCAGCTTTGAGTCGAGCTTGCAGAAGAAATGGGCCAACACGGAGGTCATGGAAAAGACCTTCGGGAAGTATGCTTCCATGATGGAGGCGGCCTATGAGCTGACCCAGAAGAACAAAGGTATGACCAGCTCGGAGGCGCTGGAACAGCTGAAAGGGCAGTACGGAGAGCTGGCAGAACGCGCCGCCCTCGCTGCCCAGCAGGCCACCAGCTTCGCGCAGGCCATCGACTCCACAAAAGACGCCGTCAGTTCAAAATGGATGGCCGTCTTCGAGACTCTCTTTGGCAACAAGGAAGAGGCAACCGACACCTGGACGGAGCTGGCGAACCGGCTGTATGACATCTTCGTGCCGTCCATCGACGCCCTGAACGACCGGATGAAAGCGGGCCTCGACACCGGCTGGCAGCAGATGCTCTCGAACGAGCTGGGTGACCAGGGCAACGCCTACACCTATGCACTGGAGCAGGTAGCACTGGCTACTGGCGCTCTGACGGAAAAGCAGATCGAGGAGGCAGGGAGCTTCGGCGCGGCCCTGCAGGAAAATGGCGTGAGCGCCGATACGCTGCGGCAGGCGCTGGACGAAGCCCGCACCAGCACCGAGAAACTGCTGGCCCTGAGCGATAAGGAGCTGGACGCGCAGGGGTACGACAAGGACGCCATACAGAAGGCCCACGACCAGTTCGTGAAACTGAACGAGGCTGTTCAAAATGGAACACTGGACCTCGAAGGATATGCTGAGGCCATCGGAAGGGTATCGGGCCGGGAGCACCTGATACAGGGGCTTTGGAACATCATGGACGCCATCGGGAAGCTGGTTACGCCCATCAAGGAGGCCTTCAACGAGATTTTCCCGCCTGCAGACGGCGACCGAATCTATACAATCGCCGAACGGTTCGACCTGCTGACCCAGAAGCTCATCATCTCGGATAAGACGGCGGCGAACATCAAGAAGACGTTTGAGGGTGTATTTTCAGTCATCCGTGTTGGCGTGAACATGCTGAAAACCGTCGTACAGACAGCGGCAAATGTTCTTAGTGCGGCAGTCCCTCTTGGCGATGTCCTGCTTGGAATGACTGCCAGCATCGGAGGATTTGTATCCTCGGTAGATGAAAGCCTTGACCCGCTGGAAGCACTTGGCTCGATGATCACTGGTTTTGTCCAGACCATTGCACCGGTGCTTTATTCTTTTGGAAAAGAGGCTGACGTAGTATTTTCTAATTTTGCAAATGGAGCAAAAGATGCTTTCAACAGCTTCGATCCGGAAAGGATGAAAGACTTTATCACCGGAGGGTTGAGCGTCGGTATTCTGGCCTCTGTGAAGAGCTTCCTCGATGGAATCAAGTCTGTCGGGGAAAGTGCAAAAGGTATTATCGGAGGCATTAAAGATACTATCGATTCACTCGGTGAAGCAATCGATGCATGGAAAGAAGCGAAAAAATCGGAAACACTGATCACGATCGCGAAATCTATCGGTATCATTGCAGCATCGCTTGCTGTTGTATCAATGATAAAACCGGAACGACTGAGTGCTTCGATGGAGGCGATGACCGGAGTGTTTCTGGGGCTGCTCGGTGTGATGAAAGCACTTGCACTCATTTCGAAAGACGTAAGCTCTTTGAAACTAATGGCTGTAAGCACGGGAATGATGGCAGTTTCGTCTGCAGTCCTTGTGCTGTCCGGTGCGCTGAAAGTCATTTCTACCATTGACAAAAGTAATCTTCTTGCAAGTGTTGCAGCACTTGGCGGAGTAATGGCTGGACTTACTATTGTAGGTGCTGTACTCTCCAAGGATGAGGTAAGATTTCTGAAGGGAGCAGCCGGACTTATCGCTTTTGCAGGTGCTGTCGGCATTCTCACAACGGCACTCAAAGCACTTAGCGGTCTAAAACTGGAAGAAATGGCGAAAGGGCTTGGAGGTATATCCGGAATCACAGCAGTTCTTGTTTTAGCAGCAAAGCTTATGAATGGCGTAAAATTCGGCATCGGAAACGGTGCTGCGTTTTTAATGCTGGCGGGCAGCATGAACCTGTTGGTATCGGCCTTCAAGAGCTTTGGCGAGATGAACTGGACTGAGATCGGGAAGGCACTTACAACAGCAGGTGCCAGTATCGGCGTTTTTGTGCTTGCATTGAATCTCGCGAAAGGAACTCTCGGAGCGGCCGTGGCGCTGACAACGATGGCCGCAGCTGTGAACCTGCTTGTACCGGCGATAAAAGAACTTGGCTCGCTGAGCCTAACCGAAATGGGCATGGCGCTTCTTGCCGTTGCGGGCGCATTCACCGCCCTTGGTGTTGCTGCAGCGATCCTTGCTCCTCTGACACCGGTCATCGTTGCATTGTCACTATCTATCAGCGCTCTTGCACTGAGCATCGGTGCATTGCTGGCACTAAATTCGGCAGCCATGTTTATTGGGAATCTGGCATCCAGTCTTACTCTGCTCCAGAATCTTAATTTCCAGGTCTTTATCGAAGCCTTGAAATCGGCGGCATGGCTGGTTGTTGAATTTATTACAGGAATCATCAAGGGGTTGGCAGAAGTTGCTTCGACGCTGGCGACTTCCATTGCCAAGATCATAGAAGCAGTATGCTCTGCTATCGTTCTTTCTGCACCTGCCATCGGAGAAGCACTTTATGCAGCAGGCACCACGCTGATCGATGTTATCATCAAACTTCTCGATTATATTTGGGTGAAATGTGAGCCCGCTCTCAATGACCTCTGGGACAAGTTTACCGGATTGGTCAAGAAAAAGGCTGAGAATTTCAGTCTGCTCGACCTGCTGGGGCTGAAGTGGGAAAACCCATTTGCGCCTTTCCTCGACGAACTGGAGCATGGCGACAGCTTTATGGCAGGGCTCTATCAGCAGATGACCGGCACGGGCAAGTATGCGACCGAAGGATTTGCTAATGGTGAGACTGACAAAGACGCCATCGCACAGGTGAAGCAGGCCAGTTCGAATGTGGCGAATACAGCTGTAGAGACCATGAAAGATGACCTCGACCAGCATTCTCCCTCCAAGGTCATGGCCGAAATTGGCCGGTTTGTGACACTGGGACTGGCGGAAGGCATCGGCGACCAGAACGCACTGGCGAAGGCGAAGGCTGCCATGCTGAACGTGGCCACCGGCATCCGTACCGTCTTTACGAACTTCTGGGGCATCCACTCGCCAAGCGACCTCGCCATGAGCGATGCGGAGAACATCCTCGAGGGCGCGGTGCTGGGAATGTGCGACCCGGAAGCACGGCAGAAGCTCTACGACGAAAGCTACAACGCTGCCTCCGAAGTGAAGGGCGGCGTGGGAAAGGCGCTGGACGAGGCGGCCACGCTGGTGCAGGACAAGATGCAGGGCATCTACGCTGCATTCAAAATGGACCCTCTGGGGAGCGGCTCGAATCCCCTGAGAAATGGCGTTGAGACGGCCAGGAAGCAGTTTGAGACGGCCATTCAGGACTCGACGCTTATCCCTGGCAAGAATGGTATCCAGACGGCGAATACGGATACAACACGGGGCGTGAATGACATTGCTGCGGCCGCTAAGAGCAGGCTTGCAGGCTACTTTGGCGCATTCGGAGACTATTACAAGAAAGTGGTCGACGACATTACGCCGGGTACGACCGACCCGACTACCAAGACGAAGGCTTCCAAGACCGGAAAGAGCCTTGCGGAGACCCTTGCAGAGGAGTACAGCAAGAAGCTGAAGGCCAACAAGTACCTGCAGGATGCGCTGAGCAAGGAGACCGCCCTGTGGGAGCTGCAGAGCGAGCACAGCGTGACCAACGAGGAGCTTCTGGCAAAGCGGACTGAGGTGGTGACCAAGCAGATCGAGCTGCAGGCAGACCGAGTGGCCATTGCACAGCAGCAGTACGATACCCTGCTGGCCCGGGTAGGTGCCGGGAACGACAAGACCAAGGACGCCTACAACACCCTGCTGGATGAGAAGGCCAATCTGGAGAAGCTGCAGCAGAGCCGCCACAGCGACATTTGGGGCGATGTACTGAGCCGGTATGAGAACGACGCCAAGACCGCCGAGGATGAGTACGACCTGTGGGTATCCATGTACGAGGACACCGCCACGGTAGCAGAGCGCTCGAACCGGCAGATGATGCAGATCAACAAAAAGATCGATGCACAGGCCAAGGTGGTAACGGCTGCCGAGGAGGAATATACCAAGCTCAAGGAAGAGTTTGGGGAGCAGAGCCAGCAGACCCAGGTGGCATACCGGAAGTATCTGGAAGAGCAGAAGGAGCAGCAGGAGCTGATCAACGAGCTTGAGAAGGCCCAGCTTACCCAGTTTGCCAACCAGATCACCCGATACGAGAAGGAAGCCAAGATCGTATCGAACCGACAGAAGATGCTGGAAAAGCTGTACGATGACGGCAGCCTCTCGGAGCGGGAAAGCGCTTACGAACAGGCGGTAGAGAAGTACGGCGAAGGCTCCAAGGAAGCCCGTCGTGCTGCCATGCAGGGAACCATGAGCTCCCTGATGGGTGTTGGCGCTGCCATGCGCAACATGAGCACCTCGCTGAAAAAGCTGACGGAATACCAGAAGACCTATGACTTCTACGTAGCCCAGGGCAAGAAGGACAGCGAGGAGGCTCTGGACGCACTGGCAGAGCTGCAGGACGAGCAGTACAACTTTGTGGGATTTGCGGAGAGTCTGGCCTCGGCGTTTGACATGAGCGAAAACGGCAAGCAGGCTATGATGCAGCTCGGGTATACCATCTCGAAGAACTGGAAACCCATCTACAACGGGTTCAACCAGGTATGGAAGAAAGTAAACCCGGCCTTTGCAGAGAACCTGACCAACCTGATCGGCTTGTACTCACGAGAGGGTGCCAGCGAGACCATGGCCGCCACCATGAACACTGTGGTAAGTGCCATGCGTGGAGACTGGGCCAATGCGGTGGCCAGCGGGCTTACGGCTGTGCTGGACATCGTAGGCACTGACTTTGGCCGGACTCTGAGCGAGGCCATTGGGGATGCACTGCGGAGCGCTTTTAGCGGCAACGGCCTGTTTGCCCAGCTTCTCTCGAAGCTCTTGGGAGGGATGAACCCGGGAGGCTCCGGCGGCGGAGGATTCTTCTCCAAGGCTTTGGACTTTATCAAGAGACTTCTGGGCCGGAAGAGCACCGGCGTTGCCGGCGGAGGAAGTGGGATCTCAAAATGGCTCAGCGCCGGGAAGAGTGCTCTGGGCCTTGGAAAAGCCGCAAAAGCCGCCACAGACCTGGTGCCGGTACTGAACAGCGTAGGGACTGCCACCGCCAATGTGGCCTCCGGTGTGACCACCGTTGCCAAGGCTGCGGGAGCCGCCAAAGTTGCTGCTACCGCTGCCGGAGCTTCCACCTCGGGAACTCTGGCCAAGGTGGGCATGGGCGTTGCCAAGGTGGCTTCCAGCCTCGGCCCTCACGGCCTGCTGGTGGGTGCCTGTGTGGCAGGTGCGGCCCTAGTAGGCACTGCCGTGGTGAAGAACTGGGACAAGGTGAAGGCCGGTATCGGCAAAGCCTGGGACTGGATCAAGGAGAAGGCTTCGGGACTCTGGGACGGCATGAAGCGCATCGGCTCGAACCTCGTGAGCGGCCTCGGAAAAGGCGTGAAAGCAGGTGCAAAGACCTTTGGCAGCTTTATCATCTCGCCCTTTGCAGGCATCATCAGCGGTGTGAAGAAGCTGTTTGGCGTCCACTCGCCCTCGACGGTATTTGCCGGGATCGGCGGCTACCTGATGGAAGGTCTGGCGAACGGCATCACGAACACCTCTGATGGCGTGGACCGGAGCCTTGAGGCCGTGGCAGATGGCGCTTTGGACATTGCCCAGAGCAGCGCCATGAGACTGCTGGACGTGCTGAACGACGAAAGCGACCCCAGCATCCAGCCGGTGGTAGACCTGACCAATGCAGAGAACGCTCTGGACTGGATGGACTCCCGCCTGGCAGGAGACCGGGCCGTGACCCTGAGCGCAACCCGCTCGGCAAACCTTGCCGGGACGGTGAACCAGAACGCCAATCGTCAAAATGGAAAAGCAGACCCCAACGACCCGGAGGCCCTGTCGGCCAGCGGGAACCGTGATGTGGTGGATGCGATCCAGAGCATGGGCGAGCGGATCGACGGTGTGGCAAGGGCTGTGGCCAACATGAAGGTCGTAATGAACAGCCGGAAGCTGGTAGGCGAGATCAAGACCGACATGAACACCGCCCTTGGTGAGCTGGCGGAGAGAGGACGGTAAGGATGGGTATTGGCAGAGACGTGACCCCGGAAGGGGTAGAGCTGTACACCCGGCTGACCTTCCATATCCCCGCCGAAGCTCCGGTGAAGAGCTTTAGCACCGACGAGCTGATGCTGATCCCGGCAGACCCGCTGACGGTGGCTCCCTTTGAGGAGCAGATCCGCACCTTGGAAGCAGCTCCCTGGCACGGCACCATTGAATATGCCCCGCTGGAGAAGCGGGTGTTCAAGAATGCTGAGGGGAGCTGGACATTTTACTATGAACCGGACGGCAAGAGCCACACCTTCTGGGACTGTTACGGAGACATCCACCGGGAAGAATCCGATGGATGGATGGTGACAGACAGCACATGGCTTGCCACTTACCACGCCCTGCTGTACTACCTGCAGGGTCGGAGAGTGCTGGTGGACGTGCCGAACGGAAAAGGAAACATTACGAGCTACCGGGGGAGATGCTGGGTAAGCAGCTATGCCTCCGACTCTGACGGCAGGATCAAGGCCGTGATCAGCTACAGCCTTGCACCGCCCGAATGACCGAGAAAGGGGGACCAGATGAAGACGATACCACATGGGATCACCATTGGTGACACACATACCTGGAGGGATCTTTATCTGATCCCTGTTTGTCGGCCGATCGTGCAGCCGCCTACGGAAAAGACCATGACCCTTGAAGTGGAGGGTATGAGCGGCGTGGCTGACCTGAGCCACGGACTGACAGGGTACCCGGTGTTCAGTGACCGGGAAGGAAACTGGCAATTCTACGTAGACACCGACCGGTGGAGAGAGAAAAACAACTTCTGGGGGCCGGTGGGAAACCTGGCGTACCAGGATATTATGGCCCGGCTGAAGGAAAAGATGGCCCGGCCGTTCCAGACGCGGATCGTTCTGGACGACGACCCGCTTTTTTACTGGGTGGGACGCATCTGGGTGAGCGAGGCTCCCAGCCAGCAGTACAACCACACCAAGATCACCCTGCAATACCGGCTGTACCCCTACAAGTACCTGCTGGCAGAGGACGGAGATGACTGGCTGTGGGACCCCTTTTGCTTTGAGACCGACCTGGCCACCGTGAAGATGCACGGCGTGACCCTGCCGGCCGGGACGAGAGAGACGTTTCCACTGGTATTTACGGACAAGCCCAGCGCCGTGTTTGTGACCAGCAGTGGAGCGGCGACCTCGAACATGCAGAATCAAAATGGAGTGGACTACACCCTGCTGAGCCAGGAGTCCATGCCCACGACCCGCTTTGACTACCTGAAGAGCTATAGCTCCGGGGGTACCAGCTACGAATGCCGGCTGCAGACCCTTGTGATGCCGCTGGTGACAAAGCAGTACGACATCGCCATTATGGGGCTGAACTTTACTGTGAGTCCTGTAAGTACCGGGACAGCTACGGTATCCATCCGGAAGAAAGGAACCAGCGTACTGATGGCCAGTGCTACGGTGCCCATTACCAGCACAGTGAATGTTCTGTCTCAGCCGCATATCGAGCTGACGGCAGATCTGAGCGCTGAGCTTACCAAGAACACCGCCTACGAGATCGTGGTGGAGGCTACCGGCAAGATATACGCCCCCAACATCCCCAAGGATGCCCTGACAGAGAACGACTACTTCGACTTTGGCACAGGGGCTGCGGCGCTGGCACCGGACTGCGGCGGCTTTGAGCTGTTCTGTGGGTTCGTCCGGTTTTACGCCGGTGAGGGCGCTGTGCTGAAGCCCGACGTGAAGACCAACATTGGCATCGTGGGTACTGCGCTGAACACCAACGGCCGTGTGGTGGTGGTGCAGGCTCAGGAGGACACCACGGTGAGCATCGACTACCGGCCGGCGTACCTGTAAAGGAGATATTTCAAAATGAGATATAAGGTATATGCCGGTCAGGTATCGGTGAAGTTTACCAACAGCAGCACGGCCCGGTTCAACTGGACGAAAAAGGTGCTGGTGTACGACTCTTACGGCGACTCGGTGGAGGGCGAAGAGACCCAGGGCATCGTGGCAGACCCCAGCGTTGAGCTGGAGAACAAATCGGCAGGAAGCTTTTCGTGTCGGGTGCCGTATCAGGCAGAGACCCGCTTTGGCCGGGTGAAGAACCCTTACTACGACGACTTTGTGATGGGCAGCACCTGGATCATGGTGGAGGAGGACAGCGAGTGCATCTTCTTTGGCCGTGTGACGGAGTGCGAGCTGGAGTTCAATCTGGACAAGACGGTGACAGCGGACGGCATCCTGAACGAGCTGGGGCAGATCAACACCCGACTCTCGGCCAGCTCGTACAACAGCTGCTCGGAATCCAGTCTGCTTTCTATCGTAATGAATGCCGACAAGAGCCGGAAGGGTGAGAACCCTGCCAACTGCATGATGCGGGGCAAGGTGACGGTGACCAACCGGTACGTGGACACCAGCGACAGCGGCGACCAGTTCGGCAGCCTGTGGAGCATCCTGAGCACCTATCTGCTGGACAAGGACGAGGGATATTTGCGGCTTCGGCTGGCTAATGACCCGGGCACCGAGGACTACTTTTTCTACTACGATTATCTGAAGCCGGAGGATGTGCCCAGTACCACACAGAGCATCGAGTATGGCGTGAACATGCTGGACTTTGTGCTGAATGAGAAGTGCAGTTCGGATCTTGTAAACAGCGTAACGGCCCACGGCATCACCACGGTGAAGAAGGGCTGGTGGATCTTTAAGAAGATCAGTTACAACGCCATCTCCAGCACATCGGAGAATGCGTTGTCGATCCAACGGTACGGTCTGCGCTCCCGGCATATTTATGTGGATGGCAAGGCCTCCAGCTACAGTACCCTGAGTTCTGCCGCCAGTGAGGAGCTGGCCAAGTACAAGCAAGAGGCAGAACCCACCCTGACCGTCCGGGCCTTTGACCGGAAGGACATGGGGGAAAAGGTGGACAAGCTGGGGTATCTGCTGCGGACCCACATCCTGAGCAACCCCCACAGCTTTGATATGTGGATGGTATGCACCAAGGTGCGCCTGCCTCTGGACGCCCCTGACAATAAGGACTTTACCTTTGGGCTGACCAGCGCCTCGCTTTCCCGGCGTCAATGGACCGTCGGAAACCTGGCGGCGGTGCTGAAAGACAAGGTCGTTGGCGCTATCAGCTATCTGAACAGTGTAGGGTAAAAATTCAAAATGGATCTTCCGAAGGAGTAAGGTGATTATCGGGTGAATTTTGACGAGATCATAAAGAAGATGAAGGCCGCCGTAGAAGGAGTGCGGAAGGCGATCTACGGCGTGGAAGTGCGAGAATACATCGCCCAGGGGCTGGAGAATGTGCTGGCGGTAGGGCAGGTAACGGTGGACTCGGCCAAAGCCGCCAAGGCAAGCGAAGATGCCGCCAAGGCAAGCGAAGATGCCGCAAAGACCAGCGAGACCAACGCCAAGGGAAGCGAAACGGCAGCGGCTGCCAGCAGGGACGAAGCTGAACTCATCAAGGGGGACGCGGAGAACAGTGCCCATGAGGCGGCAAACAGTCAGGCCGAGGCCAAAAAGAGCGAAGAGGCCGCAAAGAAATACGCCGGCGATGCGGCGGCCATTGCCAACACCGACAAGACCCTCACCATCTCCGGCGCGGCGGCGGACGCTGCGGCCACCGGCGTGCGCATCAAACTGTTGGAGATGGTACATGGCACAGATGTAAACGGTATCAGCTTTGTTTCGGCCTTTGACACCCTGGATGGGGTGGAGCTGGAGGGGATATGGAACAAGAAGGCGTCGAGGGTGGAGTTTTAAGGAGGATAGACCATGGCAGCAAGACTTGGTAATATGGCGGTGGGCAGCACCGTTAAAATCAAGGTGAACGGCACGCTGACGGACTTTTTGATCGTGCAGCAGGGCAAGCCGTCCAGCATCTATGATGATTCCTGCGACGGAACGTGGGTCCTGATGAAGGACATCTACGAAAACCGTCAGTGGCATAGCTCGGACGCCAACGACTACGCCAACAGTGCCATCCACTCCTACCTGAACAGCACGTTCCTGAACCTGTTCGATGCGGACATCCGCAAGGTAATCAAGCAGGTAAAAATCCCGTATCGCAAGGGCAGCGGCATAGGTAATGGCGCTACCAGCGGCTCGAACGGCCTGTCTGCGAAGATTTTCCTGCTCAGTGCGACCGAAACGAGCCTTGTACACTATATACCGGTCGACGAGGGCGTTGTGCTGGCCTATTTCAAAGACTGTGCAATGGATGGTTCAGACCCCAAGCGTGTAGCCTATCTCAACGGCTCTGCCACCGGCTGGTGGCTCCGTTCTCCGTTCTGCCGCAATTACAGTGCTAGTACCAATGGTCGTAAATCCATATGTTTCGATGCCAGTGGTGATTGGAAGACCGAATTCTGCTCCAACTCGTGCGGCATTCGCCCAGCTTTGATTTTGCCCTCCTCTCGCTGGGTGTCTGACGATGGTACCGTGATCGGAAACCGCGCCCCTGAAGTGACCAGCGATGCGGGAGCCAGCGGGGCAGAGCTGGGGGAGAAAAACGCCCCCTTTACGGTTGGATACACCGTGACGGACAAGGACGGCGACCTCATGACGGTGACGGAGAAGCTGGACGGAGAGGTGAAAGCCGTAAAGACAGACGTTGGTGGTACGGTGGTCAAGGTGCAGACGGCACTCAACGACGAAGGAGCCGTACCCGCGTGGGACACTTATCCCGCCAAGTATGAGTTCTTCATGCCGCTGACGGCCAAGAAAGCGGGCCTGCGGCTCCGCTCGCTGGAATTCCGCGTCAAGGGCTATGTGCCGGGTACGATGCGCACTGTCCTGCGCAAGTATGGCTCTACGACTGCCCTGGCAGACAAGTTCATCGACATTGTCCGCGGCTACAACGACGTTGTGCTGGACATGGGCGATTTCCCGCTGGAAAAGGGCGTCGAATACCAGCTCTATTTCGCCGCCTCCAGCAACTTCTACCCGCCCTCTGTGACCACGGGCTGGGTGGTGGAGAATGAGTACGTGGATATTGCCACCGGCAGTGCCTACTACGGCGACGACACCACCCTGATCTTCTCCGGCACCATGGGGATCGTGGATACCCATACCACGGCTGGAATTGACGGAGCGATCACCGACACCCTTACGGTGGACTGGCTCAATGAAAAGGAAGGTTACACTCAGCTGCTGAACGGAGCCCACACTCTGACCCTTACGGCGAGTGACGGCACTGTCTCGACAGACTGGACCGCTACCTTTACCAAAAATATCACCGATACACGGGTGAGCCTGACCGCCCCCCTGACGGCGGACGATGCCATCACCGTGGCTGCGCTGACACTGGAGGGCAGTTTCCCGGCAGATATGAGCCTGACCGTGGAGATGACCAATAACGGACTTGACGAGACCCCCGTGTGGGAGACCGTAACGGACATCCAGCGCGGCGAGAGCAGGGCCTTTGTCCACCACGCCTTTACCAACACTACCGCCGCCAAGGGAGCGGCCTTTAACTACAAGGTGACGATCACCCGGGGAGCTTCCGGCGTCGGCGGCAATATCACAATGATCGGAGGTGTAATCGGATGAGTCTTTGCAAGATAGATAAGAGCCTGAAAGAACTCCACAAAAAGCTGGAAGAGGCGCGGAAACTCAGGGAGCTGCCCGGCCTCGTGGCGGAGATCGAGGACGCCATGTGTGAGCAGGATATGGAATCACAGGAGCGGCTGGCGACTATCGAGGACTCGCTGTGCGAGCTGGATGCCGCTATTAACAACAAGTAAGGAGGATTTCAAAATGGACAAGATCTGGGCAAACAGACTGGCCGCAGGCACCAAGACCTGGGCAGAGATGCCCGCAAGCCGCCGCCCCGGGGTCAAGCGGGAGCTGGCAAAGCGGGTAGTCAACGGCGAGATCGACGCAGAGCGGTATAAGGAGATCACGGGGGAGGACTACTACAATGGATAAACTGCTGGAGCTGCTGGAAAAGCTGGTGCGGGCCATCTTTGGCCCGGGGGACAAGCAGGATGCCGAAGAGGCAAAGCCCGCACCGGAGCCTCCCGAACCCCCCGGGGCAGAGGCTGTAACCGGCTGGGAGGGCGGCCCGCCCTACCGGTACATCGACGTGAGCCGGTATCAGGGCAAAATTACCCTCGACGGCTGGCTCAAGGTCAAAGCGGCTGGTTACAAGGGCGTTATGCTCAAGACGGTATCCACCAACAAAAAGCTCTCCAAACGAGCAGACGGCCTTTATATCGACCCGACCTTTGAGGACAACTACAAAAACGCCAAAACTGCCGGGCTGGACGTGGGTGTCTACTACTACACCTACGCTACCAGCGAGGCCATGGCCGATGCAGAGCTCGCCCTGCTGCGGCAGGCGGTCTACGGCAAGGAGCTGACCCTGCCTGTGGCAGTGGACGTGGAGGAAAACAAGCTCAAGCAGCTGTCCACGCTTGACCTGTCCAATCTTACCGCTTACGCGCTGGAACAGGTGGAGCGGATGGGCTTTTACGCCCAGCTCTACACCTACACTGGTTACAAGTATGAGCTGGACATGGCGAGGCTGTCCTCTCGGTGGGACGTCTGGCTGGCCGACTACACCGGCAAAACGCCCAACGTGACGTTTAACTACAACGCTCACCAGCACACCAGCAAGGGCGCTGTGCCGGGCATCTCCGGCAACGTAGACCTCAACGTCACCACCATCAACTACCCCAAAATCATCCGCAAGAAGGGTCTGACCCGTCTTCGAGAGGGCAAATGACCGAAAAAGAAGCTTTGCTGTGGGTACTGGGCATCCTGGGCAGCCTGTGCGCTGCAGCCATCACCATCGACAAGGTGCTGGAAATTATCCACAAGTACATCAAAAAGGCGCAGGAGCCGGACAACGCGCAGAACAAGCGGCTGGATGAGCTGGACAAGCGCATCGGCACCTTGGAGCAGGGCCAGCTTCAGCACACACAAGCCCTTGCCCGTGACCTGCGCCGCTTTGAAGAAATCGACGAGGTGAGCCGTCTGACCCTCGACGGGGTGCGCAATCTGCTGGACGCGCAGCTGTCCGGCAACAATCGCGAGGGGATGCAGAAGAGCCGCGCCGACATCGACAACTATCTGTTAAAAGGAGTGACCAATCATGGAAGCACTGGCAACTAAGCTTTTTGACCTTATCCCTGCCCCGGTGGCGGCAGTGCTGATGCTGGGGGGCGTGATCTTTTACGCTCTGGGCTGCATCCGGCTGGGCTACGGCGCAGCGGTAAAGCCGCTGGTGCTGGACCTCATCGAGAGGGCTGAGCAGGAAATCCAGGGGACAAAGCGCGGCGCAGAGCGCAAGGCGTGGGTCGTCAAGATGCTCCGGGCCGCTCTGAGCGCCAGCAAATACGGCAAGCTCATCAGCTGGGCCATCACCGATGAGACCATCGGCACCGTGATTCAGTTTTTCTTTGACCGCATGAAGGCGGCACTGGAAAAGGAGTAAAGGAGGAACAAGATGTATTATCTCAAAAATACAGAAATGGGCGAGCCTCGTTCAATTTATAAAGCCAAAGGAATGGGGCGCTTTTATCGCGGTACTTTTACCGGGCTTGATGGAAAGTATCAGGGCATGAAGGTATATACCTGCAAGTCTCTCAGGCACATCAAGAGCTTGCGTGAGCGTGTGCACGAATACTGCGAAGAATGGTTTGACGTGTACGATGAAAACGGCAAGGTTGAAATCTAAACCGTAGAAAGGACTATACTATGGCAAGCACTACATGGAGCGATTTTGTTAAGACCAACAAAATCGGGGTGTTAAGGCTCAAATTTGATAAAAAATTGCAAATTTGCGGTCTTAATATGGCAAAATGCGTATCTAAGCGCAACGCCGGACAGCTGCCGCAGCCTTTTTGGCTCGGTGCTGCCTGTGGCGGCGGCTCGCGTAGTGCTGCCCGCTGCGCTGCAAGGACTTGACCGACAGCAGATGACCGCCGCCATTAAAAACGCACCGCTTGGGAGGGTAGACCGTAAGATAGCCTTACTGCGGTACGTTGAGCGGCTCCCGCTGCCGGACATTGCAGCACAGACCCATTACAGCCGGACAGCGATAGGCTACCGGCTCAAAAGCATTGACAAAATGCTTGGATAAGGCTTGGATAAGCAAATCCCCCGGTGTTCCGTTTGGAGCATCGGGGGATTTTTTGTTTTTTGGGACACGGAAGCCCGGCAAGTCTCCGTCCCTTATAACTTTGTACCTGGCGTTTCCGGGAATATACGCCACGCATGGAGGATGCAACCGCCCGGAAACCGCTCGATATTCGCATGGCGGCTATATCATGCGGCTCATCCCTGTAAATCAGCGATGGTAACGCCGCAAGCGGCTGCGATCTTTTCGAGGGTAGACACTCTCGAGACTGCCTTGCCGGACTCTGCATGCTGAATGGTTGCAGTGGACAGCCCGGTTTTTTCTGCCAAGGCCCGGATGGTTAATCCTGCGCTTTCTCTGGCTGATTTGATTTTGACGGCAGACACGCCAAGCGTCTTGTAATCGGGCGAGTTATACCCAATCACGAACAACCCTTGCTGTTCCATCGGCAACGCCTTGAGCGAATAGCTTTTCTCTGCATCCTCAATGTCAACGTCCTTCAGGACGTAGGAACAGGCATTGTCAAGCTCCGGGGTCATTTTATGGAGCTTGTGCGCCAGCGTGATCCTCATCGTCACGCCACGCACAGGGAATCTCGTTGCGTTGTCGAGGTCTGCCTGATTTACATGGTCAGGGGCGCAGGCTTCGTCCAGCAAGCGGTACAGCTTGCCAAGATTTCGGATGGTAGTGTTTTCCATATTCGTTTCCTCCGTACGTTTTTGTTGTACTGATTATACCACAAAACTAATACAAGTGATACAGGCATAGTCACCAAACCATGCCTTACTTTTTTGTCCATTTTGTATTAGTTGTATTAGTTCTAATCAAGCTTTAATCAAGTTTTAATCAAGCTTTTTGTCCTTCGTTGTGTCTTCGTTGTCTCTCGTTTTCTCCCGGTGCGGTACACTGAGCGCAATAGGAGGGATGTATTATGAGCTATTATCAGACACCCGGAACACCATACGTTCCACAGCAGCCTGTCAATCCTTACGGCGGCATGGGAACGGTAGGGCTTGCCACTCCCCTGCCGAACACGCAGATGCCACAGGCACAGCAGCAGCGTCCGCAGTCGATGAATGGGCAGCAGCCTGTTCAGCAGTCGGTACAGGACGGCGGTTGGCTGCTGGGCAGACCTGTTTCCAGCAGAGAGGAATTTTTGGCAATACCGTCTGACCTGTACGGCAGACCGACCTACTGCCCAGACTTGCGCAGCGGCGTGATCTACTGCAAGCGGCTGAACCCGGACACCTGTGAATCCTATGTGCAGGAGTTTTACAGCCCGGAAGCGTGGCGGCAGATACAGGCGCAACAGGCACAGCAGACCGCTGCACCGACACAGCAGTATGTGCCTATTGAAGAGTATAACGCCCTCGTCCACAGGCTGGATGAACTGGAAAAGTGGCAGAAGAGCTTTTCAAAGCCCGCTGCCGCTGCGAAGAAAGGAGAATAACAATGTCCTCTCCGTTTGATGTGATTACACACAGCCCCATCATGCAGCTTGCAAATCTGGCTCGTGCCGGGCAGAACCCGATGGGGCTTATCCAGCAGTTGAGCGGGCAGAACGCACCCATCATGCAAGGCTTGAACCTGATTCAGGGCAAAAACGAAACGCAGCTCCGAACGATGGCACAGAACCTCGCCAAAGAGCGTGGCATCGACCTGAATCAGCTGGCAAGCGCTCTGAACCTGACGCTGCCCCGGTAAAGCATCCCTCTAAGCGAAACGCTTCTCAGTTTTGCGGACTTGATAAAAACCGCTTTTGTTTGGCTTCGCCCACCGCACACGGCGGTGGGATGGCATAACGCAAAACTGAAAGGAGTTTTGTTATGGACGATTTTGCAACTGGTTATCTGGCTGGGCAGGACGGTGGCAATAACAACGGCGGATTTTTCGGCAACGAAGGTCTGTGGGCGGTTATCATCCTCGCCATCATCTTCGGCTGGGGTACAAACGGCTACGGTCGAAACGGTGGTGACAACGGCATGAACAGCTACATCCCCTATCTGGTCGGCACTGGCGCAACTGGTCAGGGTGGCGCAGATACTCGTGCGGCTCTGTCTGAAGGCTTCTACCAGCAGGACACTTCCCGTTCTCTGGCTGGCATTCAGAGCGGTATCTGCTCTCTGGGCTATGACCAGCTGGCGCAGATAAACGGAGTCAACGCCAACATCGCAAACGGCTTTGCGGGCGTGAACAGCGCCATCTGTCAGCTCGGCTACCAGAACGCACAGCTCGTGAACGGTCTGGAACGCAGCGTGTCCAACGGCGACAACGCCATCAGCCTCGCCATCATGCAGGAGGGCAACGCACGGCAGGCGGGTCAGACCGCACTTTCCACGCAGCTTGCATCTTGCTGCTGCGAGAACAAGCAGCTCATCGGCGACCTGAAGTACACCATTGCACAGCAGGACTGCGCTACCCGTCAGGCTATCGCAGACAACGCCCGTGCCATCGTAGACAACTGCAACGCCAATTTCCGCAGCATGATGGACTACTTCACGCAGGATAAGATTGCCACTCTGACCGCTGAGAACCAGAACCTGAAGTTCGCTGCTTCTCAGGATCGTCAGAATGCGCTTCTGACCACTGTGATGTCCCAGCAGACCGATACCATCCTGAACCGGGTCAATCCTCGTCCGATTCCCGCTTATCAGGTGGCAAACCCCAACGTGGGCGTGAACTGCTGCGGCTGCTGCTAACCTACACACTCCCCGATAACACCGGGTGAACCATCGGGGCAGGGGTAAGACACCTCTGCCCCTGATTTTTTAGGAGGAAAACATTATGGCTTGCAAAACAAGCTGCAAACTCTGCCCGCACTTGGTCATCAGTCAGGCGGTCACGTTTGCCAACGACACGCTGACCATCAATATCCCTGCTGGCGCATACCAGAACGGAGAGAAGTATTGTATCGTGGTTGCTCAGAGCTTGCCGGACACGACTACCATCAACGCCCCTGTGGTCATTACCATAGGTGCAGGCACGACCGCATACCCTCTGACCGACTGCAACTGCGCTCAGGCGACCGCCGAGAGCATCCACACCCGCACCCGCTATGCTACTCGTGTGGCAACGTCCGCTACCGGCACAGGCACGTTCAAATATCTTGGTTGCTTCTGCCGTTCCCACGCCGGTGCGCCTGCGTCCATTTCTTGAGGAGGTATTAGATTATGGGCAAGACTAATTTTCGCCGCATGATGATGCTCCGTGACCACGAAAAAGACCGTGAGCCGGAACGTGACCGTCTTGAGGAGGAGCGTGACCGCAGGGAGCGTGAGCTAGAACGCCGTCTGCGCAAGCTGGAAGATGGCAGTGACCGACATCCTTACTATCCGCAGGAGGAGAACCGCTACATTGACCCCTACCCTATCCCCCGCTACCCTGACGTAGAGAATGGGCGCAAGATGCCGCAGATTGGCTTCTCGCAGAACGGAGACTGGGACAAGCGGTCTGGACAGTATGAGCATGGCGGTGCGGACAGCCGTTCCATCAAGATGCCACGAAAGCACCTCACCCACGATGAAGCGGAAGAATGGTGCGACAGCATGGTGAACGCTGACGGCACGAAAGGCTGTCACTGGACGCTGGAACAGACACAGGACGTTGCCAAACAGCGCAACATCACCTGTGACCCGAACGATTTCTGGGCTGTCATGAACATGATGTACTCGGATTATTGTCAGGTTGCAAAACGCCAGTCTGTTGACACTCCGGGCTTCTACGCTGATATGGCAAAAGCGTTCCTTGATGACACGGACGCTGTGGACGGCAAGGCGTATCTCTACTGGGATTGCATTGCTGATAAGTAAAACAGAACCCCTGTGCGGTCGTTGTGACTACACAGGGGCTATTTTATTTGGTATAGTACAATTCCATATCCGCCTTGTACATATCAAGTTGTCTTTTGCTATCTACAAGCGTGTTAAAGCTAGATCCCGCTGCAAAAGATACGGCGATGGACAAAATCAAGTGCGCCGCAACCCATTTACCTGCAAAGATAAAAGGAATCTGAATTGCTACGGCAAAGACATCGAACAAAAGAACGTAAACTCCATGTTTGACCATTTTCTGTAAACGGAGAATATTTCCTTCGTAAAATTCCTTCGACTTCATCATACGTCAATCCTCCAAGAAATCCTCCAACTCAATTTTTCCTTCTACCGCCGCAGCAGCCAGAGCGTACACAAACTGTCCAATCGTCATACCATGCCGCCTCGCTTCACGGTTGATGTACTTGCGCTCCTCCTCACTCATAAGGATGGTAATGCGCTTAGAACGCTTGCCGTCACCGCTTGCAACACCCTGATGCGATTCCGGCATCGGGATTTTTTTCTTTGTCAAGCCAGCTTCGGCTAGTGCGCCGGGAATATTGCCCTGTTCAATCAGCCGCTTCGTTTCTTTCGCCTGTTTCAGATTCTTCGGCTTACCTTCGCCCAACATGGCATCACTTGGCTGGCTTTCGCTGTCTTTGGCTTGCTTCGGCTTAATACTGCTTAATTTCGCTTCACTCGACTGTGCATGGCTGTCTGTGGCTTCACTAGGCTTAATCTGTGCTTGTTCGGCATTATTCGGCTTTGTTTGGCTTGCTTCTTCTTCCTTTGGCTCACTTCGGCTTAATGTCTGTTCCGAAAAAACAGGCTGGAAATCAAACCCGCCAAGCAAGCCAGAGGATTTTTTGCTGGTTGATTTCATTCCTCTTCCTCCCAATCTTCATCAAGGTCAGGAACGGTCGGCAACGGCATCCAGTGAGTTATATTATGCGGCTTTCCGCTTTTGTCCCGCCATTCCTTAAAATCTTCTTCATAGCCTACAATTTCTACATCGTATTCGTCTTTGCTAAACCCGATAACGTATGGGTTTAGTTCATCTGGCATTTCATCTTCTGATTTCGCCCATTGATTATTTGCAAGTTCTTTCTGCCACTTTTTGCAATACTTTTCAGCTAGATACCACTGAGAATGAAACGCCATTTCTTTCTCTTTATCGGAAAGGTCATTAAATGAAAAACCAAAATTGACAACGTAGACTTGCTCCGTGTCATCAGAACAAGTTGCATTTAAAAGATGCGGACAAAAATCACTCATTTTTTTCTCCTTCCACAATCATCTTCGCCAACGCCTTGAAATCCTCTGCGCTGGTACTTTTTGCCGTGTCGCCGCTAAACAGGCTGTGCCGCTCTGCCTGCGCCTTACGAACGCCCATAGACGGTCTAATCTTCACGTCCAAAAGCCTTGTTCCCATGCTTTCTGCAATCACAGGAAGTTGCTCTACAACCTCTTTGGACAGGTTCTCACGGCTCTTGTACTGGTTCAGAAGCAGACCTTCAATTTTCAAAGTCGGGTTGAAGTATCTGCGAACATCGCCGATAGTCTGCGAAAGCTGGCTCAATCCGGCAAGCGCATAGCGGTCTGCTGTAATGGGCACAATGATGCTGTTGGCGGCGATCAGAGCGTTTACAAGCGCAAGACCGAGCTGTGGGGGCGTATCGAGAACAATGTAATCGTACTGTTCTGACACGGATTCCAGCGCTTCACGCAGCCGGAAGTTCTTACCAATGTCTCGGACAAGCTGCTCGTCAATGTCCTTCAATGCATTGTCTGACGGCAGAATGTCACCAGCTTCACAGTGCTGGATTCCTTCTTCTACTGTACCTTGCCGGGTCATTACATCAAACAGGGTACACACGTCCTCTGTCTGTGCGCCGTAGGTGTCAGTTGCGTTGCACTGGGCATCGCAGTCCACCAGTAACACCTTCTTACCAAGCAACTGTAACGCACCAGCCAGACAGGTGCTTGTGGTGGTTTTGCCTGTGCCGCCCTTCTGGTTGGCGACAGCTATGATTTTTGCCATTTTTATTCTCCCCAGTCTATAAAATATCCGTTATAAACAAACTTTTTCGCTGCTTTACCAGCTTCGATTAGAGACTTCCCGACTTCAATCGCTTCGTCAGGCGTTAGTTCGCTGTAGCTTCTTTGCGGCAAAACCCTTACAGAAGCCTGATTTCCATGATGATTGAACCGAAACTGATAATCAAACTTCTTTTCAAGGTCAAGTTCTGCTTTATTCAGAACGGAGTAGGGAACTTTTGCCATTTTATCACTCTTTCTTTATTTTTCTGGTTCTTCAGGAAGCGGCATCCAATGGGTTACATCTTTTAGAACTTCGTTGTCCTTCCATACATCAACGGAATCCCTTTCCCACCACAACGAACCATATCTTCCTCTTGCCAAATGCCCAACGTCAATATGCTTTTCCGTAAAAACAATTACATTTTCCCTATAATTTGGCAACTCATCTTTCACACTAATCCATCCCATTCTTTCTCCTTTCTGCATCATCTGCTCAATGCGCTACGTCTTACTGCTCTTGTAACGCTTCAATGGAATAGAACGCTGGCATATACTTGTCTACGATACCCGCTTTGTCTACGCTTCTAATCAGATAGCCAACAGGTCTGTCAGGGAACGGAGACCTGTCCAAAGACAAGATGTCCTTATACGCCGCCTTCACCGTGTCGTAAACCGCTTCTCTGCGTCTCGGCAGCTTGATTTCTGGATGCTCTTTCTTCATCCACTTCTCAACTACCTTCGCCACGTCAATGCAGTCCTGCTTTTCCAATTCGTCACACACAGACCAATCAAAATCATCGTATCCGCTTCTACGGGGCTTTCTCACGGCTTTTTGAGGTTCTACCGGCACTTCGCTTGCCTGAGCTTCAATCAGCGTCTCAGACGCTTTAATTTTGGGCTTGAACTTGACCGCCACAGCCTTTCGTGCCACAAGAACCGGTTCATAGGTCACTACGATGTCAGACACGGCATTGATTTCATCTACTGCAACGTCAAGCACTCGTTTGCGGAGATTCTTGTAAACATCGTAGCTTGCTTCCATCGCACCGAGCTGTTCTCTCAGCTTTTTCAGACTGATTTCATGCGGCTTGCTGTCCATGTTCAACCAGTCCCGAAGAATCGAATAAAGCAAAATGCTGTATTGAGACTTCATTCTTGACGTGTAACGCAGCCGATACCGAACATAGCCGCTTTCAGCAATGTCAAAGAAAATAGGGCGAAGGTCAGGGTTGCAAGTGATTGCCACAACATAAGACCTTGTTTCCGGCACATAGTCCAGTTTTGCCCTTGTGAAAAGGACAAAGCTCTCAAATGTTCCCTTTTCTTTGTCAATGGGAATCGACACAGTGTTGCCCAAAAAGTGCTTGATCTGCGGCTCAATCCTTCGTGCATCAAGGCTTTTTAACCCCAGCAGGTCTCTGTACTCTGCCAAAGTGAACTCCACACGGCTGCTGTTTGGGTCTCTCGGATTTATTCTTGACAAGTAAACCTCTAGCAGCCGAAGCTCGCCTGCTGTGTAGTCCCTAAACTTTGCCCACACAAGGGATTTGCTTTTCTCGACAAGGTTATTGTCTGATATTTTTGGCATCTGCTCACTTCCTTTAATGGTCTGAAAACAGTATATCACAAGTAGGGGGACGTGTCAACAATTTTCGTCCCCCGTGACTTGTCTTTTTGTCCCCCATAGGGTCGTCAAAACGTCCCCCATGACTTGTCAAAACGTCCCCCATGCTTTGTCATTTCGTCCCCCATCTACCTATTATATATTAAACAAGAAATAAACAAGAGGTTAAATATCATCGTTAAATAGGCGATGACGATAATTTTCAACAATTTCTTTCTTTTTCCATTCCAGCTTGTGGATAACTCAACCTTCAATTTTCTAAATAAAGTCTTTCCTACAATTATTAGTCTTATCTAACGTGTACAAAATGTGGATGAAAAACTTTTAAGCCGATGTTATGGGGGGACGGATTGACGAACCGATTAAATGCAAGCTGCGTATTATCGCTACTACGTTATTTATTCCGCGCAAATATTGTCGATTCATAGCCTATGGGGGACAAATTGACAAGGTGAAGGTATACCCAATCTGCATGAAACGTGTACAAAAAGTGGATAAACGTGGATAAAATGTTCTTCAAAAACTGCGATAATTCGACAATCAGCCAGTTATATTATTTGGATTCACGGTATAAGAATCGTTGGACTTCATAGCAGCTTCCGTTCCAGCGTCCTGCGCCTGATAGAGAATTTCCATCTTCGGGGCGGCTCCATTCGGGTCTGGGTCTGTTCCGGTAGCTTGCGCTATCTCGTAGTTGCCCGATACCATCCGGCAAACAGAGACCCTGTCCTTCAACGGTGTGTGGAGGTTTGCCAGAACCTCCGTCAGCACACCCATATGGTCTGAGCCGTGATCTCCGTACCGGATATACAACAAGGCATCTATCTCATAGGAAGAACATTCCATCATAGCATCTATGAGAATCTGCCGCTTCTCCAGACCAGGAAGGTCATCTTCCAAATGCTCCAGCAGCCCCGGGTAAATGCAAGCGTCCATGTATCGAGCCGCCGATACACCACAGCAGGTAAACCAGCGCATAGCCGTTGGCAGGGAAATAGCTGCCAGGCCTTGCTCCCAATTGGCGACCGTGCCACGATTTATGCCCATCCGTGCCGCCAGCTTCTGCTGGCTTAGACCAGAGTGCATCCGTGCCATCTCTAATGCTTTGGCCGTTCTTACTAAATATTCATCCATAAATTCACGCCCTTTCAACAAAATTCTGCAAAACTGCCGGATTCGACAAGCCAAAAAATGGAAAAAGCTGCTATGGAGAACCAACAGCAGCCTGTGTTATAACTATATTGTCAAAAAATTCCAAATAGAAAGGAAACACAAAATGAAAGAAACTGCAATCTGGAACCATGAACGTATGCCAATCATCGACGGAATGCCCGCCAGCATTACCGATGGGCAGCCACACACACCTGAACCATGGGAGGAAAGCTAATGAACCAAACTGTAGATGCTCTGATTGTCCCATACGCCCGCAGACGGACGCTGGAGCTTGTCCTGAGCCTTTCTGGGTACGAAGCTGATAAAGATGCTTACCTCGAAGCGAAAGGCATCCTAGAACGTGCCGTAGCCGCCTTAGACGATGGGCGCGACCCGGCAGATAACATCGAACGCATTGACGGACAGCTCGTAGAGCTGTGATTGGAGGAAAAATGGATAGGCGTTGTCCCTTTTGACTTGAACGCTCGTGGCTTCCCCGATGAAAAGTAACGGATGCGAAGAAAACATTCGATTTTTGCAAAGTTGTTCAAATTGTATTGACTATACAACTGAAAGATGTATAATCGTATCAAATGAACAATCGTATTTACTGATCGGGAGGATATGCTGCAATGAGCGAACAAGAAAGAGCTAAGATTGACAGGTTTATCGCATGGCTGTTGGAACACCCTGATAAGATTCCGGCAGCGGAGCAAGCCTTAGGCCTAGAATAACAGAAAACCCCTTGCGCAGAGCTACACCAGCCCGGCACAAGGGGTTTTTATTTTACCGGGTCAGAACCATTTCTTTTTTCGGTTTCTACGGTAACGATATTTTCTGCTGTTGCCATATAGCACACGGTCATTGCCTTTTAACAAGGCCTGCATGAACCAAAAGCAAAAGGCGCAGCCGCACAACAAGTAATACACGGGCTTACCTCACATCTTCTCGATCAGGTTCATCAGCGCTTCACGCTGCGCTGTCGGCATAGATTCAAGCTTTTTTCTAATCCGTTCCACTGCTGCATCGACTTCACTTTGCGGCTGCTGGGGCGGGTTTTCTTTTTGTTCGCCAGTGAGAAGGTAGTCTACCGATACGTTGAAGTAGGCTGCAATTTTAGAAAGAACCTCTGCGGACAGGCTCTTGGTTCTCCCGGCTTTCAGCTCGGAAAGAAAACTACGGCGAATCCCGATGTTGGCACAAAGAGTTCCGTCTTTGATTCCCTCTTTTTCGCAGAGTGCATGGATGTTGCTGTACAAGTCCGACATAAGAACACTCCCATATTTGTGCAAGTATACAAATGCACAGGATTTTGTACAAAAGAGTTGACTTGTACAGATGCCTGTACTATAATACAGACATGGGCAGTACAGAACACTGTACAATATAAACTCTCTACACCCTTATATTAGTACAGCTTTCCGTACTTGTCAATAGATTTTAGCAAATGGAGGTGGAATTTTGAAAGAAAACTTCCGTTCTGGCTTTGAGCTGGAAGTGAAAATGAAGCTGTTGCAGCGAGGTATGAAGCAAACGGAGCTGATTCAGGCGGTTCAAAGCGATACTGGATTGTTCCTTGATGATTCGTACCTCTACAAGATTCTTCGTGGCGAGCGAAAGCCGGAGAAAATTATCCAGAGCATCTGCAAGATTCTTGAAATCGAGCAGAAGGAGGGCTGAACATGGAACAGATCATCACCTTGAAGGTAGACCTTGAATACCCAGAAGAAGCCAAGTTTGCCATTGACGCTGCGGCCAAGATCTACTCGGATTTCAAGCGTGAACAGGCGACAAGACGTTTTGTAGAAAATGGTTGTACGCCGGAAGATGCAAAGAAAATCGCAAAGTTCATCCAGTTTCTTGACCAGTGTTTTTCTGAACACAATGAAAGAGCCTTAAGAAAGGCAAGTGAAGTGGATGGAAATTAAATACTGTGAGCGCTGCGGTGTCTTTCTTGGCCTTGTAAATCCGTGCAAGAAATACTGTGAAGAATGTAAAATCATTGTTCGCAGAGAACGGCAGGCTCTTATAAAGAAAGGAATCAAGGCTAATTTGGAACCGGCTTTATGCGCTTGGTGCAAGAAGCCAATGGTTCGGAAGGTCTGGTCTCAGAAGTATCACCCTGAATGCGCAGCAGATGCAAACAAGGCTTTGACCAAAAAGTACAAAGCCAAAAAGCAAAAAGAGCTGAATGAGCTAAAAGCATCTGGTGAGTTCAAAATTACTTGGGATGTGCAGGAGCCAGAACGTGCGAGACCTCAAAAGCACGAGCCTCCAAAGTATACCGTGCGACAGATGAACGATGCCGCAAAACGATATGGCATGAGCTACGGCCATTACAGTACTTTACTTGCACAGGGAAAGGTGAAGGCCCCTGATGAACGGTAAATACTGCGGCTAACGGGAAATCCGCTGGCACAGCCGGGAGAAAGACCGTCTAAAACGCATCCAGCGTAAGCAAAGGATGGCAAACGATGAAGAAAGCAGTAAGCAACTTCAACAAAAGCAGTCCGTGGCAGAAGCGCTGGCAAGAGCGTGAACCTTTAAGACTGGAACACATCGAGAAAGAAAGAGTGAACAAAAATGAAAAAAATCAAAGTCAGAATCACATTCACCGAAGCGGTTCTCGGCACATGGCCTAGCAACCAGAACATTGCACGCGAGTTCATCGCCAGCAAGTCCCCGGATGCAAACACCATTGAGGACGAGGTTGCAGCTCTGGGCGCTGATGCTGTGGCAGATAAGGGCATGACCGTGTTCCCTCGCAACGAGAACGGCGAGCCTATCTTGTATGACTACCAAATCAAGGGGTTCTTCAAGGATTCCTGCGGTATGCTGGGTCGTATCGGCGGAAAAACCGAAACTGGCAAGAAGAAAGCTGTCAACGAATCCGGCAAGCTGACGGCCTACAAGAAGGTCATTGATGGGTTGATTTTCGTTCAGCCCCGCATGATTCCCATTAATGTGAACGGCGAGATTACCGAGTGCCAGCGCCCACTCCGCGCACAGACAGCGCAGGGCGAGCGCGTCAGTCTTGCCAACAGCGAGCAGATTCCCGCTGGTTCGACCTGCGAGTTTGAAATCGTTCTTCTGGACGATTCTCACGAGAAGGTTGTGCGTGAATGGCTGGACTACGGCGCTTTGCGTGGCATCGGACAGTGGCGCAACAGTGGGCGCGGGAAGTTTACATACGATATTTTGAACGATTAAGGAAATATCATAAGTGGAAACAATGAGAGAAAAAACGCTAAGACAGGCAAATAAGGAAATCTATTGGGCGTGGAAGTCTATGAAACAACGCACACAGAACCCAAAATGCTCTGCGTATAAAAACTACGGAGCCAGAGGAATACAAGTTTGCAACAAATGGCAGAAGTTTGAGCCTTTTTGCGAATGGGCATTATCGTCTGGATGGGTTAAAGGACTTGATTTAGACCGAATCGATAACAATGGAAACTATTGTCCTGAAAATTGTAGGTGGGCAACTCGTCAAGATAATGTCAACAACCGCAGAATCACAATTGTTTTGACTGTAAATGGAAAATCTTTTCCATGTGCAGAATGGGAAAAAGAAACCGGTATACCGAGAGGATCTCTGAAAGTATGGACTGAAACTAAAGGAAAGGAGTACGCGGAAAATCGTATAAAAGAAGCGCTGAAAGATGGGTACATTCCCAAAAATTATGCCTATTCACACTGCAAACCAATAAAGGATATTAAAACAGGGGGAAAAATACAATTCAATCCGTAGCGCATCTCGTACACTCAAGATTTCTTACAGTAAAATTGCGAGGGACTTAAACTCCGGCAAGGGGCGCTTTTCTTACGAAATCCTGAACTAAGTGCAAAGGCACAGCTTTTCAATGAAAGGCGAAGCAATGGCAAAGTGTGGCTTTGAACCGCGTATCAAAGGCAATGCAAAGGATTGAACAGATACGCAATGGAATTGCATAGACACGATATGATTCGCTCCGCAACGGCACAGCTCGGAATTGCTGATAACAGCATGGCCATGGCACGGCTTTGAGACGTGGCGCAAAGGCAAGGCAAGGAAACACTAGGAGCTGCAAAGAAATAGCATTGAAAGGCAATCTGTAGCGAGGGCGATGCGAAGCGAAGTATGGTGAGGCAATGGCAATGCGATGATTTGATGAGATTTGCAAAGGCATGGCGAAGCAAGGCTCAGACGAGCAATGGAATTGCATGGAACCGATATGAGCGGCACAGCAAAGGCTATGGATGCAAGGCGTAGCTTTGATAAGCAAAGGCAATGCAGGGCAAGGCGAGGCAACGGCAAAGAATAGAAACGATAGGCTAAGGAATTGAGTAGCTAGGAGCAGAAAAGCAAAGGCAAAGCAATTCATCGAGAAGCAACGGCAAAGCATGGTATAGCCGTGATTTGCAATGGCAAAAAATGAAAGGAGACAAGATGAAAGCGTTTATTGAAGTTGCCCTAATGTGGGGCATAGCACTGGCAGTGGTTTTGGCGGTATTTCTGCTGAACTTCTGGATGGTGCATCACATCGGAATTCTGGTAGGAGCATCAGCTGCCCGTGGAATCATCACGGTATCTGTGGCGATGGCTACGGCATGGATACTGAGTTTTGGAGGTAATAAGAGTGAAAAGCCTGAAAGCTAATGTCCTTTGCACGCTTGGAATCGCGTTAGCAATCTTTTCGGTAGGATGTGGCGATGCAATCCAGAAAAGTCAAAGCATAGTAGCAATGTTTGGATACGTTTTCCTTTCGTGTAGCTTCCTCGCCGCAGCACTCGTCTTGTGTGCCATTGGTGTCAGCTCTGAAAATGAACGTATTGAACAGGAAAATCGCAAAGTAAAACGCATTCCTCACCACACCAGCGAGTGGAGGGATGCACAATGAAGTGCCCGATGTGCGGTAGCGACAACATTACAACGGTTGACAGCCGGTCTGACTATGACAGCATCTCTCGACGCAAGAAGTGCCTCGTATGTAACTACCGGTGGTCTACCATCGAAATCGATAAAGACCAGTGGCACAGCGCGCTACAAATCAAAGAGGAACGCAAGAGAGGGAGACCCAAAGATGATTAACCTTGACAGATTCGGTGGCGTGACAGAGCCGGAGGACGGCGTGTACTTCATGACCAACGAGCAGATGGCAGAAGCCAAAGAAGCTGACCGGCTGGCAGCGATCGAGGACTTACGGTCTGAGATTGAGGACAGGGAAGCAGAGCTGAAAGACCTCCGCGCACAGTTGGCAGACCTGATGGCTGGTTGATTTTGTACAGCCAAGTTAAGCCAAAGCAAGAAGAATGAAGCCTAATGAAGCCTAAGAAAGGAAAGAAAATGGGAAAATACAAGAAAGAAATCAGACATTGCACGAGATGCAACAAGCCATTTTCGGCATACCCGGAAAACGATGAAAAGCTTTGCGCAAATTGCAAAAAAGCAGACTACGAAAAAATGCTTAAGCTGAATGGCCATGCGCCGAAGCATCGTCTTGTAAGAAGCGTGGGTGACTCCTTTATGGAACTTTCTGCTATTCCTAATGTGTTAAGCGCCGCTCAAAGGGATGATATCGTCTCCATTCAAAAGACGTGCCGTGGCTGCGGCAAACCTTTTGAAATTACCAAAGCAGAACGCTTTTTCTTTGAATCGCATAACATGGCACTGCCCAAGCGTTGCCCGGCTTGCCGTAAAGCGAGAAAAGAAGCGAGGAAGGAGAACACCTGATGGACAACAGCAAAATCCATGAAGCTCTGATGGCTGTTCAGTCAGAGCTGAAAGCCCCCAAAGGGCAGATGAACAAATTTGGCGGTTACAAGTACCGTTCCTGTGAGGACATCCTCGAAGCGGTCAAGCCAATCTTGAAAGCACATAGCCTTGTGCTGCGGCTTTCCGACAAGCCTGTTATCGTTGACAGTTGGCACTATATCGAAGCCACTGCAACAGTTGAATCGCAGGATGGTGCCACCTACACGGTGACTGCATACGCTCGTGAGCCTGAGTTTAAGAAGGGTATGGACGATTCGCAGATTACCGGCACTGCAAGCAGCTACGCCAGAAAGTACGCTCTGAACGGTCTGTTCTGTATTGACGATACGAAGGACGCTGACACGGACGAGTACCAGAAGCAGACCACAAGCAGGGCAAGCAAGCCTGTCCAAAAGCAAGCGGAGGCAGAAAATATTCCTCCGTGCGCTTGCTGTGGAAAGCAGTTACAGCCTGTCAATTACAACAACCGAACAGTTACGCCGCTGGAAACTGCAAGAAGCACAAAGAAACGCTTTGGGCGCGTCCTGTGTTGGGACTGTGCTCAGAAACAGCCGAAGGAGGGCTAAACAATGCTTAACTCTATCGCAATTCAGGGGCGTCTGGTTCACACGCCTGAAGCTAAGGTCACGAAGTCTGGCAAGGATGTTTGCACGTTCAGCATTGCCTGTGACCGTCAGAGTGGCGGTCAGAAGGAAACCGACTTCTTCAACTGCACCGCATTTGGTAATACGGCACTGTTCGTTTCCAAGTGGTTCCAGAAGGGTAGCCTAATTCTGGTGACTGGCAGCATCCAGACCCGGAAATATATCGACAAGCAGGGAAACAACCGCACCGCAACAGAAATTATGGCGAACAAGGTTGACTTCTGCGGTGGCAAGTCTGACAGCAAACCCGCCGATCGGGCGCAGGATGCACCACAGAACTATTCTCAGGGTAACGCAGACGACTTCTCTGTGATTGACGATTCATCGGATTTGCCCTTTTAGGACATAAACCCTGACCGCCTACCTTATATAAGAGCTGCGCTATCTGGCTGGACGGGCGTTTGGAAATATGAAAGTGTTGATTGCCTGCGAGGAATCGCAAGAAGTGTGCAAAGCGTTTCGCGCAAAAGGCCACGAAGCCTATTCCTGCGACCTGATTGAGCCGTCCGGCGGACATCCAGAATGGCATATTCTCGGTGACTGCCTAAAGGCTATCGAGGGAGGCCAGGTCGTGACCATGGACGGAACCGTGCATGACGTGCCCCGCTGGGACATGATTATCGCATTTGTCCCCTGCACAAAGACGAGCAACGCGGGAGCAAGACACCTGTACAAGGGAGGAAAGCTCAATCTTTCCCGGTATTATGAGGGATTGTGCGGCAAGGCGCTTTTTCTTGCCGTGTGGGCGGCAGATTGCGAAAAAGTGGTGATTGAGAATCCTACCCCCAGCAAGATTTTTGATTACCCAAAGCCTACGCAGGCAATCCAGCCCTACGAGTACGGACATCCTTACAGCAAGAAAACGCTACTGTGGGAACGCGGTGTACCGCCGCTGCACCCGACAAACATCGTAGAACCTACCGCGACATGGTGCCCGTCTGGTTCCTACTCGCACAAGCATAGTGAACAGCACAAGGGCATGTTTACCACTGACCGCGCAAAGAGCCGTGCAAAAACTTTTCCGGGCGTTGCAAAAGCTATGGCAGATACTTGGGGGTGAATTGGAATGATTACCTGTTGTCTCAACTGCACATCACGCCACCAAGCTTGCCACGACACTTGCGAGAAGTACAAGGCAGAGAAGAAAGACTTCGAGGAGCGCAAGGCATTCGTGTATGAGCTGAACCACAGCCAGAGCGTATACCACCGTGACTACGAGGATAAGCACCGGGAGCGTGGTAAGAAGCGGTATCTCGGAAGTGAATTTAGAGGTGAACGAGGATGAGACTTGTTGACGTAGAGCCGATTATTGAAGGGTGGAAAGAAACCGGGAACAGTAAAAAAGACAAAGCTAAGGCGCTTATGAACAGCGGAATTTACTCTGAATATGATAAAGGCGTTGTCCTTGACTGCGCCGCTGACCTTGTTTTGGCACTTGCCGAACAGCTTGAAAACGCTCCGTCAACTGCATGGACAAGTGTAAAGGACAAACAACCGGAAGAAGATGGAATTTATCTTGCCGTTTACGATTTTTGGAACTGGGAAAATCTGATTGCAACAAGGGAGTTTGTAAACGGAAAGTGGGTTAACAATAAAAACCCAGTCAAGTTCTGGATGCTGATTCCTAAAATTCCGGGAGATAACGAATGAACACCGGCAAGCAGTTTGAAGCAGACTTCAAGGCATCCGTGCCATCCGATGCGTGGTGCTACCGTCTGAAAGATAGTGCCGCAACCTACTATGGTGGCAACGAGAACCTGTCCTTCTCCATCGACAACATCTGTGACTTTCTTGTGTACCGATACCCGATGAACCACCTGTTTGAGCTGAAAACCATTGAAACGCCCTCTATTCCTCTTGAAAAGGTGTTCGGCAAGTACGACAAGGCAAAGTGCAAATACCGCAAGGAAAAGCACATCACGGACATGGTGGATGCAATTGGGTACAGCGGTCAGACCGCCCATGTGATAGTCAATTACCGGGCGGTCAGCCGCACCTTTGCAATCCCTGCCAATAAGGTTCTGTCGTTCCGTTACAACGAGAACCGCAAGAGCATCCCTTGGCAGTGGGCAGAGCAAGAGGGGATAGAGGTCAAGGCAAAAAGGCTGCGTGTACACTGGCGATATGACGTGGACGGGCTACTAAAGAGATTGGAGAAAGAGAATGAGATTCGATGATGTTGAGGTTGAGATTTGCGACCGATGCGGCGAGTGTTTTTCTTGGCACGGAGAAGTAAACGGAATCCGAAAAGTGAAAATCAAAGAACGCGGCTATGAATGCTCGCCAGACAGGTCGTTCGTTCTTTGCCCCTCTTGCATGGTAAAGCTGAACGACTGGCTAACACCTGATGAACAGAAGCCCGACACTGAAAACAAAAACGAGTGGAACAGCATGAATGTTCAACCGCAATGCGGTGAAGCTGTCGAAATAAAGTTTGAAAACGGCGACCTTGACCTTGCATATCGCAAGTACGCAGACAAGCGTTGGTTTCAAAGTAGTGGAGAATGGGCTGCAAGCGATTCCAAAATCGTTGCATGGCGATACCTTTATTAAAAGGAGAAATAAGATGAGTAAGCGCAGAAACCGCCCCTCGTCTGGCAAACAGGCAATGTCAGCCAACCTCCGCAAAATCGCACGGCAGAACCAGTTGTACGGCTTTCACATGGCTCTGGATGGCATCGCCACCACATGGGGCGCACTGATTCAGAACCTTCGGTGCGATGCAGACCTAACCGATGAACAGGTGCAGAAAATCATCCGCATTGGCGACAGGTACTGGGAGATGGTTGGGCAGTTCAAAAACGAGAATATGACCCCTGACGAGTTTGCGGATTACATCACCGCAAAATCAGAACAGGTCGAAAAAGAGCTGAGGGAAAGGTGGAGCTAATGGACAAGGAACAGCTTGCAATCGCACGGTTGCAGGACGCTGCAAGGCTGTCAGAGCATCGGTACAAGAAACCGCTGATGGTCACATACTCTGGCGGTAAGGATTCACAGGTGCTTGTGGCACTGGCTGAACGTGCTGGAATCAACTTTGAGGTGGTCAACAGTCACACCACAGCAGATGCGCCGGAGACGGTCTATTTCATCCGTGAGCAGTTCAAGGCGATGGAAGAACGTGGAATCAAATGCTCCATTGTTATGCCACGGTACAAGGACAAGCCCGTGTCCATGTGGACGTTGATTCCGCAAAAGCTGATGCCGCCCACACGACTTGTGCGGTATTGCTGTGACGTTTTGAAAGAAAACACAGGGAAAAATCGGTTTATTGCCACTGGCGTTCGTTGGGCTGAATCCGCTCGGAGAAAGAATAGTCGTGGCGTGATGGAGCTGATGCACAAAGACAAAGAGAAGCGCATCATCCTCATGAGCGACAATGACGAGAAGAGAAAGCTGTTTGAAACGTGCAACGTCAAAGGCAAGATGACCGTCAATCCGATTATCGACTGGTCGGATGATGACGTGTGGGATTACACGCACAGCGAACACTTGCCCATCAACCCGCTTTACTGCGAAGGACAAAAGCGTGTTGGCTGCATCGGCTGCCCTATAGCTGGTAGGGGGGGCAGACAGCGCGAGTTTATGCGCTGGCCTGCCTACGAAAAAATGTACATTTCTGCGTTTGGAAAAATGCTTGATGTCAGAAAAGAAAAAGGCTTGCCGTGCGACTGGCAGACCGGCATGGACGTTTTTCGCTGGTGGATGGAAGATGACAACATAAGCGGGCAATTAAGCATGGACGATTTGATGGAGGATAACAATGTTTGAATTCGCAACTCGCTGGCTGGTCTGCCTAGTCCTGCTGGCGGTAGTAGTTCAGTCTGAACGGACAATTAAGAACATGGCGAACAGGCTGTTTGAGGAACGGCAGGCAATGCTTGTCTGGCTGTTCGTCAACGTGTGTCTGGTTGTTTGTACGGCTGTTGCGATGGGGTGGAGGTAAGTGTGGAAATTCGTGGAGAGCATAGCAAGAAGAGAGTTCGTTTTGATTCGCTAAAAGAAGGAGAGCCGTTTTACTACAACGGCGAACTTCTTATGAAGACAAGCGAGGTTACTGACAATTCCGGCTTTTACGGTGGCACTACATATAACTGTGTGTCGCTCCGTCACGGTAGGATTATGGAATGCCATGATGATACAATGGTTGGCATTGCAAGGGTTCATATCGAAAAGGAGTACTGATGGACAACGAACTTTACTGCCCGATGAAGTTAACCAGCAATCCGCTTGGTCGGTGCGTATGCGAGAAAGAAAAGTGCGCTTGGTGGCGGCAGTTGGAAAACTGCTGCTCCATCTGGTGGATTGCAACTGAACTGGATAAAATCGAAACGAAAATGAAGAGGTGAGAGTGTGAAAAAGCGGATTTACCTTGTTCTTGAAACCGAAACGGACGAGGATGACAAGAGCATCCGTAGCGATATTGAGCAAGAACTTGGAATGGCCACGCATTATTTCAAAACCTGCTCTTATAGCGAAATCGGGTTTGATGGCTTGTGGAGAAGCACATTCGAGCAGCCGCCTAAGAAAGAAGATGCAGATGAAAACGGCTATGTGATGGCGATTGCTGGGGCGATCACAAAGTCCGATTGCGTGGGTTATCCATATAAGTGGTTGTGGAATGTCGTTGCAAAGCATCCATACGCATTCCCTGTTTGGAAGCTCATCAAGGAGGTCTGACACATGGCAACACCCCCGAAGCGTGGTCGTGGCAGACCGCCGCTGACCGAAGCTGAAAAGAAAAAGCGTGAGAAGCGAGCGCAAAAGGCAAAAGAGCAAGCCGCTGCAAAGCGTGAAAAAGAGCGAGAGAAGAAGCGGATACAGAACCTCAACAAGAACAAGAGCATCCGATCGCAGGTCAGTAAGAAGGTAAAGGAGCAACAAGCGTTGGCTATCGAAAAGCTGAAAATGATGAACACAGGGGATTTGCAGTCAAGAATCGGCGATGAAGAGGACAAGAAAGTTGTCGGCATGATTGCAGCAAAGTATTTTGGCGACCTTCCGAGCGTGGACATGAACAACCCCATTGAAGTGCAGCAACGCCTTGATTTTTTCTTTGACGCTTGCATCGAAGCCAGAATCTCCCCTGTGGTGGAATGGATTGCGCTGGTTCTGGGCATCGAATGGCCTAGCCTTAGACAGATTATGACAGGCAAGCGCCGTGACGAAAGCTTGCAGCAGAAGTACATCCTAAAACTGATTCTGCAAATGCAGTCCATGTGGGCATACAACGGTATGTATGGTCAGGAAAACCCGGCAGAGTGGATTTTCCGAGCCAAGAACTATTTTGGTATGCGTGACAACGTGGAAGTCACCGTTGCGCCGCCTGAACAGCCGTTGGGCGATGCCCAGAGCGCAGAGCAGCTCGCACAGAAGTACCAGACGGCTTTGCCGAAGGAGATTGAAGTGGAGTACAGAGAGGTGGAAGAACATGACTAACGGCGATTTCATTCGCTCCATGACGGATGATGACATCAGGGAAAACCTGACACCGGGCATCTGCGAACTTATCAAGCATCGAGACCCGGAGCGTTGCCAAAACCGAGAGCATTGTTTTCATTGCGTCAAGGACTGGCTGAAAGAGAAAAACAAAATCATGGTGAGGGCTGACAAATGGGAAAACTGATTGATTTTTCCGACCCATGCCTGCTCACGTTCCTGCCTGTCCTCTTGCAAGACCACACGACAGGCAAGAACATCATTTGGGCGACAGACCCGCCGCCTGAGCTTGGCGTTGGCTTTGCGGATGAAATCACGCTGGAACAGCTGGACAAGGTTCAACTTGTTCCTCGTGTGCAGAAACGGCTTGCAGACCAAAAGAAGCGCACCAGCAAGAAAGCAGAGATGTTTACTCCTACATGGGTTTGCAAGAAGATGGCAGACGTTGCCGAAAACGACCTGAAGGGCGAGGACTGGAAGGAGTATATCAACAAGACTTGTCTTGAAGTAACCTGTGGAGAAGCACCGTTCCTTACAAGCAGGTACGACACCACCACAGGGCGGATGATTTCTGTGCCGGACAGAATCGGTCTGCTGGATAGGAAGCTAAATGTTCTGGCAGAGCAGTTCCATGACTACGATATGTGGATGTGCTGGGCAATTAGCGCCTACATGTCGACATACGGCTATGAGTGGCAGGGAGACAATCTCTTGCTGGCAAGGTGCAACCTGTTCCTGACGCTGGTTGAAAATTTTAGGTATCGGTTTGATGCAAAACGGCTTGAAATAGGTTTTATGCCTTTGTTTCTTGATTGCATTGCAGAAACAATCTCATGGAACATCTGGCAGATGGACGGTCTGAAAAAGACCGTTCCCGGCACGGAAATTCCGTGCAAAATCAAAGACTGGAAAGCCGACAAAGAAATCCTGTTCAAGGATGTTGGGGAGGATGAATAATGCAAACTGACAGAGGAATCTACCACAAGCGAGTATGCGACCGCTGCGGAGTGGTACAGGGCGGTAGAATGATGAACCCTGACGAATACTTCAAAGACTGGGCGTGGCGCAGGGACACAGGCGACCTGTGCCCGGAGTGCTATGAGGAGTATAAGCGAGTGATCGGACGGTTTAATGCCAACAGAAGGAGGAAAAAATGAGAATTAACGGGATGATGTTTGTTTGCAACAGATGCGGAAAACAAACGTTCGCAGAACGGTATAACGATGGCGAGTTCGATTGGAAAGCGTTACAAGGTTGGGAAACCGGATTGGGAAGTTTTTTCAACGTTGGAGAACTGTGCCCTGAATGCCGTGAAGAATACGGAAAACTGATGCAAAAATTCATGGGGGATAAAAAATGAATTTCTATTGCACCACAGAACGTTGCTCTTGCATTGGCACAAAACAGTTCTCTGCTGGCAAGGCTATCCGATGCACGGCAGAATCCTGTAAGAACAAATCCAAGCCGTCCTGTGGCTCTTGCAAATGGTACGCAGAGCCGGAGGGCGTATGCGTGAACGACCAGTCAGAACACGTTGCAGACTTCGTGTGGGATGAACGTGGATGCAAGGAATGGGAGAAGAAAGATGAAACGTCAGCAGACCTATAAAGGGCTTATTGGCAAGGGCTGGTACGACCAAAGCGAGTTTAGCCATTATTTTGCAGCGTGGGCAAACCACCGCAATAACTGGGCTATCCGCAAGGCTGACAACCGCAAGCTGGCAAAGGCAAGATTGAAGCAGATTGAACGCCAGCAAATCAGAAAGGAACTGGAAGAGTATGACAACGGGGGAGAAAATCAGAAAGCGCAGGCTTGAACTTGGCATCACGCAGAAAGATGTTGCAAGGATGATTGGAACAACCAGTGCGTACGTCAGTGCCGTTGAAAAGCAAAAGCGTGGCGTGAAAAAAGAATCGAAGCTGGCAAAATTCGCAGAAGCCCTTCAATGCAGCGTGAACGATTTGAAGTCGGATGTGCCAAAAGGCGTGGTAGACCCAACCAATGATGACTTTGGAGCGGTCTGCAACTGCGCTGTCCGCTATTGCTTGGGCAGACGGTCATATATGCCTAGCTTTGTATGCGGATACATCACACCGCTTCTGCCAGAGCTGACCGACAAGACCCTTGATTGCTTTGAACGTGACATTGCCGAACGCAAGATGGCTGGGTTCGACTTTGGCGATTCTTGCGACTATGAAACGTGGGATATGTTCTACAAGGCGGTTTACAATGAGATTGAAAGGAGAAAGAGCAATGGAAGCTAGACCGATTGATGCCAATGCACTACGGAAGCGCATTGAAGAATGGATGCAGGAATTAGAGCAAGAGTTTACTGTCGAGTACGCTTACATGGGCTATGCGCTAGACGATGTGCTTGACTACATCGACACTGCACCAACAATCGAGGTGAAAGACAATGGCTAATTATCCAGAATACCTTGAACGAAACGCACTTATTGAAAAAATCAAAAAATCGTATTGCGATGGCTGCGAGAACTACAATGGAGTTAGATGCCGTGCTTGCGGTATTGGCGATGCCATTGACGTTGTGGAAGATGCCCCAACAGCCTTAGAGCGTACCGCTGAATGGATTGTGCAGGACGATACGTTCACAAGATTCGAGTGTAGCAGATGCCACACAAAAAATCATCATACACGTTGGAATTACTGTCCGAACTGTGGTTCTTTGATGGAGAACAAGTTATGAGTAACACACTTTGGCATCCGGCAAGCGAACCTCCAAAAGAGCGAACGACGCCTTTGCTGCTTGCGACTAAGAAAACGTGGCGTGATAAAAATGGAAAAATGTTGCAAGGAATCTCGCCGACAGCGTACTTTTTAGGCTGTTATGCAGACGGTCAGTTCTGGGACGAGATAGGCGAGAGACTGCCGAAAGATGTGACGGTGACGCATTGGATGCACATTTATGCGCCGGAGGAATGATATGAGTGAAGAACTTAATGATTTTTTCAAAGCGTTTACGGAAGCAGCTGACAAGTTCTGCAATGAACTTGAAAAATTTGCAAAAGCAGTTAAGCAGTGCGAGACGCAATCAGGATGCTACAATCCGAAAGACAAAAGAAAGCCAAAGCACACACGCCCGGTCTACGGCAGAGGAAAGAAGCCTTGTGACGGATTCAGGTCAACTATCAGAACGAGAGAGGGATTTAGAAAATGACAGAATTGAAATTATGCCTTTGCGGAGCTGAGCCGCATATCGAAAAAGAAAAAGAGCCTTTTGGTGTTTATGAGTATTATGTAGTTTTATGCGATAAATGTGGCAGACATTCTCAAACTTTTTCTTTTTTGCCATCAGCAATTATAGACTGGAATAAAAGAGCAGTAAGAACAATATAAAGGAGAAAAAAGATGGAAGAACTCAAGAGATGCCCGTTCTGCGGTGCGGAACCACCGACTGTAAAAGTGCTTCATCCACTTGACATTAACATGGCTAATTGGGTAGTCTGCGGAAAATGCGGGGTGAGCACTTCTGTAACATTTGGCAAGGAAAAAGCCATCGAAGCATGGAACAAACGCTACAAAGAGGATTGAGCATGGACAAAAAACGAGACAGCTTTACATTTCAACGATACTACTTTGAAGCCATCTCTACGCTCAAAAGTAAAGAGAAGTTGGAACTCTACGATGCAATCTGTGCATACGTTTTTGAAGAAAAAGACACAACTTTGAACTCAAAAAAGGCAGAATCTTGTTTCATTTTGATTAAACATCTGCTCGATAAAGAGCGGAAAAGAAGCGATATTGCGTCAAAAGGATGGTCTACACGAAAGTCATCTCATCCTCATATCATAAATGAGATGAAAGTCAGCTCATCTATGAGTTCAAAGTCAGATGACAATGAACCCATTGTATCAACTGACAGTCAGATGAACGTCAAGACCTTGCCGGAGAGCGCAGTCAAGAAGAAACCTGACATCTTCTTCGACTTTGCTAATGGCGATAAAGCCTTGCTGGAATCCTTGCGAGAGTTCGCACAGATGCGTACAAGAATCAAAAAGCCTATGACAGACCGGGCAAAACAGATGCTCTGCAACAAGCTGGAAAAGTTTGATCGGCATGACTGGAAAACCATACTTGACCAGAGTATCTATGCAGGATGGCAGGACATTTACGCATTGAAACAGGATGACCAGTACGAGCAAAGTACGGAGATGGAGTTTCCTAGACTATGACAATGGACGTTCAAACGGTATTTATTGGTGCGCTGATGCTCTGCAATCCGGGCGTTGTGGATGAAATCATACCAGACCTTGAACTTGACTTGTTCAGACCTGAGCTGAGAGACGCTTTTGCGGCTGTTCAGGGCTATTGGACGGCTAGGGGTAAGATAGATATAGTCGAGATAAACACGCAGCATCCAGACGTAGCGCAGACGCTCTTGGCGTGTGTACAAGCCTGTGAATCAGAGTGTGTACGAATTGACAGGGAGCAGATGCAGCGTTGGGCACAGCTTATCAGAGAACAAGCTGCACTCACTCGTGTGCAAGGTCTGGCATTTCAGATGACCAGCGAGCTTACCGACTATTCTGATCTATCAGACATTTACCAGCAGATGGGCGAGGCGATGAGCCTGAAAGCTGAGGAAGAAGATGCGTGGACATACGAGGATGTGCTGAACGACTATGTGCTTCACATGGACGATAAGCCTGTGTACATCAAGACAGGCCTAGAGCGTCTGGATGAAGCGCTGCACATCTCACCGGGTGATTTTATTATCATTGGCGGCAGACCGTCTGCGGGTAAGACAGCCCTGTCCTTGCAAATAGCAGCAAGCATGGCAAAGCAAAACTACACCGTGTACTATTTCAGTTTAGAAACCAGCAAACGCAAGCTGGGCGCTCGTCTGATGGCTAATCAAATATACTGCCCTCTGGACACGGTGAAAAATAAGGCGGTCAGCTTGAATGAGATTGACGGACAGGTAAAGAACATGAAAATGCCCCTTTACATTCGCTCCGCTGCCGGAAAGAACGTGGCGTGGATGAAGGCTCAGGCTCTCCGTAAAAAGGCTCAGGTTATCTTCGTAGACTATCTTCAACTCATCCACGAAACAGGCGCAAAGGACAGATATGCCGCCATTACAGCCATATCCATTGCCCTGCACGAACTGGCACAGACCACAGGCATTGTTGTGGTGGCACTGGCACAACTCAATCGAAACCCATCCAAGCCCGGAGCAACGCCTACTAACTCCGACTTGCGAGAGAGCGGACAGATTGAACAGGACGCAGATGCAATCATCCTTCTGTCCGGCGACAACCCCGACAAGTATCTGTTCCGGCTGAGTAAAAACAAGGAAGGCGAGATAGGCGACCTTCCCATCACGTTTAACAAGCAGATTCAACGGTTCCAAGAGTATACTTGGATGGATTGAAAGGAGAACTAATATAACCAGAAAACGTTTTGAAAAGTTGATGATGAGCACGGGCGTTTCGCCCGTTGTGGTGCGAATGGTCACGAGAGGAATGATTGAAGCTCGCAGAGATTATGAAGCGCATAAGGAAGGCGTAGACTATTGCCGTTCTTACGAAGAATCGTTCAATCGCATTATCCGCCCGGCTCTACGGGGCTGTGAGCGCTATTGTAGGAGGAAAAAATGCAGTACATGACAGCCGATACAAAGGTCAATGGGTACATGGTATACCCCCGATTCTTCTCGACTATTGACGTTAGCCCAACAGAGAAAATTGTTTACGTTTACCTATTCAATCGTGCAAGGTCATCACAGAAGGCAAGCAGAAGCGGAAAGTTTTCTGACCAACTAGGGCGAGTATACATCGTGTATCCCATCAAAGACCTTGCTGCCGATACTGGATTCACAGAACGATGGGTCAAGAAGTCTCTGAAAGAGCTGGAAGAAGCCGGGGTGATCGAGCGCAAGCGTGAAGGCAAGAACAAGCCCGATAAGATATACGTCAAAGTGCCGGAAGAATCTTCAAAGAGCGAAAAGGGAGGTGAACAATCATTCACCTCTGAGGGGAACGATGCTTCACCTGTGAGGGGAACAATCGTTCACCTCCTTAATATAGAAGAAAAGAAAAGAAAAAAAGTTATTAAGAAAGCGGGCGACCCGCCCGATGGGAACGCCAGCACGCCGGACTTCGAGGATGTGAGCGAGTATTTTTTGGATGCCGGATGTGAGAATAGGCTTGCCAGCAGGTTCATGAACTACTATGAGGGAACAGGTTGGATGACCAAGACCGGAAAGCCTATAACAAACTGGAAGGCCTTTGCTGATATGTGGATTGACAGAGAGCAAGAGAAGCAACAGTACAGTGAACCAGAGTTCAATCGCCTGTAAAGGTTCTTTCCCCCTACAACCCTCTATTTCCAAAAGCTACACCGTTAGCCAACAGAGCAGACCGTGACCGGCATCTTTCGTCAGGCTCTATTAGCTGGATAAAGGAATACCGTCCATCTGATCTCTACGTTACGTCACCTTCTATCGTCCGGCGCACCGCGCCGACCGAGTGGCCTTCAACAGCAACAGCATCTAACCTGCATAGGGCAGTAGCATCTAACCCGTTAGCCTCTACGACTATTTTACATGGAGAATTGACTTCATTTTGTAGTCTGTTGAATATGTAGAAATGTTGCATAGTGGCATGAGCAGTTGATTACAAATTGAAAGCAACTGACCAGTCGGATAGTCTTGTTGAATAGTTAAAAGTATTGAGATATTTGCCGAATGAGTAATCCTAGTTGGTTGGTATGATATAATTGTAGTTGTCAGTAATTAAATCAGAGGAGAACGAACCGAATCGAATGATACGACTATTACGGTGGAATAATAGTTAAAAAGATTGAGCAATTATTTGCGACTATTATAATAAGTACGATTGATAAATATTTTGAGGTAATGTGATTGGGATTAAAATTGACAGGTGTCTTTACACATATTGATTTTTTTGGTGGTCTGATGGCTTAGCGACTATCGCGTCTCTCTTCTCCTAAAAGGCGAACGACTATTTCACGCAAAAAATACACGACTATTTTACGATGGTTCGCAAGAAAACACTACGACTATTACTCTGCGACTATCAGCTGACAACTCATTACTATACTATATATAGGACTTTCAATATATAGGACTTTCAAACGGTGGTCGTCTGACGACTTTACGACTATTTCACGACTATCCACCGAGAGAAATTACGACTATTGGCTACGACTATTGCTGACCTCTATTGGCTATTGGGCGAAAGCCTGAAAAGAGATACGGCGGTAGCCGTCAATGGTTCCGCCCGCCCGCTGTTGAGTCTGCTCTCTGTCCATCAATGCCGGGCAGCAGACCGCCGGGCTGACCCTGTATAGGTGGAGACGCTGACCCCTCAGCAGGTGCGCCGGGTGCAGCACTTGCCAGCGATCCACACACAGTAGGAGCTGACCCCGCCGGGCTGGCATGGTCTGTGATATGCTGCACTGTCTGGCATGAATCCATAACAGGGGGCAGCGGTGCGCCCTTATATACATTATTATAATAGGCTGTCTGTGCTGGCCTGCACAGTGTCCCGGCGTGGCGGTTGTATCTGGTATTGGTGCAGGCACTGCGCTTGACGGTATGCCCTCCAGCGTGGCGCGGGCGGTGTATAGGAGGCTTGTGTAGCTGCTGTATTGTGTGCGCTGGAATATGGCAAATCAACGGAAAAGCCCCTGTAAAGCCTTGTAAACGATTTTGGTGTTCGGGCGGTATAATTTTGCATGAGTAGCAGAAAGACCACTGTAAACGCTTTTATGGGGCTGTATTGCAACAAGGCAAAATAAAAGCCCTGCACCGTGTCGATGCAAGGCAAAATAAAAGCCCCGCCGAAGCGGGGTTGAATCTGAAATTGTGTCAACGCTGATTGCGCCAAATGTTATAGTCTGCTGCCGTCATAATGGTATAGCCGCCGCAAACCTTGACAACAACGTCTGCACCGGTTGCGGCCTTGCGTGCATAGTATCGGGTGGTATACAGCCCGGCCATTGCATTATATCCCTTGTTAGCCATAATATAAGCCCTCCATTATTTGGACGCTTTAAACAGCGCAGAGAAAAACCAGAAAAAGAACAGGATACAGGAAAATATCATGTGCAGCGCCTCCCATTAAATACGCCCTTCGGCTGTTTTGTCGAAAATATAGTGTGATCCGCTGTCACTCCGGCGCACAAAAACGTCATCTTGCCAGCCGTTAGAAACGATTATACGCAACATGGTCAGCATACCGTCATAATATGCTTTATCTTTTGCCGTTTTTTGGTGCTGTCCGGCTTTATCGAGTGCAGCAAGTGCACAGCTAAATCTTTTTTCGTCAATCATGTTATAACCCCCTTATACCACGCTGAACCGCTTGTAGCTTGTGCGGGTGCTGCACTCTGCGTAAATATCCGGGTGCAGCGTCTTCAAAAGCTTGCTATCTAGGCGGACGCTTTGCACATCCTTGTAAATGGCTTTTGCGGTGCCTTGTGCCATCTCTGGCGCGCCCTGCATCATGCAGATAATATCAGCCTTGATACTTTCGTTCATTGCTTCCAGCTCTTCCAAAAGCCGCTTGTTTTCGCGGTATTCGTTCACCTTTTCTTCAAACAACGTCATTTTTTACGCCTCCTTTAGCTGTTGAGAAATGCGATCATAACCAGCGCCCCGCTGACCATGCCGCCGATATACCAAAGGGCATAAATTTGAGTTGCATCAAGCATTATACTCTACCTCCTCTTTATAGTAGCTCTCAAGGTTGACCGCCACAGTATAGCGGCATTGGACGTTAAATAAGCGGCTCCACAGGCTGTCGCTGCCAAACTCTTTATTGTACAGCTTTGCTCCCTCAGTAGCTACGTTATGCCAGAGGTCAACGGCCTTGTCTGCGTCATAGGTTCCGCGCTGGTACTTTTTGCGCAGGTTGTTAATAATGGGTGTTACCATTTGGCGGTACAGACCGCCGTTGTTGGTGGTGTACAATTCAAGCTCTCTGCTCTCATCTGTTTCGTGGTAGGTCATACTAGAGGTTCTTTTCATGGTTTTTGTCCTCCTGTTTTGGTGGTGGTGTAACACGTTCTTGTGTTGTCTACATAGTAACACGTTCTTGTGTTGATGTCAATGGTTTTGGACACATTCTTGTGTTGAAAATCGTTCATGTTTGAGTGTGTCCAAATCTGCACAGTTTCGGACACGCTCCAACGCCTGGGCGTCGGTCTGCCCTGGTATTTGTTCGCCCTGGTTTTTGGCACGGCCTGCCCTGCTGCCTGTGCTGTGCAATCTGTCCGGGTGCGCTGGAGTGGGCAGGGGTGCACCGGCGGGGTATAGTGGCCGAGCCGGGCTGCGCCCGGTGAGCCGCCCAACCACCGAAAAAATAAAAAAGGCTCAAAAATTGGCGGCTCAATTTTGTGCCACCAAAAATTTTCTGCGCAAAAACAAAAAGACCCCTACAAAGGGTCTGTGTTCTGTGCTATACTTGCCTTACAAGCCTTGAAAGGGAGGAATCTGTAATGAACCAAAAGAATGACAAGAACAAAGAAAAGAGAGAAAAGAACGAAAAGATTGCCGCTTCAATATGGGGCATAATCATTGCGGTGGCTGTTATGGCTTGTGGCGCATATCTTATGATGCATGGCATTGCAAGTGCCATATAAATAGACAATGGAGGAATCTACAATGGCTAAAAGTAAAATGACAACGTGCAAGCACTGTGGAGCGGAGATTGCCGCAAGTGCAAAGGTCTGCCCTCAGTGTGGCGGCAAGAACAAGCCGCCCATCTACAAGCGCTGGTGGTTCATCGCAATCATTGTTCTGATTGTCCTGTCTGCCATTGGCGGCTCTGGTAGTAGTTCTGACGGCTCTGCAAGCAGCAGTAAATCAACATCTAAGGCAAGCGCATCCACTGCTTCTTCCGTTGCATCTGTTGTGCCTGAAATCAGCGAGGACGATTACAAGGCAGAGTGCCAGACTGTGGACTATAAGGAACTGTGCCGCTATCCTGAAAAGTATGAAGGCACCAAGATTGTAGTTAAGGTAAAGGTCTCGCAGATTATTGACGCAAATTTCTCCGGCAGCGAAAAAGCATGGAGAACCTACACGGACAACAGTGGATACGGATTCTATGCCGATGACGAGTATTATATGCTGGATAAGCGTGGCGGCGATGCTGTAAAGATTCTTGACGATGATATTATCGTTGTCTACGGTGAGTTCACCGGGCTTGAGAAAATCACCAGAGCGTTGACCAGCACGACTGATGAACTCCCTCGCATTGAAGTCAAATACGCAGACCTTGCGAACGAATAAGGGGCTACATAATGGAAAAGAAAGAGTTAAAAAACGATTTGATTCCATGTGAACACTGTGGACACATGATTTCAAAGACAGCGAAGTTTTGCCCTGAGTGTGGCGGAGAGAATAAGAAAAGAATGAGCGTTGGTAAAATAATCGCTACGATTATTCTTTGTATTATAACCTATTATCTTGTGTTCTTTTTCGCTTCTGCATTTTTAACTTCCTGACAATAACACAAAAAGCCAGCGGCTAGATGTTCTCTAACCACTGGCTTTTCTTATAGGCTATTTACTTTTTCAATACGCTGGTCACGTTCGGCATCGGCATCCAATCGTTAACGTCACGCATGACAATCTTGCCGTTGTCGCACAGGTACGGTCTTAAATCGCCGTATTCGTCTGCTTCGTAGGAGAGATAGCCGCACGCAACCTCTTTGCCGTTGCAAGCGATCACTCGCCCATTGTAGGTTTCTCCAACGTCAGGAGTTCTCCAAAGCCACTCCATGTTTTCCAGAGTGTCGCTGATGTATTCGTCAAGGTTTTCGTACTTATCACCGTTAATCACATTCGTTCTCCTTTTACATGGGCATCTGGGTCTGGCCGTTTGTGACCTGAACCAACATAACGGAGTTCGCACACGGTCTCCACTTCTTGATGTACTCGACAGCTTCATCAAACCGCTTCTTCGGCACGTTGTTTCTGCTGTTTACATTGAACCAGTCCTGAATGTCTCGGTTGCATTCCATGAACAGCTTTTGAGAGACGCTGCGGCTCTTGTAGGCCGGGCTGTCCATGCCGCCAAGAGCGTTGATGACTACCGTGTTCACGACACGCTTCAACACACGCTGCTGGTTGTAGTCGATGGTCATAGTGTTCTCAAGAGCGGAAATGCGCTGCTCCTGCTTCATGGTGCGCTGGTCAATCACAAGGATTGCTTGCAGCTCCTTAGAAAGCCCTGCGAACTGGTTGACAGACACGTTCTTCTCAAGGTCAATCAGCTTCTGGCGAATCTCCATGCCCTCAGGTGTCCGCTGAATCATTGCAATGTGCTTTGCCATGTCCAGAGTGATAATATGGTCGGTTCTGGGCTTTCCAGCAAGCCCATCAGACCTATTGCTCAAAAATGAGCCATAGTCTTTTCCGTCAACAAAACCATACTCGCACATACGAGGGAACCAATCTTTGTATGCGGTCTTGATTTTGAGCCGCTCGTGCAGTTCCCGACCCAACACAACCTTTTCGCCGGTGTCGGTGTCGTAAACAGGAATAACATCTTCGGAGAAGATACGGATGCTTTCAAGGCTATTATTCATAAAATTTTATCCTTATGTCTTGCGAGAGCAAGCCATCTTTGGTATAATAACCCAAAGAGGGTCTATACTCTCTGAGTGTGGATGATACGTTCGCTTCTGTCGCCAAACTTCAGCGGACGTATCATTTTTCGTTTTCATCGGGCATCGGGTACTTCTCAAGGTAGGCATCGCGGACGGCCTGTGACAGTGACACGCGGCACTTCTTGCAGTGCTCCACCAGCAGTTCATACTGACGATCAGTGAAGCCAACGGCTACCTGATGGCGGTATGCTTCGATGTAGGGACTTCTTGCCATATTTTTATCTCCTTTCTTTGAGGTGCATTAAGTGTAATCGCAAAATGTAGTAAAGTCAAACGGGAATAGACCAACGAAACACAACATTTAGTGTTCGTTCATCTTGACAAACTACTTTCTACGTTTTGCACAAAACTTAGCCTTTGTTTTTGGCTGCTCCGGCTTCGTACCCTGCCCGATAGTTCAGTTCGGACAGCTTACCCAGCGCTTCTGCGTACTCCCTGTCCTCGCTGGTCGGCTCTTTGCCGTGGGCGAGGGTTTTCAGAAATTCTTCGGTTGTAGTGGGAAAGTTCATGTTTTTTGCTCCTTTCTATTGCAGAAACCGTCTGCTTCTGCTATAATAATTGACAGAAACCGAGACTGCGCCCTTGGTTGCGCAGCTTCTGTTTTGTGGTGGAATAGGTCGTCAGTGCAACTTTGGTCGGTGGTGCTGACGGCCTATTTTTTTATGCCACAAAGGACAAATCTACCGTTGTTGGCTGATTCATTGTGTGTTCTGCTGTCTTAGATTATAGACGCTTGGTATATAGTTGTCAACAGCCCAATTTGTATAATTCAGTCACACATTTGTGACATTTTACGCATTCTAACGTAAATTTACGTTATTTGATAGTGATTTTGTAAACGGATTAGTTTACCCTAGTGATAGTAACTCAAAAGATATTTTTCGATAATTCGTAAGGCTATTATTCAAGTATACAGTTTGTAAAGCAACGAAAAAGTTTACAGCCGTTTTATCACCATATTGATAGTAAAAAATTTGCAAAAAACACAAGAAGGTGTTGACAGTGACACGAGAATGTGTTATCATTGGGTCGGAAGAGAGGTTCGATAAAAATGGCAGAGAAGAAAAAAGGCGGTGCAACCAAAAATAAAGTCAATTCCGGGGACATTCTTCGTTCCGTTATGAAAATCAGAGGATATACTTCTGCATCTCTTGCAAGGCAAATGGGATATGAAGTTTCTTCTTATGTGACAAACCGTGTTAATGCGGATGATTTGAAGTTATCCACAATGGCAATGCTTTTGGAAGAAATGAAATACCAAATCGTGATTCAGCCTATTGGCGCTGATGTTGCATCGGATGAATTTGCTCTCAAAGTTCTTGAAAGAGACGGTGAACCTGAATGATCTACGGTTATGCTCGTGTCAGTTCCGCTGGACAGGCGATTGATGGCAACAGCCTTGAATCGCAGGAAGAAGCCCTCAAGGCCGCTGGCGCAACTAAAATTTTCAAAGAGGTATATACTGGAACTAAAATGGAACGCAAGGAGCTGGACAAACTGGAAGCGGAAGTCCAGAGCGGCGATACAATCGTTGTGACAAAGCTAGATCGTGTTGCCAGAAGCCTTGTCGGCGGGTATGAACTGATTGATTCATGGATTGAAAAAGGAATCCGGGTGAACGTGCTGAATCTTGGGGTGATGGACAATACTCCCGCTAGTAGGGCTATGAGAGGTATGTTCCTTGTATTTGCCCAGTTTGAGCGTGACATGATTGTTGAACGCACCAGAGAGGGCAAGAAGATTGCTAGTCAGCGCCCTGATTACAGGGAAGGTCGCAAGCCCACTGAGTATGACCGCAACCTCTTTGATGTTCTGCACGAACAGGTGGAAAAACGTCTGCTGACCGTCACCGATGCTGCAAAACAGCTTGGTGTGACCCGCCAGACATGGTATCGGATTGCTGAACAGAACAGGTGAAAGGAGTAAGAGCCTATGGATAAGTGGAACAACAGAAACTCGTATGACTGGCTTGCAGGGGCAGTCGTTGGATTGCTTACCGGGTTTTTCATCGTAGCTGTGGTTGCGAGGTGCGTTCTGTGATACTCAGTGACAACATGAAGCATCTGATCGACACGCTGAACACCTATGAGCCAGACCTTCCGAATGGATTTTATTCTGTAAAAGCCCTGCAAGATAGGCTAGACTTCACGGCACAGTTTGTTCTTGAATCTCTTGCCAACGATGGATTGATACGCTGGGGCGATACGCAGCACACGGCGTTCTGGCTGTTGGAACGCGCAAAGAACTATAAGAAAATCCACAAGCTGGAAAAGATTGAACAGTGGAAAGAACGTTGGATAGGCTTTGCTTGCGGCGTTCTAACAAGCGTTGTCGCAGGTGCGATTAGTATTGTGTTAGCTGGTGTTTTCAGTTGACATTGTTCGCAACCTATAATAAAACCGAATGAGAAAGGAAAAACGACATGAAAACCGTAAAATTGTCAGAGCAGAGTTTGAAACTCATTGAAACGCTGTGCGATTACACCGACAAGCCTGATATTCTCAACGCCGTTGCAGACGCCTTGTACTACGATGCGGACGAGCTGAAACGCAGGCTCAACCAGCTTGCAGAAGAAGTCAAATAAACCGCACATTCTATCCGTTAAAACGAATTTTAGCAAATAATTTTCCGAAAACAAAATTATAAAACCGAATATTTGATTTTTGTGCAGTTGTAGGCACTCTTTACATTTTCAGGTAGGGGGTGCCTATTTTTTATGCAACCAAAACAGTGTATCGCCATCATCGGCAGCATCAAAGCGTATGCAAAGCAGAATCCGACAGAAGCGCAGGTCTACGAGGACTGGTTTCAGGCGGTGGTGAACCTGAGAGACGCCCTGCCACAGGACAAACGGTTCGATGCCTACAAATACTCTGGCGAGCTGCGCTCTGTCTGTGCAATCATGATGGGCAAGATGAAAACAGGCGAGGACGTGGCAAAAGTCTATGACATTATCGGTCGGACGTATTTGTTTGAAGCAAAGGATGTGTTCGACAGCTATTGCATCTACCTTGAATGGAATCGTGCGCCGGAGAAGAAGTTCTATCAGCCGAGAAGAAAGGTTCTTCTGACGTTGGTTCGTGACCTAGAGGACTTGTTTTTTCATCGTGTAGAATTTCTGGGAGTAAGTCAACCTCCGAGAACTGGAAAAAGTACGCTCTGTATATTTTTTATCACATGGCTGATGGGCAACCGCCCTGACGTTGCATCGGTTATGAGCGGACATTCCGACAAGCTGACCAATGGCTTCTATGGAGAAGTTCTGTCCATCATCACTGACCCTGTGACCTACAACTGGGGCAAAATTTTCCCTGACGTTCAGCTTGTGGACAAGAGTGCAAAGGACGAAAGCGTTGACCTGAACCGAAAGAAGCGTTTTCCCACTTTGACTTGTCGTTCCATCGGCGGTACGCTGACCGGCGCAGTTGAAATCGGCGAGGGCGGCGTTCTGTACAGCGATGACTTGATTGAGGATTTGGAGGAAAGCTTGAATGTTGAGCGCCTGAACAACAAGTACGATGCCTACCTTAACCAGTTGAAAGACCGTAAAAAGCAGGGCGCATTGGAGCTGATGGTCGGCACACGCTGGAACGTGCTTGACCCTCTGGGGCGCATCCAAAGCCAGTATGCAGACAATCCTAAGTACAGATTCCGGGTGATTCCTGCGGTAGACGAGAGCGGACACAGCAACTTCAATTATGACTACGGCGTGGGATTTGACGATGCCTACTATGCAGACATGAAAGCCAGCATTGACGATGCAACATGGTGGGCAAAGTACATGGGCAAACCCTATGTGCGTGAAGGTCTGCTGTTCCCTGCCGATGAACTGCGGTATTTCAACGGCGTTCTGCCTGATGGAGAGCCTGATCGCAAGCTCATGGTCATGGATATTGCATGGGGCGGCGGTGACTTTACCGCCTGTCCTATCGCCTATGTGTATGGCGATGCCGTGTTCATCCCTGACCTTGTGTTCAATAATGGCGATAAAACCGTGACCAGACCGGAAGTCGTGGGCAAAATCATCCAGCACAAAATCAATGTGGTGCGTGGCGAAGCCAACAACGGCGGTGATGAATATTGTGACGTAGTGGACAGCCAGCTCCGGCAGCAAGGCTATCACTGCTCTGTCCGCAGCCAACGTGCGCCCAGTGGGCAAAGCAAGCTGTCAAGAATCATTCAGTATGCGCCAGACATCAAACGGTTCTATTTCCTTGACGAAAAGCACCAGTCGAAAGAGTACAAGGCGTTCATGGAACAGGTGACGATGTTCACGCAGCTTGGCAAAGTTCCGCACGATGATGCGCCGGATAGTCTGGCACAGCTTGCCGATGAATTGTATAACGGGATCAGCAAAATTGAGCCTGTCAAGAGGCCTTTTTGATTAAAAACACAATATATTGTGTTCGCTGGGTCTATTTATTTGATTTCACCACTTGACAAGGCTTATAATGTAAACAGGAAGTTTTGCAGCTTCCCTTAAAGGAATAGCTTGCACGCGAGGTTTTGTCATTTTTACTCGCGTGCGTGTCAACAAGCATATTCCTCCTTTCACCGGTGGAGGTTTTCTCACTCTTTCGCCTTCACCGGGCTTTATATGTTGCGTTTCCAATTGTAAGGGGAATGCCAGCCTGTCTCCCCCACGGATGGCAAGCAACGGTTCGATTCCGTTACGCAGCACAACGATTCACTTCTGTTTTCATGGAAATTTTCCTTTTACAACCTCCAATCGTTATTCCCGGCTCTCGATGAAATGGGTTTTGTGACATTTTACCATTTCAAAGAGCAACGATGAATCAAGCCGGGTACATGACACAGAGTGGAGCAGTCTTGTAGCTCGTCGGGTTCATAGCCCGAAGGTCGGTGGTTCAAATCCATCTTCTGTGTCCATCAGCGATTTGCTCCAATCGGGGCAATCGTGGCTTTTGACACCCGACAAGTCAGAGCCTAGCATGACTGGTAGTGCGAACAGTTTCCCAGTAGCTTCTGACAGGTCTGTGCTAAACAGCCTGTTTCCAGAAATCCAACGAAAGGAGCGCTCATGCTAGTTAGAATCTGTTGTCCTTGTATCCGTCAAAACCCAATTTATAAGAACGTCCGCTGCAATCGCTATCTTGGCGAAGTGGACGGACGATACCATTTCAAGTGCGACAGATGCAAGGGCGTTATCGAAGGAGACACAAGGGAAGGATGGGTGAAAATCATCCATCCGCCTGAAAAATAAATAGTTTTTGAAGCGCAGTTTTGGCGCAGTGAGATAGACCTTAACAGGTTTGTCTTGCTGCGCTTTTTATTTTGCCGGAAAGGAGGAACACATGGCTGAGTATCAGATGGTCGTTGGCGGCTTTTTGAATAATCCGCTGACCGGACGCAGACCGATTGAAACGCCGGAGACGGAAATCAATCGGGAGAACGTGCTGAAAGTGGTAATGGGCAAAGCAGAGCCTATTCATCTGTTAAACAAGAACGAGATTCGCTTTCTGCACAACTACTACTTGGGTAACCAGCCTGTCCTCCATCGCACGAAAGAATACCACGCTGAAATCACAAACCGCATTGTAGAGAACCACGCCAACGAGTGCGTGGGCTTCTACACAGGCTATATGAGCGGTACGCCTTGCTCTTATGTGCGGTCTGAAACTGCAACAGGTGACGGCGAGGAAATCGCCCGGCTTTCTAACGCTTTGCAGTATGAGGGAAAGGACTCGCTTGATCGGCGGCTCTGGCAGTGGATGTTGGAGTGCGGGCAAGGATACCGAATCGTTCTTCCTGACAAAGGGTACGGCGGCAACTACCCGGACGAAACGCCCCTTCTGGTGGACGTTCCCGACCCGGACATGGCGTATGTGATTTACAACTCCGGCATAGGACACAAACCTATCGCCAACGTGCTGCATATCCCGCGCAATTATCAGAACGACCTGAACGACCTGATTTGCGTGTACACGCCAAACCAGTACTTTGAAATCGACAACGGCAAGATCACAAAATCTGAAAGCCATTCTCTGGGGATGCTTCCGATGGTCGAATACAAGCTCAACCCAGAGCGCATGGGGCTGTTTGAACCGGCCATCCCTGTTCTGGATGCCATCAACAATCTTGAAAGCAACCGTCTGGACGGCGTTGAGCAGTTCATCCAGTCCATCTTGGTGTTTGTAAACTGTCTTGTGGACAAGGAAGCGCTGGATGCTGTTAAGCAGATGGGCGCAATGTCCATCAAGTCTACCGCTGGTCTTGCCGCTGATGTAAAGCAGATTGCAAACGAACTTGACCAGCAGCAGAGCCAGACCTTGCTCGATTCCATGTTGAACGTGTACCGCAGTCTGACTGCTATGCCCAGCGCCACTGGCAGTGAGAACGCAACGTCCGACAACGTGGGCGCAGTCATTGTCCGCAACGGCTGGAATCACACAGAGGCAAGGGCGCAGCAGTACGAGAATATGTTCAAGTTCTCGGAACGTCAAAGCCTGTCTGTGATGCTCAAAATTCTGCGTGATACGGCTGGTTCTAAGCTGATGGCAAGCGACATCAATATCAAACTGCCCCGCCGTCAGTACGATAACCAGCAGAGCAAGGTTCAGATTTTTGCACAGATGCTTAATCAGAGCATTGACCCGCAGTTGGCGTTTACTACGCCCGGTCTGTTCCCTGACCCGCAGGCTGCTTACGAAATGAGCAAGCCCTTCCTGATTGCCGCCGGAAAGCTAGGCAAGGATGGGAAAGCACCGAAGCCGCAGGAACAGCCCACAGACCATATTGTTGACACCAACAAAATGGTCGGCAATCAGGCTGATGGAAAGGAAAGCAACAATGTATAAGGGCAGAGCACTTTCAAGAGCAGAGATGGCTTTATTTCAGCATATTTACGATTCACTTTCATATGCAGAGAAGCTGATTTTGCAAATTGAGCCGAATCGAGAAAGAAGCATTGCGCTTACTCACCTTGAAGAAGCCGCTCTTTATGCCAATGTAGCGATTGCTCAAACAGAGCCGAAAGAACCTTCTAAAGAACAGCTTGAACTTTTCAAAAAGATTCTAAGCAAAATCGACAATGAAACAGAGGGCGAATAACCCTTTGCTATAAACACGGCAGGGAAGCCGGGATACAAATTTCGCAGCGTTGCAGGGAAGCAACGGTAAAAAAACGCAGGAGGAAATTAACGATATGAAACTCAATGTGTTGCTTGGTGATGCCTACAAAGAGGGCATGACCGCCGATGAAATTGTTTCTGCGCTTGAAAAGGCTGCAGACCCTAACGCGGAGATTGAGAAGCTGCGCAACGCCGTGACGAAAGCCAACGGCGAAGCCGCCGAGTACAAGAAGCAGCTCAAAGCAAAGCGTACTGATGACGAGAACGCCGCACAGGAACAGGCTGACAAGCTGGCAGAGATGCAGAAGCAGATTGAAGCCCTGACTGCCGACAAAGAGAACCTTGTCAAGGAAAAGACCCTTGCATCTTACCGTGAGAAGTTCGTTGCGCAGGGTTATGACGCTGAACTGGCTGGAAAGGCTGCATCTGCACTGGCTGACGGCGACATGGACAAGGTGTTTAAGTTCCAGTCGGAGTTTATGACCGCCCATGACACCGCATATAAGGCTTCTCTGCTGAAGGATATGCCCACGCCTCCGGGTGCGGATGGCAAGGGCAGCTCTGATAGTGAGGGCGTGGCATTTGCCAAGAACCTTGCGCAGCAGAACGCAAATGCTTCTAAGGCATCAAGTGACGCAATGAGTGCTTTCCATTAACAAGGAGGAAAACATGAAGTTTACCCGAAACACGGTCAACGGAATCAACGATACCATCCTTGCTTCCAATGACTACACTGCCATTCCCTTTACCGTGACCGAAGCTGCTGCGGTTAAGGCTGGCTATCCCATGACGCTGGCTGGCAAGAAAGCTACCGTTACCGGCGATACTGGCGCAAAGACCATCAACGCTGACGGTATCCTGCTGTATGACGTTGACCCGGCAGAGAACCCCAATGCTTCCCTGCTGATTCGTGGTGTTATCGACACCAAGAAGGCAGCGGCAAGTTCCAGCTTCACCTTTGATGCTGACGCAATCAAGGCACTCAAGACTGCCGTTCCCGGCATCTTCTGCCGTGACAACATCAGCGTAAACGCTTAATAGGAGGTAAAACAACATGGCACTGAATCTTAAGGAAGTCTTTGCCCCGGCTGCGATTGCCGCCTATTGGACGAACGACCCCACCAATGCGATGCCCTTTGCATCTGACGCACTGTTCCCCGCAAAGAAGAAGGCTGGTCTCGACCTGAAGTGGCTGCGTGGTCACAAGGGCGTTGGTGTTTCTCTGATGCCCAGCGCATTTGACGCAAAGGCTACGTTCCGCACCCGTGAGGGCTTCAAGTTCGATGAGACCGAGATGCCGTTCTTCCGTGAGGGCTACCATCTGGGTGAGAAAGACCGTCAGGAAATCCTTCGTGTCCTGGACAGCAACGACCCCTATGCCCGTGACGTGATGAATCGCCTGTACGATGACACCGCACAGCTTATCACTGGCGCACGTATCGTTCCTGAGCGCATGATCTGGCAGCTGCTGGCTCCCACCAATGGCGTTCCCGGCATTACCATCAAGGCAAACGGCGTGAACTACACCTACAACTACGACCCGGACGGCACTTGGAAGTCCACCAACTACAAGGAAGTCTCCGTCGCAAAGTCTAAGTGGAACGTCACCACCGCAACTCCCATTGCAGACCTGAACGCCGCAAAGGACGCTATTCTGGCAAGCGTGGGCGAAGTCGTGACTGAGGTGTACATGAACACCTCTACCTTCCGCAACATGATTGCTGCGGATGAGGTGAAGAACCGGTTCATGACCGTCACCGCAAAGGCAAACGCCGTTCTGCTGGACGCTGAAGCACGGCAGATTATCGAATCTGCAACCGGTCTGAAGATTCATCTGTACGACAAGATGTTCAAGGCAGACCAGTACAGTGCAAGCGAGAAGTATCTGCCTGACGGCATGGTGGTTATCACCCCCGCTGGCGCGCTGGGCAATGTCTGGTACGGCACTACTCCTGAGGAAGCCGACCTGCTGTCTGGCCAGTCTGGTGCATCCGTGTCCATCGTGAACACCGGCGTTGCCATCACCACCGAGCTGACCGTTCATCCGGTTAATGCCAACGTCTACGCTTCCGAAATCGTCCTGCCGTCCTTTGAGCGCATGGACGCTGTGTACTGCATCAAGGCTTACTAAGGAGAAACATCATGCCTGTACCTATGTGCGGCATTATTGCCGCTTTCGCAAACGCCATGAATCAGGCTCGTAAACGCAAGCGAGTATGTAATCTCAAGGGTGATAATAACGAGTTCTGCAAGTATTGTCTTCTTGGAAAAGATGGCGAGTGCATTGAAAAGCAGGCAGATGAAAAGAAAACCTGAGGCGAAAGGAGGAAGGCAGCATGGGAGACCAGTATTCCGAAGCGGCAGTCAAGCTGGGACAGTACATTGCTCCTGCACTTGACCGTGAAGTCACGGACGAGGACTACCCACTCTTCGACCTGCTGCTTGATTTCGCCAAAGACAAGATATTTGCACAGGGCTACCCCTTCGGCAACAGACCGGACGAGCTGCCTTTGCAGTATCAGTCGTTGCAGATACGCATTGCAGCGGAACTGTACAACCACATCGGCGCAAACGGACAGACGAGCTATACCAATAATGGCATTACTCGTGTGTGGGAATCGTCCGATGTAGCGCAGTCCCTGCTGAACGAAGTAGTTCCGAGAGTAGGTGTTATCGGCTGATGTTCAATGGAAGCCCTCTGGACAAGCGCCCGCTTTGGTATTCAAACCCTATCGGCGAGAAAACGCCTGTTGTGGACGAGTGGGGAAATGAGACTGGCGAATCCGCATACGAATCGTGGAGCGACCCCGCAAAGCTGATGCTGAATGTCAGCCCGCCTACTGGTTCTGCGGAAGCAAACCCTTTTGGAGCGTTCACGGATTACAGCTACGTTGTCAGTTCGTCGAGCAAAAAGCGCAACACACCGCTTTACGAAGGTACACACGTCTGGTTTCAAACGGACGTTTCAAAGCCCTTCAATTACACTGTGGTCAAGGTCGCAGAGCATATTACAGACACGCTGTATGCGCTGAAAGAGGTGGCTGCAAGTGAAAATTAAAGTGAGGCTGAGCGATGCCGGACTTCGTGATGCGGAACGTCAGATACAGGAGTACAAGACCGCCCTGAACAAAAAGGCGCAAGAGTTTGTAAAGTCGTTGGCTGACAAAGGGCTTGATGTAGCGAAAGTTCGCTTTGCAAATGCAGAATATGCCGGTAGCAACGATGTCTCTTGTCGTGTTGAGCAGAACGGAAACATTTGCACCATCATTGCAGAGGGCAAGTCAGTCGCCTTTATCGAGTTTGGTACCGGTGCGCATCACAACGGATATGGCGGCGAACTGCCGCCCGGTGTTGGTGCGCATGGCTCCTATGGTCAAGGCAAAGGTGCTGGCAGACGTTGGTACTACTACGGTGACCCCGGTAATGCCGGAACCTATGTGGATACCGTTCCCGTCAAGGGACGGTTGAATTACACCAGCGGTAACGAACCAGCTATGGCTATGTGGGGAGCTGTTGAAGAAATGGCTTCTCAAGTTGAAGCAACGTGGAGGGAGGTTTGGAATAGTTGATTGATTATTTCAATTCCATCTACACGGCTGTTGCTAAGGAACTGCGAAAGCAAGTTCCCGGTATCTTCGTTACTAGCGAAATTAGTGACAGCCCTGTTAAGAGGTTTCCGTGTGTGCAGATAGAGGAAAATAACAATTTGCCTGTGCATCTTGATTCTGCCGATCACAGCAAGTACGCCGCCGTTTCCCTGCGTGTGCGTGTCTACTCTAACAAGAACCCCGGGCGCAGTGCAGAAGCACGCTTTATTGTTGGAATCGTGGATTCTGTTCTCGAACCCAAAAAGTTCTATCGCAAATCGTTTGCCCCGTTGAATGGGCTGTACAACAATTCCGTCTATCGGATTGATTGCAGCTATGGGGCAACAATCGGAGAGGACGGAATGATTTACCGAAACTAAGGAGGTAAACATTCTATGAGTACTGCTATCTCCGGTCTGAATACCACCCTGTATTGTGGTGCTACCGAGTCTGCATTGACGAAGTTGTGTGACATCAAGGATGTCCCGGATATGATTTCCGATCCGAACCTTCTGGATGCCACCACCCTGTCTGATCCGATGCAGAAGCAGATTTTTGGTATTAACCAGTCCGATATTAAGGCGTTTACCGCAAACTACAACAAGGAAGATTACGAATCGGTTCAGAAAGCTGGCTACGATGAATCTGCCGAAGAGAACCCCGACAAGTACTATGCAATTAAGATGCAGGACGGCTCCGGATTCACTTGGCAGGGTATGCATCAGGTTGGTCTGTCCGGCTTTGGCGTGGATGAGGTTGTGGAAATGACCATCAACTGCATTTTCCACACCAAGCCGAAGTTCGTTAAGGCGCTGACCATCAACGGCGGCTAAACCGCAAAAATCGAATCAATCAAACCGGGCAGAACTGAACATTGGATTTGGTTCTGCCCCTATTTATAAAGGAGAGCATTTATTATGGCTGCAAAGGTTATCAATTATCATTCCCCCGATGGCAAGAACACTTATGAACTAACTTTCACCCGTGACAGCGTGGAAGCCGCCGAACGTGCAGGTTTTCAGATTGGTCAGTACACCCAGATGATCAATCTGCTGTCCAACTCCCGTGCTCTGTTCTACGGCGCTTTCATTGCACGGAACAAGGGCATCAAGCGCAAGGACGTTGACGAGATGTTCCAGCATACCGAGGAGAAGGAAGAACTGATGGGCATTTTGCTTGAGATGTTCATGGATGCTTCTAAGTCTCTGCTGGCGACTGACACTGAGGACAAGACCGCAAAAAACGCAACGTGGGAGATTGTGTAACCGCACAATCTCAAGAATCAGACGGAGAGGGAGAACCGTTTTCCCTCTCCAAGCTGTTCCACGATGTAGAAGCCTATTACATCTCCATCGGCATGACCTACGACCAGTTCTGGTACGGCGATGTCTGGCTGGCTAAGGTATACCGTGACGCAGAGGAGCTGCGAGAACGCAGAGCCAATGCAGAAGCATGGAGAAACGGTTTTTACATGGCATCTGCGCTTTCCTCTACGGTTGGCAATATGTTCCGAAAAAAAGGGTCTAGCCCCATCAAGTACATGGATAGACCGATTCCCCTTACTCAAAAGGAGAAAGACGAGTATGAATACCAACGCGCAGTTGAAGCGCAGGAGCGAATCAAGAGAATGATGTTCTCTATGATGGAAAGTGATGGTGGTAGCGATGGCTGATGTTGATATTACGAGCTTATCCGTAGAAATCTCTGCGGAATCGCAGGGCGCAGAGCTTAATATCGACAAGCTCGCTACCGCCATTTCTAATTTGCGGACAAAGGGCAACGTGACAAAGGTCGTCAACAGCCTTGATAAGCTGTCCGCTTCCATTTCTGCGCTGAAACAGGCGTCTGCTGGCCTGTCTGGGCTGGACAAAATCACCAGCTTTTTGAATGGAATTTCCAATGTCAACACGACTGCAAGCACAAAGAGCATCAACACGGTCGTAAATGCAATCAAGAAGATTCCTACGGCAGTCTCCGGCTTGAACGGCGTGGACTTCTACTCCATGTCTGGAAGCATTACTCAGCTCACCAACGCTTTGGCTCCGCTGTCTATTTTGGACGCATCAAACCTTAAAGCTCTTGGCAGCGCTTTCAATGCGATCGGAAAAGTTCCTGATCTGACCGACAAGCTGAAAGCCACCGACCTCGATTCTTTTGCAAGTTCTTGCCAGAAGATTTCCGTCGCCCTTACTCCCCTTGCATCTCAGCTCGACAAGGTGGGCAATGCTTTTGCAAAGCTCCCTCCGCAGTTGAGCAAAGTGGTCACACAGGCAAACCGCGTGACCGCAGCCAACGAAAAGCAGCGTAAGAGCTATCTCAGTCTGTCCAATCAGATGAACGGCTTTATGCGAAACATGGCAAAGTTGGTTTCGTTGAAAGCAATTGCTGATTATCTTGGCAACGCTGTTGCAAAGTTCAATGACTTCTACGAAGCGGCTAATATGTTTGGCGTATCGATGGGTGACATGACAAACGAAGCAAGCGGTTTCATTGACAAGATGGAACAATTGCTTGGAATCGACCCGTCAGAAGCCATGAACGCTATGGCGAACATTTATAGCATGACAAAGAGTTTCGGACTTGCAAAAGAGCAAGCATATACTTTGTCTAAAAGCCTTACCCAGTTAGGCTATGACCTTTCTTCGCTGAAAAATATTCCTATTTCGCAAGCGTTTACGAAGATTCGTTCGGCTATGGCTGGCGAACTTGAGCCAATGCTTCAGCTTGGCGTTGATATTTCTCAAGCGAGACTTCAGCAAGAACTTCTTGCGCTTGGCTTTAATAAACAGGTTTCCACGCTTTCTCAGGCAGATAAAGCTACCTTGAGATACATTGCAATTTTGAAGCAGACCACCGATGCACAGGGCGATTTTGCTCGAACGCTCTCCAGCCCTGCGAATATGATTCGCATTCTGAAAGCACAGTTGTCTGGTCTTGCGCGAGATGTTGGTTCTTTGCTTTACCCTGCCATGAAATCCATTCTCCCTCCTCTGATTGCGGCAGTTGAACTTATCCGGGAGTTCGTTCAGTGGGTGGCAAAGCTGATGGGCGTAAAAGTCGTGCTCACTGACTTTGCCAAAAGTGCTGACAGTGTTGGCGGCATCGGTGACGCAATGGACGAAACAACCGATTCGACAAAGAAAGCCGCCAAAGCCCTCAAGGACTACACGATGGGTTTTGATGAATTAAACATCATTGACCCCTCGCAAAACTCCGGCTCGTCCGGCTCCGGCAGCGGCGCATCTGCTGGCAACATCTTAGGTGATGTAGACTTGTCCGGCTACGATATGTTCAAGAACTATGTCGGCAACGCTGTGGATGAAATCAAGGAAAAACTTCGCAAACTTGCTCCTATTGTTGCTGCTATCGGCGCTGGTTTTGCCGCATGGACTATCGGGAATGCGCTTCTTACTGCGTTAAAAGACACTCATGATTGGGCGTACAAGCTCGGCAAAATCGTTGGTGGTCTTAATCCAGAGCTACTTTTGGTAGCCGGAACGGTGGCTCTTATCGTTGGCCGATTTGTTCAGCTTTATCAAAACAGCGAAAATTTCCGGCAAGGTTTAGTCCGTATCAAAGATTTGATTTACCTTGCGGGTCTTGGGTTTACGCAAGGCTGGAATATTTCTTTGACTGATGGGAAACTTGGCGAGTCTATCAAATGGCTAAAAGAAGCTCTTTCCGATCTCGGCCAGGCGATTTGGAATTTAATTCCTGAGGAATGGCAAGGGAAAATCTCTACCGCATTTGAGACTATACAAAAAGTCGTCAAAGACCTCGACCTCGATTTGGGAGATTTGGTCATGACGCTTATTGGAATCGGGCTAACCATTAGTGGCCATCCTGTTGCTGGTCTTGCGGTTCTTGGTTTTGAGGCTGTTTCTGTTGCCGTGCGCAGCCTTGGCAGTGAAAGTGAAGCGGAAGCGTTTCAGCTGAAATCTGATTGGCACGATGCTTTCGTGAATTTTGGCAAGATTGCAGCCGAAACGGTGGCCGACATCATAACTGCCCTCGGAAATCTTATCAATGATTTTGCGATTCTTATCGGATGGATTCAGAACGGCGTTTCTGAAACGGAAATGCTCGACATCCAAATGAATGGCAATTTTCTTGAAGGAGCCGTTGCAGCACTTGCTCAGGTCATCCACAACATGGGCGTCTTTATTGGGTGGATTACAAAAGGTGTTGACGAGTCCGACCGTCTTGCTATTGCCGCTAACGGGAATTTTGCAGAAAAGTTCGTTCTCTTGATTGCTGATGTAATCAATGGAATCAAAGACGCTGTAACGTGGTTCGGAAAACTGATTGATAAAGTTTCTAAGTTTAATCCGTTAAGCGTCGGCAAAAACATTATTGATGGCATCACGAAGGGCATCACGGGGAACACCAATGTGTCAAATGACGCGACCAAACAGTTGACCGATGGAATCAAGAAAACCGCTCAAGATGAACTTGATATTCACTCTCCCTCTAAGTGGTTTGAAGGAATTGGCGGCTACGTCGTTCAAGGCCTTGCAAACGGCATCACTGGCTCTCTCGGTTACGTCAACGATGCTATGAATAAACTCGTAGACGCCACCAAGGTCAAAGGCGAAGAGATGGCGAGCTATGGCATTGACTGCGGCACAAGCTACGTCAACGGAATCATTTCCGGACTGGATTCCAAGTGGTCTGAGCTTGACAACAACCTCAAGACCAACTTCTTCGGCACAGTGCAAACTTTCATTCAGGCCGCGCAGAGTGGCGACTGGAAAACAGTCGGCACTACTATTGCTGCTTCCATCTGGGGCGCTATGGGTGATGAGCAGCGTAAACGCGTCAAGTCCGTTGCAAGCGATTTGCTTGGCAGACTGAGCAAAGAATTGAAAAGCCAAGCTTCTTCCCTGCTGAATACAGCCGCTACCATTGGCAAAAATCTGGTGAGCGCACTGACTCAGAATTTTGGCGCTGCCACACAAAATACGGCAAAGATGGTCGAGAACATTACCAGCGTGTTCACTAAATCGAAGACTCCGCTCTCGACCGCAGCGCTTGCAATCAGTAAAGGCTTGTCTGGTGGCTTACTGAGCCAGTTTCCGAAGATGCTTGCTGGTGTAGCTGGCTTGATTACTACGATTGGCGGCGCTTTTACCGCCATGCTGGAAGCAATCGGTGGCACGTTGTCCGTGCTTGGCATTCCTACTGGCTTTGCAATGGTTGCCGGTGGCGTGGCGATTGCCGCTGCTATCGCAGGAATTATTGGCAGTATCAGCCGTTCTAACTATAGCGACAGCTCTCAGTATGCTGGCACATCCAGTTATGATTCTACCTATGGGTCTGGTTCGTATAGTGGCACCTATTCTGCCGCAAGTGGAAACTCCGAAGAGATGAGGGATGCTGTGTACAATGGCTGCTACAATGCATTCCTCGATATATGGCAGCGCTACGGAGAAGAAATTTCTGATGGCAGGGACGTGAAAGTTTACCTTGATGGCAAGCAGCTCACTGCTTCCGTTGAAAAAACGCAGAAAGAACGTGGCATGTCTATTATGGGTACCGAAGTTTACTCTTACTAAGAAAGGATGGTTCAGATGGCCAATATTCCTGCACTGGTTACGGTGAACGGCGTAGAGCTACCGGAACCGTCCTCTTATGAGGGAACTACCAGCACAATCGTGGACTCTGGACGAAATGTTCAGGGTAAAGTTGTTGGCGCTGTCGTGCGGCATGATGTGGCAAAGGTCTCCATGTCATGGAACTACCTTACCGCGCGGCAGTGGGCCGACATCTTAAGCCTTTTCACCACGAATTTTTACTGCACTGTTAAATTCTATAACCAAGCCACAGCCGGTTATACCACGCGCCAGATGTATGTCTCCGACCGCACCGGCGGCATGTGGCGTAGAGGGCCTAAGACCGGTGGCGTGATGGGATGGACAGGGTGCAAACTTTCTCTTGTAGAGGTATGACGTATGGTTGAAGTCTCCGATAAGTGGAAAGAAAAATTTAACGAAACCCTTGTTCCAGAATCTTTTGTAGAGATTACCTGCGGAATCACTGAACCTGGCATCAATAAAAAAGCTATCATCGTCACGTCATCGGCAGCCCCGTTCTCCACCTTTCACAATATTGCGCTTTCTGATAACGCTTCCATTTCGAGATATTCCACAGGAGAGCCCAATCTCACTGTTCTTGATGGAAGCTGTAGCATCGTTCCTTCTTCTCCTCCGTATGGAACTACTGGTTTTTTGAGCGCCGAGATTTTTGACGATTCAAGTCACCCTGTTATTCGGCTTGAGCTTCCGAGCGAAAACAAATCTTCGATTCCCGGTGTTTCAATTTGCTGGTCTACAGCGTTTAACGAATACGCTACAGATTTTTCGGTTAGCGCATACCTTGGAACTAGCAAGCTAAAAACTGTGACCGTGAATGGAAACAAATCGGTCCGTTCTGATGTTGAGGTTGAACTTTCAGGGTTTGATGTTGTAGAGATTGAAGTTCTAAAGTGGTGTCTCCCTGACCGAAGAGTAAGGGTCGAACAAGTGAAAATCGGAAGGTATCTGGTGTTTGACAAGACCAAAATCTTGTCCTACAGCCATTCTTCTGCAAGAGACCCTATCTCCGGGCAGCTGTCTCAGGAGTCGATTTCCTTTAGTTTAGACAACAGTGACCGCACATGGGACTCCGTAAACCCTCAAGGGATTTATAAGTACATCTATGAGCGCCAGCCTGTCACCGTTCGTTATGGAATGGATGTTGACGGAAAGACTGAATGGGTGAGCGGAGGAATGTTCTTCCTGTCGGAGTGGAGCGTCCCTGCCAACAGTATTGAGGCGTCCTTTCAGGCGCGAGACGCTTTCCTGTATCTATCCAGCACGAAGTACACCGGAAGAAAATACGGCACGCTCTATGAGATGTGCTACGATGCCTTGGAGCTGTTGGAAGCGGATGAAATTACCTTCGATATTTCGGATGAACTGAAAGATTACTCCACCGACATTACAAGCGATGAGTCTACTTATCACAATTCCGATATTTTGCAGCTTGCGGCAAACGCTGCTGGAATGGCTTTGTACCAGACTCGTGATGGCGTGATAAAAATTAACAGAGTCTACGGAGCCGATACCTCCAATCCCGTGTTGGACATTCCAGTACTGAACAATTATTCTTGGCCGGAAATCACCTTTGCTCAAAATATGCTCAACGTGGTGACTACCGCAGGTGGCGTTACCTACGCTTATCCCGAAAGCCCTTCGGGCAAAGGCGTCAGCCAGACTTTGAGCAATGTTATGCTCACAAAGGACATTCTTGCAAAATCCAGGAATGCCCTTACAGAGTCTTATGGAGTCCTTTCCAACCGCCGCAAGGCTTCTCTCACATATCGGGCAAGCCCTACTATTGACGCCCTTGATATGGTAAAGATTCACCATCAGTTCAATTACGATGCTGTCTTGCTGGCGACCAATGTAAAGTACACTTTCAATGGGTGTTTCAAAGGTACTGTAGAGGGGTACATGATGGCAGATGCTCAGGCTATTTCTCTTGACCATACCAGCGAACAGCTCGATTGGGGCGAGTCCGTTATTTTGTCTGCCACCCTCTCCCCTGCTTCTATTGACTCTCCTAAAATCAACTGGGCAGCTTCTCCCGAAGGAATCGTCTCCCTTCACGTTCTGACAAACGCAGAGGGAAAATCCACTTGTCAGGTCAAATGGAACTCCCCCGGCGCGGCTATCGTTACTGCTTCTGCTGGCGGCAATTCTGCCAGCTGTTCGTTCCTCACCACTGAATATTATCTTTCCAATATTCCGGAGGGTAAGACAGTGCTTATGGACGAGGGTAACAACGTCGTGGAGTTCATTGTTGCCAAGCATGGCTATGAGAGCGAGCTGAACGGGGTAGGACGTACGCTTTTAATTCGTAAGCGTTATCCAACCCTTATGAATTGGGACTCCAGTTGGTCTGCTTATGCACAGAGCGATATAAATACATGGCTTAATGGCGAGTATCTCAATACCTTCTCTTCGGCACAAAAAGAAGCAATTGGCAGCACTACATTTTATTACACTCCCGGCTTTACTGCTATGGATTTCTCTGTTGGAAGTAGCAAGGTGAGCACTATGTCTAAAGCTGTATTTTTGCCTTCTGCGCATGAATTTGGAGGCGATTGCGAAGGCAATGACGTTTTTGGCTGGACAAAGAACTCTCCTGACTATAAATACAATGAAGGAACTTCGTTCCCGCAGGCCAAGGGCATATTGGAATCCATGCTTGCTGCCGATAACGCAGCTATCACTGATGGTAGCTGCCGTGTGTTCACTCGAACTCCTTTCCTTTATAGTGCCGAGTATGCCTCTTACTACCATTCCAGTGACCGTAAAGATTTTCTGAGTAGGATGGTTACAACTCTTGAAGACACTGTCATCGATGGAAGTTCTGGATTTTCAGTATTGTGGGGTCATACGGCTACCCTTGGGCCTAATTTGCTCTATTGTTGCGCACATCCTTCGTTTACCCTGCCCGAAACCACACAAATCGATGCCAATGGCAAATTGGTTTTTTGAAAGGTGATTACATGGCAACGTGGATTACAGACCGCACACAGGCAGATATTGACCGTGTAAAAGAGCTAACAGCCAAAGCCAGAACCGGCACATGGACAGAAGAGGAGCAGCAAGAATGGGCTTCTGGTATGAAAGGTGCGCTCAGCTACACCGATTACAACCGCATTGAAAGCGGCATGAAAGAGCTTGCTGGTATCGTTGGCGCACCTTATTCTGCAAGGATTGTACAGCAAAACATTCAAGTTGTTACTGCGAAAAATGAAAGCGGCGACATCCCCGCGTGGGACACTTATCCCGCCAAGTACGAGTTCTTTATGCCGCTGACTGCCAAGAAAGCGGGCCTGCGGCTCCGCTCGCTGGAATTCCGCGTCAAGGGCTATGTGCCGGGTACGATGCGCACCGTCCTGCGCAAGTACGGCTCCACGACCGCCCTAGTGGACAAGTTCATCGACATTATCCGCGGCTACAACGACGTGGTGTTGGACATGGGCGATTTCCCGCTGGAAAAGGGTGTCGAATACCAGCTCTATTTCGCCGCCTCTAACAACTTCTACCCGCCCTCTGTCGAGCCCTCATGGGTCGTCGCAAACGACTACGTCAACATTACAAATGGAAGCGCTTATTACGGCGACGACAGCAAGCTTATTTTTTCAGGAACAATCGGTTTAACCGTGCCTGTGGAAGCTGGTTGGACAATCAATGATTATCTGACCATTGCGGATGCCACTCGGTGGATTGATAACGTGAAAGCCATTCGTTCCAAATGCAGCGGCAAAAGTTCTACCCCGGAAACTCCCGAGGCGCTTAGTTATCATTTTGCGGTTATCAACCAAATAGAAAAAGTTTTGTCTGACATTGAAGCGATGGCAAAGGACCATTTACTTTATTGTTCAGATACAATATGCGGAGGTGAACCCTATTATGCATTTTGTTGACCGAAAAGCAAAATATCCCGGGCGTTGGACTATGATGAAATCTGATGGCACATCAGAAATCATCACTTTGATTCGTAATGATGAACCTGTTGTCGAGGGCACTCCAATGAATGCCGACACCCTCAACACTTTGAGTGATGTTGCAGGGGCTAACATTGCAAAGGAAAAGGCAGAAGCCGCCGCAACCGTTGCGTCAACCGCAAAAGACGCTGCTGAGTTAGCCGCAAACTCTGCAACCGCAAGCAGAGACGCTGCGGCCTCATCCGCAGAAGAAGCGAAAAAAAGCGCCGACAAGGCGGCTGCTGTAGTGAGTACCGACCCCACCCTGACAGTCAAGGGCGCACCCGCAGACGCCAAGGCCACCGGCGACCGTATCAACGCTATCAAAATCGAGACCGACAAGACCCTCACCATCTCCGGCGCGGCGGCGGACGCTGCGGCCACCGGCG